GCGCAAGGGAACCGATTGGGGTAAAGTAGAGGAAAACCTCCTCATTTTTCGTGACCTTGAGCAGGTAGTATTTCAAATGAACACGGTGTTTAGCATTTTTAACTATAGCACCATTGGTGAGTTTTATCAATACCTAAAGGACAAGGGAATAGTTCGTAGAGAAGATTGGTATCACTCACTCTATCTTGCAGTTCATCCTAACTATTACTGTGCCAAATCATTACCTCGTGAACTTAAGGATGAAGCCGCCAAGAAAGCATTGGCATGGGCAACAGCCAACGAAGGTGATGGAACATCATTGTCAAGACTTATTACCGATGCTGTCAACTTTGCATCAGACAGTGATGATTGGGCTAAAGTAAAGGAAACGTTCCTACAGCACACTCGTTCTATAGATAGAATCAGAGACGAAAACTTTTGGTCTGTCTTCCCTGAACTAAGTAAACTGAGAGATTTGGAGAAATGATATGGGAATATTAATAGAAGAATACAATGTATCTGATTTGCCAGTTCTTGAAGAAGAATTACAGGCGGCAGTATCGGTCCATAACAAATACTGTGCAATTGTAAAAGAAATTGATGGTCAGGACAATCCAGATACAGATGAACGAGCAGCCGCACTTAAAAGTGTAATAGCATCGGCTAATGCCATTCAGCGTCTTCGTGACAAAATTAAAATCTTAAAAGATGCAAAGGACAATCGCACTTTGATTGATCGTTTGCAACAAATTACCGAAAAGAATGATTGCTTGCGTGTGCGTTTTTATGATTGGCTGGCAACAAAACTAGAACATCTGGCAGCACGTATTCGCAATCATGCCATGAAGATTAGCACACCGTGTGTAGTTAAGCTTCCAACGAGCAAAACAACAGATGATAACAGCTTCTTAAAAAAATCTAAAAAACTTCGTGACGAGTTGACTGTTATGGCAAAAGAACATGCAAAGAAAGAAGCAGAATATAAACAGTTACTGAGTGAAATTCAAAAGTTGAAACAGGGAAAGTAATATGACATTTGATATTAATGAAGCAATGGATAAAGAGATTAACGCTATTCTTGACAAGTATATGTTTGAGCCTCTAACTCAGGAAACATGTGATGCGGTAATGAGTGATATTATCAGATCATTTGGCAGTGATGCTGCTGCACAAGTAACTCTTGATGATGAAGACAACAGCATTGAAATCAAGATTAAGAATATTCTCAATAATATTGTAACTTATAAAAGAGTTTCGGAAACAGAAGAAGCAAATGGCTGATAAAAACGTAGTTGAGAATCTGGTATGCAACGGTAAGCACTTTTGTGTTCTGCCATGGGTGCACTTTCATGCATGGCCTGATTCAAGAGTAATGCCTTGCTGTGTTGCTGATAGTAATATGCCAGTGGCACAGATTGATCCAGATCAGTCTATCATTGAAATGATGAACAGTGATCGTTACAATGAGATTCGTAAGGCAATGCTTAATGATGAGGAAGTTCCAGAGTGTAAGCGTTGCTTTGACTTGGAACTTATGGGCACATGGACGATGAGACAGTCTCATAATCGTCGCAGAGGTCTTGACTACGTTAACTATATTGCAGAAAACACAAACGAAGATGGTTCGCTATCTGAGTTTGAAATGAAGTATATGGATATTCGGTTCAGTAACCTCTGTAACATGAAGTGCCGCTCATGTGGTCCATCATGCTCATCACAGTGGGCACAAGAGTTTCTGGACAAGCGTGGCAAGGAAATGTGGGATGAATATTTCCCCGGTCAGAAAGTAGTTGTTAATAATAACGAAGACCAACAGTTCATGGTCAAGTTAAAGCCATATCTTGCTGATGTTACGGAAGTATATTTTGCTGGTGGTGAAATCATTATTACACCAGAACACTATGAATGTCTTGATTATTGGATTGAATCGGGTCAAGCAGATAGTATTGAGTTAAACTATACTACAAACTTCTCTACGCTACATGGCTATAAGAACAAAGACTTGATTGAATACTGGAAGAAGTTCAAGAACATTCAGGTATGGGCATCACTTGATGCTCATGGTGCTCTTGCTGAATGTATGCGTAAAGGAACTGACTGGGACCGCACTATCAAGAATATGAAGAAGTTGAAGGAAGAACTGCCACACGTTCAGTTTCAGATTACACCTACTATTTCCATATGGAACATCTTTCACTTTGCAGACTTTTTTGATTATATGATTGACAATGGTTTTATTGATACCAAGACCAGTCCTAGATTTAATCTGGCTACTAATCCATGGTATGCAAATATCATGATTCTGCCAAACCACGTAAAGCGTAGGCTCACTGAACTTTACCGTGTGTATCAGGAAAAGTATAAGGACAATGTAGACATCTTTAACGGCTTCAAGATGATCATCTATAACCTCAACGTAGGTGATGAGAACAAGGGCGGCATTTTGGAGTTCAAGCAGTTCAATGATGAGTTGGATCAGTTTCGTAACGAGAAGTTTGAAGACATTGTACCAGAGATTAAAGAAGTCTATGAATGGGCAGCAAGTTAATGTCTGACATGTTATATTTCTTGAAGAAGTTATATAATCTCAAAAAGCTGGAGCAGCTTGATTTTCATCCTAATGCTAATGATTACAAGTCATATGGTTTCATTTCGGGATATAAAGGCTTTTTCGGTGAACCAACTTACAGTGAACGATGGATTTATAACCGAGTATTCAGATGGACCACCAATAACAACTGTTGTTATACTGTAGTCATTGAACCTAAAGTCAAAAACAGCATGATCGGTGTAGTAGAAGATTACGATACCACTTTAAAAGAACTAAAGAAATATATAGAAGAGACATTATGAGAGAACTTATTGCCATTGAAGCACCAGAACCATATCTTGCGATCACATGGCAAGTCTCTAACTTCTGTAACTTCCGATGCAGTTATTGCAACCCCGGCAACTGGGGTGGCACAAGCCCAAACAATGGCAATCTAGATATCTATCTTGCCAACCTAGAGACAATCATCAACAAATACAAGGAAAAGGGTTACAAAAACTTCAAGTTCTTTTTCTCTGGTGGTGAGCCTACAGCATGGCGTAACTTTATTCCCATCTGTGAATGGATTTACAAGGAACTTCCATTTGCTACTTTGGCCGTGAATACGAATCTTTCTCGCCCACTGGCATGGTGGGAAAAACATGCCTATCTGTTTGATGACATCGTTGCGTCCTTTCATGTAGAGTTCACTAACAAGGAACGCTACAAGGAGAATTCCATTTATCTATGCGAAAAGGTAAACTACCTTTCTACTAAGATGCTCATGCACGAGGAACGATTCTGGGAAATCGTAGAGTATGCAGAAGAATTAAAAAAGGTAATGCCTAACTATTTCTTAGAATGGACACCACTTTTTGATGAACTCAGTATTAATGCAAGCCCATGGGAATATAAAGACCAAAAGAAGTCTGACTTTCTAAAACAGCACAATATTGAAATCCAACAGACAAAACCAAAGCCAAATAAACGCACACATAGAACTGTCAGTTATAATCGTTATCGTGGAGATAACGAATCATTCTCTTATCCCACCAACTCAAATGACATTATTGTGAATGGTCAGAACTTTTTTAAACATTGGAAGTGTCAAGTAGGAGACGCCATTTTTATTAATCCTGTGGGAGAGATTAGTCTGGCAAGTTGTGGACAAGGAGACCGCGTTGGTCATATATTGGAAGATGTAAGCAAAGTGGGTCCACAAGAAATCACATGCTTTAAAGATCATTGCCACTGTGGCACAGATATTATCATACCTAAATATAAGGTCGATAAATAATGGCATGGAAAAAATCAAAGTTGTTTATAGCTGGATAGGCCCAAGAGGTCCTATTTGGAATACCGAGTTACCAAATGTATTAAGCCTTGCAGGAGTGGCTGAGGGTGTTAAAGAAATCAGTTCTCTAAAATGGTGGGGAGATGATGCATGGACAAGAATGTTCCGTTATGCTCAAGATGATTATGAAATCTATCCAGCCGTCTCCATCGCCAATAATGATACCAGACCATTTGTTATACCGTTCACGCTAGTATGGCGCATACAGTTTGAACATTATTTTCTAGGCAATACTGGAATATTGGAGTTTGCTCATATTCCATGGCATTTGGTTGAAAGAGTAAGAAATGCCAATGGTTACATTCTGATTAATCATTTTGCCGAGGCATTTATTCAAGATAATCACATTACTGCAATGCATGGTTACTTTAAAGATATTCACAATATTCCTCTGCATAAGATATTATATTTGACAGGCTGTATTAATGGGCAGGAAATATACGACAGTTACTGTTCTAGAAACAATATACCAAATACACCAGAACATCGTCTGACTATAGTTCCATATGCATCTGCAATGCATGTGTTCAGCACAGAATATTCTGAAAACAATGAGGAACCAGAGTATAATACTGACACTGTTCCTGAGAAGCTGTTTCTAATGTGGAATAGAAGATTTCGCCAGCATCGTGTTGAGATGGCATTAAATCTGGAAAAGAATAATCTGATTGACCGAAGCCTAATAAGCTTTAGTGGACATGACATTGAAACACCATCTATTAAGTTCCATCATAGGGTTGATCAGACGTTACTGGATAACCAGTACGGAATCAAGATAGACGATATTAACAGGTTTCAGTCTAGGCTTCCATTAATACTTGATAACGAAACTGATATTAATAGAATGTGTGAAGATCGTGCAAATGCATCTCGCCCATACTATCAAAGCAGTCTTGTTAGTATTGTAACAGAAACAAACTTCTATGAAGCAGAAGTAACATTAACCGAAAAGTCATTTAAACCAGCAAAAGAAAAGCATCCATTTATCACAGTGGGTGTTAATGGCGCTCTTAGAGGATTGCAAGATTTGGGGTTTAAAACGTTCTCAGAGTTCTGGGATGAAAGCTATGACACCTGCCATGATCCACATGAAAGAATGCGCAGACTTGCTGCTGTGACGGCTCAGATTGGGCAATGGACGCCAGAACAGATTATTGACTTTAGACGCAGAGTGAAGCCCATCTTAGAGCATAACTATCATCTGGTAAAGAATGCAAGTCCAAAGTTAATCGTAGATAAAATGACAAACATATTCAGAAAGAATATACCATGACTAAAAAAGTATTAGTCTGTGGTGCAGGCGGATTTATTGGTTCACATTTGGCTGCAAGTCTCAAGGCACAGGGACACAAAGTAATAGGAGTTGATTTAAAACATCCACTTTATTCTGAAACATCGTGTGACAATTTTCACATTATAGACTTACGTGACATTAACAGTGTTAATACAATCTTTAGATTATATCAGTTTGATGAAGTCTACCAGCTTGCCGCAGATATGGGTGGAGCAGGATACATCTTTACAGGCGAACATGATGCTGATATTATGCACAACTCTGTAAGTATTAATCTGAACATCCTTGATGCAATGAAAGAACACTGTGTTAAGAAAGTTTTTTATTCTTCGTCTGCATGTATCTATCCGGAACATAATCAGATTGATCCTAATAATCCTCTACTATCTGAAGACAGCGCATATCCTGCCAATCCAGATTCTGAATATGGATGGGAGAAACTATTCAGTGAACGCCTGTATATGACATATGCAAAGAACTATAATATAGACGTTCGTATCGCAAGATTTCACAATATATTTGGTCCTCAAGGATCATGGAATAACGGTAAGGAAAAGGCACCAGCCGCATTATGTCGTAAGGTCGCATTGTGCGACCACAATGGCGAGATTGAAGTATGGGGACCGGGAACACAAACAAGATCGTTTCTGTACATCGATGAGTGCATTGAGGGCATTCATCGCATCATGGACGGAGAATATGACAAGCCATTAAACCTAGGCTCCGAACGCATGATTAGTATAAATGATCTTGTCATGCTGATTGCAAGTCTCACTAATAAGTCAGTCACAGTCAAGAATATAGACGGTCCTGTAGGAGTGATGGGACGCAACTCTGATAATAAGCTTATTCAAGAAGTATTGGGATGGAGTCCTGACGAAGATTTAGAAACAGGTTTGATCAAAACCTATCAATGGATTTCACAACAAATAGTACAGGGGAACGAAGATCAATGAACGTATATATTGTTCACCATTTGTATCATGCCAATAACTATCAATGGGAACAGGAAATAAATGAAATCAAAGAACTCAACCCAGACAGAATTCTTTGTTTGTGTTTGGAAGAATATGACTTTAGATTTATTTTCAAACACTTCTTTAATAATATACAACCATGGTTAGAAGAAAATAATAAAACCGTAACTGTGCTAGTTCCAAATCCAAATAACTTGCAAATTACTCCAAATATCGTAACAGAATCTACCTCTGGTATCTATATATTCTTTGTTGATTTACTGTACAAGGGCATATCAGCACCTGACACACTGAATACTCATCTTAAAGCGGATAAAGTATTCACTAGTTATAATAACAATCCAAAGTATGAAAGAGCATTACTGGTTGATGAGCTAGTAAAAAGAAGCCTCCTTCAACATGGGATTGTGACCTTTATATATCCCGAGAGAGTATCATTTTCAATGAAAAGTGAACCGTTTCTGGGATGGAAATATCACGATGGTTCACGATTGTTGGATGAGCAAGATTTTGAGTTGAATTCCAAACCAGAGTTTAACGCCGGTTCCATTCCCGCAAGCTTTACCAGAGGATTTATTGATCTAGTATCTGAAAGTCATGTTGAACCAGAAGAGTTCTTTCTAACTGAGAAAACAATAAAAAGTATCGCACAGTTGAAGCCGTTTATCGCTCTATGTAGTGCTGGTTACCACACAGACTACTTGGCAAACATGTACGGTCTGGAACTGTATGATGAACTGTTTGATTATAGTTTTGACACGATGCCGAACGTAAAGGATAGAATCAATGGGTTAGTAGACAACATTGAACGCATAGTCCAGATATACAATAATGATTATCGTGATCAAATGCATGAAACCTTGTTACCAAAAATGATACGTAATAGACAGCGCATGATTGACTTTGGTTTGAACAAAGACAAGATGGTACCAACATCTCTTAAGTTCCTCACTGATGGAACCGATTATACGATGCATGGTCATGTTAAAAAACTAACAGAATATACATTGCAGTACTACAGAAAAATGGGATGGATGAAATAGTGTCTATTGTCAATACCATATATTATTATAGTAGTACTGGTCCAGAACTTCGTCCAAACAGTTCTCTATTCTATATAAGAGACTTTAACGACACTGATTATTGGTATATTGATTTCCACCATGGGGAATATTTGAATCAATCTATAGCACGTATGGACAAGACTGCCATAGAAGACATGCGTAATGGTAGAATAACACTGTGTTTAAATAATTCACATGAAGCGTTTCATGATGTTGTAGACAGCATATATCAGCATTATGTCATAGGATTGGGAATACCACCAAAGCATATAGTATTACTCAGTGAATCGGCAATTATTGATCAGGAAGTCAAGAGAGTTGCCTCGCTATACAATCAGGACACGATCAATGTGGAATGGCTGAGAATGTTTGAATACAATCTTAAACAGACACAGCACCAACAGTTGGCTACTCTTGAAGACAAACACTATGAGAAAAAGTTTCTCAATCTCAATAGACGATGGAGAGAACATCGCATAATGTTTGTGGCATTGTTGCAGCTACATGGATTATTAAATCAGGGATTTGTGAGTTTGGCTGCTGGTGTGGACGGCGCATCATGGGAAAGAGCAGCAGATTCCTTTCTATGGTGTATAAACGATGAAGAACTATTAAACACGCTTTATACTAGACGTGAAGAATATGAAAGCCTTCCGCCCATGTATTTGGACACAAAAGACCTGCACATCAATCAGGCAACAATGACAGATTCAACCGATTATTACTATGCAAATAGCTATTTCAGCATTGTATCTGAGACAAACTTTTTCAAGCACAGAGGAGAAGGTGTGTTTGTATCGGAGAAGATATTCAAGCCCATACTGAAAAAGCATCCGTTCATTGTTATTACTCGTCCTCATACACTAAGAGCATTGCGTAGTATTGGTTATAAAACCTTTGATGACATCATTGATGAAAGCTATGACACGGAAGAAAATGACGATAAGCGTCTCATGATGATACTGAATGAAACAAAACGATTATGCGAGTTAAATCAAGACCAATTATCTGATTTTCTAAGTAAGGCAAGAGAAATATGCGAGTTCAACTACAACGCACTCATGAACCAAACCAATTTTATCACTAAGCTGATTTGAGTATTAAATAACGCGGCGCATTATACCATGGTATAATGGAATATCAGATAAAATTTATTACACACCAACAGGGACTATAAATATTTTCATGAAAAAAGTAGCAATGATCGGATGCGGCAAACTCGGGCAAGACTGTGCCGAAGTTATGTCAGAACACTATGATGTAGTTGGATATGATGTTGAACCAAGAACTCCATTATTCCCAATGTGCAATACCATTCAGGATGCAGTAGCAGATAGAGATATTATCTTTATTGCTGCTCCTACTCCACATGATCCTATCTATGGTGGAGAAACTCCAACAAGTCATCTTCCTAATAAGGACTTTGATTACACTATCGTAACTGATATTCTCAAAGAAGTTAATAAATGGGTAAGCCAAGACCAGTTGGTAGTGCTCATTAGCACAGTGCTTCCGGGAACAGTTCGTAGTCAATTACGTCCTTGCATCACTAATGCACGGTTTATTTACAATCCATATCTTATTGCAATGGGAACAATCAAGTGGGATATGGTTAATCCAGAAATGGTCATTATTGGTACAGAGGATGGCTCTATTACTGGTGATGCTGCTGAGTTGATTGATTTCTACAAGGTATTCATGCAGAATGATCCACGTTATGAAGTTGGTACATGGGATGAAGCAGAATCCATTAAGATTTTCTACAACACTTTTATTTCAGCAAAGGTTGGTATCGTTAACATGATTCAGGACGTTGCCGAAAAGAATGGCAATATTGACGTTGATGTGGTAACAGGCGCTCTTGCAAGATCAAACTATCGCATCACAGGTCCAGCATATATGATGGCTGGAATGGGTGATGGTGGGGCATGTCATCCACGTGACAATATTGCTCTGCGTTATATGGCAGAAAATCTTGGTCTTGGATATGACCTTTTTGACGCTATTATGCGAGCACGTGAAGTGCAGGCTGAAAACATGGCCAAGAAGTGTCTTGAGTATGGCAATAATGTAACCATCGTCGGTAAGGCATATAAGCCCGGAGTGCACTATACGAATGGTTCTTCTTCAATGTTGGTCGGATATTATGTTGAACAGCATGGTGGAAATGTAAACTACTATGACATTCATACTGGTGATACCGATCTTGCTGCTGATACGACTGATGTTTATTTAATCGGATATTGGGAACATTATGTTGCTGATCTAAAGTTTCCCGATCGCTGCACGGTAGTTGATCCTTGGAGACGTATTAATACATATCAACATAGTGGACCAATTGTCCACTATGGCAACACACGCCAAAAAAAAGATTTGAGCCACACCCTGAAGCAGGACAGTGGACTCTAACACAAATACTTGAAAACTGGAATGATTTGATTCCTTTTAAAGACACTATGCATCCCATATATGCTGGGCTGCATAGTGATCACAGTATTATTCACAGAGATTTCTTTACCGTAGTTAACGATATACGATTAGCTTATTCAGAAGGCAAAACAAACATCATGTTTGATTGCCTGTCTGAATCATTTTGGTACGATGTTATCTCTAGAGTTCATTCAATAGTTAAGTACGTAAAAGACAGTGTTCCTAATGCTCAGTTCTTTTTCCTGACTGGTGATCTTAAGGGTGAGCAAGCCTATAATACGTTCTTGGAAATGAACCACGAAGAATCATTACTCAAAATAGCATCAATGTCTTATTTTGAAGCGATGTTTAAGTCATCCTATGGAATCCACACGCCTCATGAATATGTACCGGGTCTGAGGGATAAAAAGTTTCTTTGCTTTAATAAAGTTCATCGTCAACATAGAATAGAACTACTAGAGGAAATGTTTAAGGCAGGACTTGTTGATCAGGCTTACTATTCATTTCAAGGAAGCGAGCCATCTTTTATTGACAATATTATTGAATACAAGGACAACTTTCCATACTGTGTGCAGAATATAAACAGGCTACCATTAAAACTGAATATTAATAGCTATGATGAGAATCCAGTGGACATCACACCAGATGATTGGTCGTATTTCAGCAATTCTTATTTCTCGGTAGTAACTGAAACCATGTATAGGTATTATCCAGATGGTCAAATAATATCTCCGGGTTGTTTCTTCTCTGAGAAGATATTCAAGCCGCTGGCAATGAAACATCCATTCATTGTGGTTGGAACTGTAGGCTTTCTCGCTACATTGCGCTCCCGAGGATACAAAACCTTTGCTCCTTATATTGATGAATCATATGATCTGATCACTGACCCTAGAGAAAGAATGGATGCGATAGTAAATGAAATAAAACGATTGTGCAGCCTTTCTGACGATGAGATGATTCAGTGGACACACAATATTAAACCCATAGTAGAACACAATGCTGATATACTGAACAATCAGACTGATTTTACCGTAACAAAAGACCTTATTAAATATTTCACTGTCAGCGATGCTCTAAATATGTCTGAATAAGGAACCTAAGTTGACAAGAGAAAGACCTACACAGGATATATCCGATTTGCGCCATCAGGCTATGATGGACGCTATTGCGCCATATGCCAAGCCTGCGGTCGTCAATGAAAAAAACTTGACGCCGGTATATGTGGATTATAAAACGAGACAAACCAAAATGGTTCTTGTTCTATGTCCTGAATGGTCGCCATATATGCCTCCATTCTCTCTAGCTAAGCTATCTGGCATTGCCAAGGCGGCTGGATATGAAACTCATATTATGGATTTAAATGTCAAGGCATACAATGCTTATCGTAATGATTGGCATCCAAATAATAAACTTCCATTTAGGCTTTGGGACCCGAGTGCATCATGGCACTGGCTGGGTGAAACATATATGAACGACATCCATCCTGTTCTGGAACCTATTCTATCACAGGCCGTAGATGATATTATTGCAATGAATCCAGATGTTGTTGGATTCAGCGTCTACTATATTTCCGAAGAGCCTACAAAGTGGATGTGCAAAGAACTAAAGCGCCGTAAGCCAGACATTCTTATTGCTGTGGGTGGACCAAACGTTCATAAATCATGGTTTGAGATTCAGCCATATTATGACTATGTTGTTATTGGTGAAGGCGAGCAAAATCTATTGGTAATGTTGGATGAGATTGAAGAAGGATGGAGACCTACAGAAACACAAATCCTATCACAACCAGAAAATCAACGTATCAATATTAATAACCTTCCAATGCCCGACTATGAAAGTATTGATTTTAGTCATTATGAACTTCCCAATGGTATTAACTCTGAAATATCACGAGGATGTACTGCCAAGTGTTCTTTTTGTGAAGAGACACATTTCTGGAAATATCGTCAACGTCAGGCTGTAGATTTAATCACTGAAATAGAATGGCTCTATTATAATAAGGGCACAGATGTTATTTGGTTTATTGATTCTCTTATTAATGGTAACATAAAAGAACTTCGTGCATTTGCGCTAGCACTTAAAGCTAAAGACTTAAAGGTAAAGTTCACTGGGTATGCTCGCCATGATGAGAGAATGGATTTGGAATATCTACAGGACTTGGCGGACGGTGGATGTCTACGATTTAATTTTGGCACTGAATCAGGAAGCCAAAAGGTTCTTGATGATATGCACAAGGGAGTTACCATTGCTGAGATTGAGCAAAACTTCATTGACTGTAAGAAGGTAGGTATTGGGTGCGATACTAACTGGATTGTAGGATTCAGCACTGAGGACTTTCAAGATTATTCTGACACGATGACTCTACAATGGCGTATGCGTGATGCCATTGGTAATATGGGTCTTGGTGTAGGATTTGCTGTAGGACCAGAAACTATCGTAGGACAAAATCCCCACAAGTTCAATGTATCATGGCACAAATATCAGGGACATTGGATATCCAACGATTTAGCAAAGGGTGGCACACATGTCATGACTCGTGTCAAGTGCATTCACATATGGGCAGACTTTATTTCACACTGTAAAGACGGTGAGCCAATAACTTATCCTATTCGTTATGCACTGGCAAAAGATCATTATGATATTAAGTTAAATAACCCTGATTGCCAGAAAGAAATGTTCTATGAGAAATTTGATTATAATATTATTCCTCCCGTTGATCCTAGCAACCCTTTTGCTAATACCCTTGTTAATGAAATGTGGCCTTTCTTCCGAAACCTGTGGCGTGCACGAGGTGGATACGAAGCCGAAGTCAGATTTAATCCTGAAATAGACTTGAAAGAGTTCGGATCACAGTTTGGTCCCGGCATGTATAATGCTGTCTATAAGTTCAAGATTACTGATGAAGGATTATGGGAAGCAGACTTTGACATTAAGTTTGATCAGATTGACAATCCATTTGATGATCGTGCACCGCCTCCTGAGGGTCGTAAGGGACCATTTTATGCACAGGATTATTCGCGCATTCAGGCTAATACAGCTAAACGTGCACGAAAGCTTGCCAAGCCCGATTGGGATAAGGATGAAGGAAGATCAGGTCAAGATTTCGCTGATTTATTAAACGAAGAAGCGGCTCTCAATGCAACGATTGATTTCTCATTTGAGTTAAAATATAAGAATACTGGCGATTGGAGCAACTGGAAAGATTATATCGTAGAGGTATCATCCAATAAAAGAGACACGATTCCTGAAAAGAAAGTTGACAATGGTACAGAGTTTCAGTCACTAGTGAATAGAAGAAAGACGGCAAATTTACCATGACCAATATGCCAAAAGAAAAGATCGCCTTAATATCCGGATGTAGCCATTCTGCCGGATCAGAAATTGATGGAACAGAAGATAGCCACTACAACCGTGACAACGCATATGGTGCTGTACTAGCTAAGAAAATGGGCTATCGTCCACTTAATATTTCATTGAATGGTGCCACCAATTCTGGTATTGCTCGTAGCATTCTTAGTTGGTTTCATGAAGAATATAATCCCGATACAATGGACGTGTTTGTTATAATAGGATGGACTGAAAGCACACGCATGGAAGTTCCAGCAAAAAAACGAGCATGTTATTATAATGAGGGAAATTCTGCAAGTCCATGGTTTGATTCTTCAAGCAATAGTTTCTTTCGTATAAACTTTGGATGGCATGGTAATACAGACGATGAAAAGGAAATGATTCCTCCATATCATCAGTTCATGGCAGAAAATGAAACGATATTGGAAAACTGGTCAGCCACTGATGTATTAATGACACAGTATTATTTAAAGTCTTTGGGTATTGATTATGTCATGTGTGACACCATGCATATGTTTGCTCCGAATGAACATTTTACCAGTTACCTTGTCAACAAGATAGACAAGACCAGATATTACAATGTTGGTACAGATGAAAGTCAAGCATTCTACTGGAAATACAGACACATGGGATACACCAATGACAAGGCACAGTACTGGCATCATAGTGAGGAACCACATCGTCTGTATGCTGAAGAACTGTACAATTTTATAAAGGATAACAATAATGTTCAAGTGGATTAAAAAGATTATCAATAATATAAAACGTGATCGCGCATACAAAAAGCGCATCAAGGAACTTCGCAAGCGCGATCCATTCATCTATAAGTAATAGAATGTTTAACAGCAATCTTCCGTGGGATTTAGAACATCACCGTTATGTGATTTTGGGCGTTCCAAGATCAGGAACGCAGTTAACAGAAGCATTTGTTAATTACTCTCTTAGTAATAAATACAACGATGTGGTATCTCTGCAAGAAATCTTCACGGTTCAGGCTGGCCTAGTTCACACTATAGCATTGGAAAATGGTAAATTAAAGATTTACAATAAGCCAGCAGCAACCTTTAATACAATGTCAGACGTTGCCAAGGAACGGCTTGATATCATATCCAAAGCGAATATGTCTCAGGCTCTAACATGCAGAGTGTTTCTTGATGACAGAATGGCATCAATTGGATTTGCTGACGGAATAAATTATCTGACTAATCTTGGGTTTAAGTTTTTGTATGTTGAACGAAGCTTTGAGCACAAGGTAATCAGCGCCATGTTTGCGAAAAAGAGTTTTATCTTTAGCACATATCGTAATACCATGATGCTAAACGTAGATATTGATGAACTAAAGTCTTTCATCGTTTCTCGTTATCTGATAGAACAGCAACACAAAAAGATCATTGATTCAATGATCACTTATGATACTGTGGAGTATGATACTCTGATTGCTAAATCTGATAATCTGAGTGATGCTGAGCGAGAAAAGGCTTTTGGTATCTACAGGGAAAAGCAGTTATCAATTGATCCATATGATCAGATTGTCAATGCTGATGAAGTCAAGAAGGTCTTTGAGGATTTTTATCCAAAGTTAATAGAACTATCTAATCAACTGTTATAGACTTATACCATCGGTGAGCGTCAGGATTAATCTGTTCAAGTAATTGCTCAAATGATAATCCGGATATTAGAAACTTGTCTCTTTGAATGATTTGTTTTTTTATTTCGGAATAACCAACTGAGTCAATGTGTTGGTTTTCTGCTTTATACTTTCTTAGAATAGATAGCGTGTATTCTTTGCCACCTAAAGGAGACTTCTCAACTCTGGCTATGGCATTGTCAATGATATCGTTGAATATTTCCGATGGGTACTGCCTGATATCCAGCAAGTTCAAGAACGCATTTGGCACATACTGGTGATTGAAAAAGTCGGTTGTGGAATCAGTCGCTTCAAAAAAGCTAAGAAAGCGATCTATATCCATCAATACTGGGGCAGATAGAACGGATGTAACCCAAGTCTTTGGAACGTATTTTTTATATATTAGCCAGTTGTTCTTGACCGTTTCCCAGCTTGCTCCGTCTCTACAGTACTCAAACGTTTCTTCTACTCCATCTATACTGGCCCATAACGTAACATCAAACTTGGATAGTATTTCTGGTATTAGACGCCCCTTCCAGTATAACTTGGTCATATTCGTGTTATAGTATAGCTTTATGCTCTTTATGTAGGAGCAATATTCGGCATCATCATATAACTTTTCCATTTCGCCAATCACATCCCAATGCATTTTCATTATCATTGGTTCGCCGCCTGCCCAATAGATGGTATTAACCGTTTTGTTCCTCAGTCCAGTGATGATTTCTTCTCCCAAGCTGTTTTCATAGGCAATGTCAACTTTATGGATCGTTTCTTTACCCAATAGCTTATTGGAAATTTTTGCATATTTAGAACTATGATTGTGGTCACAGGTAGTGCAATGCAGATTACATGTCGTGGAACGATAGTCAAAAAAGGATGGCGGAACTTCCAATGATCCATCTTCTTTGGTCTGATCAACTAAATGCTGTATGGGAAACTGTTCATTAAGAGTTTGTCTAAGTGATTTTACGCCATTGTTTTCATGATCATAACAAAAGCTGCAGTCAGGTATTGGAATACCGGATATCATATCAAGTCTAGTTTTTTTGATATAATCTGAGTTCCAGTACTCATCGGTAGTTTTGTGCAACTCCGTTATACTTCTATTTGCGACACAGCAAAGCTTTCTTTCATATGTTGCGCTAACATGTGAATGTATAAAAGGATATGGGCATAAGGATTTATTCATTGAATAAATGTTTCGTTAAATATCATATGATATTTATCGGGTGATATGTTGTATGAACTATATTGGTATTAGTTGCGGATTCCATGATGCTGCCATAACTGTTGTGGATGATCATGGTGAAATCAAGTTTGCAGGGCACAGTGAGCGTTACAGTAAGAATAAACATGATGCCAATCTATGTCATGCATTGGTGGATGATGCTCTAAAATATACCAATGGTGAGTATGAACTTCACTACTATGAAAAGCCGTGGCTAAAAGCTATCAGGCAGTTCAAGGCTAAACAGCCGATTGGTCCTCTAAGCATTTCCAAGATCATGGGTCATGATATCTATGATCGGTTTGATTTTACTACCCTGAGTACTCACAGCCATCACCTGTCACATGCTGCTGCTGGATTTCAAACTAGCCCGTATGATAATGCTACGGTAGTCATCATTGATGCTATTGGTGAACTTGATACTATGTCTATATGGGATGCATCATATGACAAAAATGGACGAGCAGTATATAAACGTCTGTGGGGCAAGAAATATCCAGATTCAATAGGATTGATGTATTCTGCCATGACTGCCTATGTAGGATTGCGTCCATTAGATGAAGAGTATATCCTTATGGGAATGGCTGCATATGGTAATCCAATTCATGTTAACAAGCTTGAAGATTTGATAGAGGATAGATCAACCCTAGATTTTGCCGTTAATCTTCACACAGGATTACAAGACGAATATTTGGGTAAAGATGCGAATGAGATGGACATTGCAGCATCAACTCAGGTTCTCACTGAATCGTTGATTTCTACAGTCATGATTAAAGCTCGAATCTTTGCGAAGAGTCGCAATCTTGTGTTTGGCGGTGGCGTTGCATTGAACTGTTCTGCCAATCGTAAACTTGGTGCATTCTTTAATAACATATGGATCATGCCAAATCCCGGTGATGCAGGAAACTCTCTTGGTGCAGCCGCTCTTGGATATGGTAAAAGATTAGCATGGAAGGATGCATTCCTCGGTCATGAAATCAAAGGTGATTATCCTGTTGACAATATCGTAAAAGAGTTGTATACACACAAGATTGTAGGAGTAGCAAGTGGAAGAGCAGAGTTCGGACCAAGAGCATTGGGGAATCGTTCTCTACTTGCCGATCCTAGAGGACCAGAGATTAAGGACAAAGTAAATGAAATCAAGCGCAGACAAAAGTTCAGACCGTTTGCTCCAGTCATTTTGGAGGAGCATTTGTCTGACTATTTTGATATGCCTTACGGCTGGAATAACAGTAGGTATATGCAAGTCGTCGCTCCTTGTAGGCATCCTGACCTATTCCCTGCTATCGTTCATGCTGACGGGACTAGCCGTGTTCAGAGCGTTCCGAATGATGGATCAGGAATCAGAAGACTGCTAGAGCGTTGGTATGAGGAGACAGGTTGTCCTATGCTCCTCAACACATCATTAAACATTCGTGGCGAACCTATGGTAAATGGTCGCGCCGATGCGGATCGTTTCGAGTTGCTATACGGTGTCAAAGTTTGCTCTTAAATATAAATAGTTGTGAGTCGCGGGATTGCGCCCCCACTCACTCTAACGCTATTAAGGAGCATCAGCATATGATTATTTATTTGTACAAGAAAACCCATAACAAAACCGGATTGATGTATCTTGGTAAGACTACTAAAGACCCGTGTAGGTATATAAAATAAAGACAACTGGTTGGCGTTGAGTAAATATTGTTATGGCAATTAGAGATGTTTTTTATTACGGTAAAAAACCAAACGTTCACCCAAGAGAAAAGTTTGCAGAATCATTAGAGGATGCCAGAAGCCAGTCAACGACTGAACATTTCTGGATCATTAATGAGTTCTGTGACTATCGTGGGTTTGACTGGGACTTTGACTTTGAGTTCCTTCCCGATGAAGATGTGTGGGCGGAAGAACATAATAATGTGTGGCCAAGCCAACATCAAAAGGATTCTGGAACTTGGCTTTGCCCCAAAGAACATAGCGATGTCATCATATATCGCTCCGATGTTGATCCGGTAAAACGCAGAAACCTTAGCAACGATTGCTGGGTTGAACTTGACACCGTAGATCATACCAAGTTTGATTTCTCGTGGCACCCTGATCCATCTGACCCTCCTTATATCTATAAGTGGGGATGCAAATACTTCCCCGTACAGATTAAGTCTGTTTTAGAGTATCATGTTCCCGGTGCTGTGAACGTGAAGTATATGAACAACATTGTTGAACTATTACCCAATGATTGTTGGGTAGAAGTTCAGGAAGTTGATAAGTCAAGATTTGATATGTCTTGGCGTCCTGATCCTATGGACCCTCCCTTCATTTATATATGGGGAAACAAGTATATTGAGGGCACCCTCAAGTCCACGTTAGAGTATCATGCCCCCGGAGCAACTGATAAAAAATATATGCCAGAAAAGATTCCGGTTCTACCTGAATGGAATAAGTGGGAAATATTATATCCTATTGACATAAACAGTTTTGATTTCTCATGGAGACCTGATCCACGTGAACCAACTCTAAATTATGTATTTGGTAACAATCAGTATGATAGCACAAAGATGCCTACAATTCGGTATCTTATGGAAGGTGCAATAGATGAAAAGCATATACCAAGTTCAGCAAAGTTGCTGCCTCAGCCCAATAATTTTCAACACTTGGAAGACTCATATGGTATTGATTATAGCTGGGTTCCTGATCCAACATCCCCGCCGTATATATATGCTTGGGGCAATCAATGGAACAAGCCAGAAGACAAGGTATCAATTCAATATGTGGTAGAAGGTGCCACTGAATACAAATATATGGATGAACGTGCCACACGTAATCCAAGCTTGACAAACTGGATTATCCCTGATAACGTTGATGATAGGGGTTTTGACTACTCATGGGAACCAAATCCACACGATCCTCCCTACATCTATGAGTTCGGGACGCAATGGCAGAAAACCGGTGGACCAATGTATATTGTTCCGGGTGCAACAGAAAGAAAATATGTTGATGTACAAAAAGTTAAAAGACTGCCTAGCATGGAGCATTGGACATCCCCTCAAAGCGTGGACGTTAACGGTTTTGATTTCTCTTGGCATCCAGATGCTACTAGCCCTGATTATATTTACGTGTTTGGTACTCAATGGGCATTTAGTGGAGGTCCTGTCTACACCGTTCCCGGTGCCATAAAAGTTCAGTACGTAGAGGGTCAGGTTGCTATAGCAATGCCTGACAAAACAAACTGGGTTTATGATCATGAACTTATTGACGAATCAACGTTTGATTTCTCGTGGCACCCATATGCGGAAGATCAACCATATATCTATAAATTTGGGACTCAGCATCAAAAAACCGGTGGCCCCACATATATGACGCCCGGTTGCGATAAGAACAGCCCCGTCAAGTATATTGATACATCTATCATCAAGGCAACTCGTTTGCCAAATGAACAAAATTTTACTATTCTGAGAAATCTGAAAATAAAAGACTTTGATTGGTCATGGCATCCTGATGAAACTGATGAACCATATATCTATGTGTTTGGTAATCAGTGGCATCCAGCAGAAGTAATGCCGACTATTGAATATAGAGTGGAAGGTGCAACTCAGGTCAAGTATGTTACAGATGTTATTGCAACTCTTGATAATGATATGCAGTACTGGGAAGTTCCAGACAACATTGATGCTAGCAAGTTTGATTTCTCTTGGAAGCCAAATCCCGGTGAGCCAAAATATATCTATCAGTTTGGAACTCAGTGGCAGAAGACAGGCGGTCCACGTTATGTAATGCCTAATGCCACTGAAGTAAAATATGTTGATGATGTGAAAGCCATTCGTCATCCAAGCATGAAAAACTGGACCATTCCGGATAATGTGGACATGGAAGGTTTTGACTTTTCTTGGCATCCTGATGATACTGCACCACCCTATATCTATCAGTTCCCTACACAGTGGGCATTGACTGGTGGTCCTACATATACTGTTCCGGGTGGTGTCGCAGTCAAGTATGAAGAATGTCAAACTGCCAAAGTGCTTCCTAATAGAGACAACTGGGAATACAATCCCGATGAGATTGATGTTGATGCATTTGATTTCTCTTGGCATCCATATTTGGACGATCAGCCATATATCTATCAGTTCGGAACTCAGTGGCAAAAGACAGGCGGTCCAAGATATATTGCTCCGGGTGCAACAGAAAGTTCTCCGTTAAAGTATATTGATACTCGTATCATTAAAGCCATTCGTAAACCAGACAAGTCTAAATGGACCATTACCGATCCAACAGTAATCGGAGATTTTGATTATTCATGGCATCCTGATGATACCAATGATCCATATATCTACATCTTCGGTACTCAGCATCAGAAAACCGGTGGTCCAATGTATATTGTTCCGGGCGCAACAGATAACTTTTATGTTGGGAATCCAACGGCAATGCGTCTTCCATCAAAAGAAAACTGGGTCATTCCTGATGGAATAAATGTTGACACGTTTGACTTTTCATGGCATCCTGATGAGTTGTCTCCTCCATATATCTATCAGTTTGGAACCATTGAAAATCCAGAAGATGGTCCACGATATGTTTCGCCAAATACAAACGGTGAAATCGTTAAAATGGAATGGCTTAGTATTGATGAGAATGTGGTTTCTGATTACCCTCGGTATTACGTTAAGACCACTCTGAGTGATCTTGTTGAAGAACACCATGGTGAGATTTTTTGGGCACTAAATTCTGATCTTGATTACACTGATTTTGATTTCTCATGGAGACCGACCATTGAACAAGCAGAGTATGTTCATGCATTTGGATCATCTGACAGTGAGTTGACACAGACATACTTGATCAATGCCAATATGTGGTTAAAGGGCCACAGAGAAATCAATTGGGTAGTTGATGAAAAGCTTGATGACAAAACATTGTTTAAGTTATTCAAAAAGTCTGATATGTTCTATGTTGATAAGGGCAACCCAGAGTCTCTTGCAAGATTTGACGAGTTAAAGGCAAAGTACCCTAACATACAAAAGACACGTTATCTTAACTCTTGGGTTGATACTATAAATCGGTGTTCCAACCGATCTACTACCGATCTGTTTTGGGTACTAAACTCAGAACTGGATTACACCAATTTTGACTTTGAATATTATCCTAACCCATGGCAGATGAAAATGGTCCATGTGTTCGGAACTCAGTGGTCACATTGGGGTAGCACATTCTTGGTTAACCGTGAGACATTTGGCGAAGATACCAAGTGGATTAAGATCATTGAGCATCTAAGTAACCTCAACTTTGTCAAGAACATTCGTGCAACTGCAACACAGTGTGTCCATGACATTGTGGTTATTGATCATGGTAATAAAGAAACGGAAAAGGTAGTTGAACTATTAAAAAGCAAAGCAAGCGGAAAACATGTAACCACTATTCCGTATGACGAAAGCTATCTTAACACGTTGAGAAATATTATCTCTAGGCAGCATCAGAAGAAAGAGCATTATCTTTGGATATGCAGTAGCGTATGTGATTATTCCAACTTTGATTTCTCATATACGGTTGATCCATTTGCTCGTGATCATCTTCATGTCTTCCCGAGCGGTAAGCTTAAGTTTGGCGATACATTTTTTATTGACGTAAACAAGACTCGTGAAATCATTGACGATATGCAAGTGTTGGAAGATTACCATAAGGTAAACTACAATGGGACCATCAAGACCAATAGACTTCCGGAGCCAATCATCGTTACAAGCGATGATACGCATGTTAATGCCATTAAAAAGGTTGATGGTTTTCCATATGCTACCATCATTACGGAAGATAATGCTAGCGTCAATGTTCAAGATGTTGAGCCTATGTGCTTGTGGGCACCAGAGAACAAGAATATCATTATCACCAGCACGGGCGCAACCCGAATCACTGTTCCCAAGGAAGTAAAGGATCACGTTAAGAAGGAACTGTATGACTATCCTTACATCAAACGTGCACCTAAACTTGCGATGTCAAGGCCACTGGACATTGTATATTTGAGCAATGGTGAAACTGGTGCAGAAGAAAACTGGGAACATCTACTTCAAGCAACCAAAAACTTGAAGAATCGTGTTGTTAGAGTTGATGGTGTAAATGGTCGTGTAGCCGCGTATCATGCCGCCGTTGAGGCAAGTGACACTCCATGGTGCTTTACTGTATTTGCTAAGCTGAAAGTCAGTTTAAAGTTTGACTTCAACTGGCAACCAGATAGAATGCAGGTTCCGAAGCATTATATTTTCCATGCCAAAAATCCAGTAAATGGTTTGATATACGGCCACCAGGGCCTCATTTGTTACAATAAGAAACTTACATTAGCTAATGTAGGAAATGGGCTTGACTTTACGTTGGATGATGAACATGAAGTAGTGCCACTGCTATCAGGTATTGCACAGTACAATACCGATCCATTCTCCACGTGGAGAACGGCATTTCGTGAAGTGTTGAAGCTAAAGGCTGATGATACTGACATTTCGCGAGAAAGGCTGGAAGCATGGTTAAACAAGGGTCAAGGGGAGTTCTCGGAATATAGTATCAAGGGTGCATTAGACGCTGATGAATACTATGACGATGTAAACGGTGAGTTTGATAAGCTGAAGCTAAGTTACGAATGGGCATGGCTTCGTGAGCGTTTTGAGCAACTTTAACACATTAACTCTTGACATTTGATCAAAAAGTAAATATATTAGCAAGTAAGGAGAAAAACTATGAAGAAACTTGTATCAGCATTAGCGGGATTGGCACTTCTAACTGCACCAGCAATGGCGGACGCTCGCCCCGGTCACTGGCATGGTGGTGGAGGAAGATGGGTTGCTCCTTTGGTTATTGGGGGAATCATCGGTGGTGTCATCGTTGAATCAACTCAGCCACACACGGTAGTAGTTGCACCTACTTATCCAGTGTATCATACGATTATTGCATATCGCTACTACGATCATTTCCGTGGCACATGTGAAGTCCGTGATACTTACGATCAGTATAATAACTTTGTAACTCGTCAGACCATTTGCTACGGCGAATGATCCGACTAAGAATAGTTGAAGAACTGGATAACATTGAAAAGGTAACTGGATTACTGTATCAATGTTATCCATTCTTTCATGTAGATGATGCTATTTTAATACAAGACCCGAAACAGAAAAAGATCAAGTTAGAACAGATTGACTTTTTGGTTTCGCTGCAGAATGCAACCAAGTATTATATCCTCGTAGAAGATGGCGAGGAGCTTGTTGGTTTCGCTGCACTGAACATGTTAGCTATTCAACATTTCTTTGCCCTATCGTGGGTTGCAGTTGCCGAATCCCATAGAGGCCAAGGAATAGCAAAACGAATAACCAGAGAAGCTATATATTTTAGCAAGGCAAAAGGGCAAGAGGTGGTTTTATCCACTGATATTCCTGACTTTTATACAAAGTTGGGCTTTAGCATAAGCAGTGAGTTCAAAGATGGCTGGTATCTTATGTCAACCTCATCGGTTTGCCCAAAACAATAGACATTAACTCCATATTGCGCTATATTACATCCATCTATAAGGAATGATGATTTCATGAGTAGCTTTGTATTACATAACGGCAACTGTGTTGACGTATTAAAAACCATGGAAGAAAACTCTGTTGATTCTGTGGTAACTGATCCGCCATATGAACTTGGTTTCATGGGTAAGTCGTGGGACAGTTCTGGCATCGCATATAGTGTTGAGATGTGGTCAGAGGTGATGCGTGTATTGAAGCCAGGCGGACACCTGTTGGCATTCTCTGGTACTCGCACATATCATAGAATGGTGGTAGCGATTGAAGACGCTGGATTTGATATTCGCGATCAGATTGGGTGGGTCTATGGCTGTCTATCTGATGACACAGAGATTGTGACGCCAAACGGCATAAAACCATACACAGCAATAAAACCAAACGATTTAGTCTTGTGTTATGATAAATATACTCAAACATATAGTTATATGCCAGTTGAGGAAGTTTATGAATATGACATCAAGGATACCGCTTACAGAATACAATCTGATCATACAGACCAAATCGTCAGCCGAAACCATCGTTGCATTGTTGAACGAGGCGGAAGAGAAATATTCGCTTTTGCAGAAGAACTTAGTTCGCAAGAGAATATACCCTTTTTGGAAAACCTGTCTGGTTTGCAACAATCCTTATCAGACTCATACCAAAGAACAGGCTATAAGAAACAAAACTTGCAGCAAACAATGTTCCAACAAGTCAATAGGTCGTTCCAATACTGGATCGCCACCTATAAACGAACATATTGGAAAACAACAACATACTTGTCAAGTATGTGGGATAACGTTCTACAGAAATATAAAACATTTACAACGAGTGAAAACTCCTGTGTGTTCAAAAACATGCAACGGAGTTTTGCGGGGAATAGAATGGAAAGCTCACGCACACAAGGGGAGAGCCAACTGGTCCGAGAAGTCGGAACAAGATTTGGTGGACCGCATGACTGGAGAAACCAACCCTGCTTGGAAGGGTGGAGTAACATACCGTCGCTCACATGGAAACTACAAAGGAGCGAAGTATGTTCGTTGTCCAGTGGACTTCCTGCCTATGGCGAGGAGAGACGGGTATGTCATGGAGCACCGTCTAATAGTAGCGAAGCATTTAAACAGAATGCTTACTCGCACGGAAGTAGTGCATCATATAAACCACGATCCATTGGACAATCGGGCGGAGAATCTGATGTTATTTGCCAACAACTCGGATCACAAGTTATACGAGGCTGGAAAGGACATAAAACCACTCTGGCAACTGTAACTCCGATTGAATATGAAGGTAAGATTTGGTGTGTTAAGGTTCCTACTGGCGCATTCGTCGCAGTAAGGGATGGTAAAGCATTCACTACTGGAAACTCTGGCTTTCCTAAGTCTATGAACATCGGTAAGGCTATTGATAAGCATATGGAAAATCCTGCCGATGATGAAGAAGTAATTGAACTAAAGAATATCCTGACTAATATATTTAAAAAAAGTGGGAAAACGCGAAAGCAGATTGACACTGAGTGTGGGTTCAGAGCAAGTAACTATCTAACACTACCAGCAGATGGAAAAAAGTTTGACCCATGGGTTAATTTGTTGCCACCACAGGAAAAATGGAAACGCATGAAGGAAGTGCTCAATCCGGATGAAGAAACTTCTGAAAGATTGACCGGCATTTATAATAATATTGAACGAAGGGTAATTGGTCAGCAGATTAAAGCTAGAAGCACTAGTGGAAAATCCGCATTGCCAACTGTTGGTGGAACAACTGTTTATGAAACTTGGGACGTTACTGCACCAGCAACAGAAGAAGCAAAACAATGGGATGGCTGGGGCACGGCACTGAAGCCAGCGTGGGAGCCTATTTGCGTTGCTAGGAAGCCACTATCTGAAAAGACTGTAGCGAAGAATGTTCTAAAGCATGGAACTGGTGGAATCAATATTGATGATTGTCGGGTTGATTATATGTCGGAAGAGGATAAGCTAAGTGCAACGCCGCAAGGAAAATGCACGGCGAAGTCAGGATCACTTGCTGGCTCTTCGGAATATATGGGATGCGATGATTATGCTCCTGATACACTAAATCCAGTAGAAGAAGATCAAGATATTTGCACAAACTGTTACTATAGAAAATCTGATCATAGACCTAGAACTGAGTTTGACCGACCAGAACTAAAAGGAAGATTCCCCGCTAATATCATTCATGATGGCAGTGATGAAGTTGTCGCATTGTTTCCTGAAAGTAAGGGTCAACAAGGCGATGTAAAGGGAACAGAACCATCACATACAGGAGATGATAATACCAACTGTTATGGTGAATATCAAAGAGTTCCATCAGCGAAACGAGGCGACACAGGATCAGCAGCAAGATTTTTTAAGTCTTGTGAATTCACAGAGGAAGACACACTGGATTATGAGAATGTTCAGAGAATGTATTATGCTGCTAAAGCCAGCAGATCAGATCGTAACAGCGGATTGGATAAAGTTTCGCGTTATCTGATTGATGAAAATACGCCACCAGATATTATTGAAAAAATCAAAAAACATATAAATACTTCAAACGAAAGTAATGGAGTATTAAATGTACAGAAAAAACAAATATAAAACGAGAACGATAATATGTAAGGGATGCGGAAAACCTCATACTGCAGATATGCCAGCAAATAGGCAATATTGCAGTGCATATTGTAGCAGGACCAGCCCTAAACCACAAAGAAAAACTGGACGAATCGTTGAATGTGCTATGTGTGGTAATCAAGTGTATAGGAGTCTGGCGACATTAGAGGCACATGCTAATCATTTCTGCAGTCATAAGTGTGCTAATGATTTTCAGGCAAAAAATAAAGTTGCATTTGAATGTAAAATGTGTCATAATACTTTCTATTGGAGTAAAAGCCGACTGAAAGATAATAACCCAACTTACTGCACCATAGAATGCAGAAATACAGATGAAGAATGGATCAGGAGAGCATCTACTAATGGAAACATGGCACAGAATAGAAAAAAAGGACCAAACAAATTAGAGTTACTCGGAAGGCAGATATTATTGAACGAGGATATTATATTTGAAGAACAAATACTAATAGCAGACAAAATATCAGTTGACGTTCTAATACCGGATAAAAAAATCATCATTCAATGGGATGGTGATTACTGGCACGGACATCCATCAAAATTGAAAAATGGAATTCCGGACCTTAGGCAGCAAAAAAGAATGAACTTAGACAAATCACAAGATGCATATTTGAGGAAATGTGGATTTACTGTTTTGAGATTCTGGGAGCATGAAGTCATAGAGGAAATGAAAAATAACAATGGAATTATCAAAGAAAGACTTCGACTCGCTACCAAATGAGTTGAAGATATATGTAAAGGAGGTTCGGGGTGAGTATTTAAATACTCACCCCACGTAGGCGGTAAAACCAACTGACTTGATGAAGTATCTGTGTCGTTTAGTAACACCAAAGGGTGGGACTGTTCTTGATCCATTCAATGGTTCTGGTTCAACAGGTAAGGCTGCGATGCTTGAAGGCTTCAACTATATTGGCATTGATCTTGATCCAGATTATATCAAGATTTCACAAGCACGTATTCAGAATGCAAAAGAGCAATACGAAAAAGAACAGAACCCATATGGGGACCTGTTTGAAATAGCAGATGAATAATATGCACGATAGTATAGCATCTCTATTTGAGTTTGAGAACGATAAGATACCGAGTAGAGATATATCGGTATCTGTATTTCAAGATGATATCACTAAAGCAGTATCATCTATGTTTGACTATGAGTTCAACGGGACTACCACATTTACTGTTCCAAATGTTCCAAGTATTCCGGAAGATTATGGTATCGGGTTGATTGTTGGTCCATCTGGATCAGGTAAGTCATCTCTGCTGAAATCGTTTGGTTCTACTGAACAACCTGAATGGGATGAAACTAAAGCAATCTGCTCACACTTTGAATCGGCAGATCAAGCTGCAGAACGACTGTCTGCTGTGGGATTAAACACCATTCCATCTTGGCTCAGGCCATATCATGTTCTTTCAAATGGAGAACAGTTTCGCGCTAATCTCGCAAGGTCATTGGTGTCAGGTATGGTATTTGATGAGTTCACATCTGTTATTGACAGGAATGTAGCTAAATCGTGTTCTGTTGCCATTCGTAGATATGTTGACAAACATAACCTAAAGAACATTGTTCTCGCAACATGCCATTATGATGTGATTGAATGGTTACAGCCCGATTGGGTATATGACACTATGACCGGTCAGATGACCGGAAGGGGGTCACTTCGGCCAAGACCTGAAATCAAACTGGAAATCATACCTTGTTCAACCGAAGTTTGGCCAATCTTCCGCCACCATCACTATCTTGACGGAAACCTTAATAGAACTGCACAATGCTGGTTAGCTATTTGGGATGGTGAAATAGTAGGATTTTCTGCTGCTCTTCCATTTCCAAATGGCAACTTCAAGAATGCATGGAGAGGTCATAGAACCGTTATTCTACCAGAGTATCAGGGTCTTGGATTTGGAACCCGTTTAAGTGATGCGATTGGTGAAATCTTCTTAGCAAGAGGTTGTAGGTTTTTTTCTAAAACTGCACATCCACGTTTGGGTGAATACAGAAACTCTTCCCCACGGTGGAGAGGAACGTCAAAGAACGGTAAGGGTAGAAAAGATTATATAACCAACCGCGCCGTCAAGGAAAAGAACCATAAAGATAAGCACATCAAGCGTGTTTGCTTTTCTCATGAGTATGTGGGACTTGATAGAGACTAACGATGGGTAATGTTAAATATTGTGGTTCAAAGGACAACTTTAATGGCTAGAAAAATAAACAGCGACCGTGAAACTTTCACGGATGATCAAAAACGTCTTCGGGCTGTTCTTGAAAAAAACAGATATGTGATCAAGCCCAACGATCCTTTGCTCCTTCGCAAGATTGATATGGATCGCAAACGAGCAGAGTTTGAGGAAAAATCTAAAAACTACATGGTTCAAGTTATTTCTTGACATGTTTCTGTGAATAGTGTATAAGTAAGTTATCAGTTGTTGATACAAACTGAATGCTGCGTAGGACAGGGGTGCGACTCCCCTCGCCTCCACCATCTACTCTGATAACCCGCCGCTATAAAGGGTGAAAAGCTGTCTGGCGGAAACACAGCGATTCAGAGTAGTTGATGGGGGCGTATTTAGGATTCGACTACGAGTTGAAGGTGAGAGTAGACTGGTTGGTTAGTCGCATTATAGACTAAATAGAATTATCTGCAAACGATAACTCAACTATGGATATTGCCCTAGCGGCATGATTTCCTGGGTACGGCTCCACCTAGAAACAGAACGGGCCACTTTACATAGGAGATTAATCATGAAAACTACCGAACAGTGGCTCAACGAGGTAAAAGCATCTCCTGAAAAGCTTAATCACTGGTTGCAGCGTCAATATATCGGTGAAGCTCTTGCCGCAGAACGAATTGAATCACTCGCCAAAACGACAGAAGGAAAAGGCAAAGTACTTTTGGAAAAGATTGCTTCTGATGAAGCTAAGCACCGCGACTGGGTAGGAGAACTTCTCGCCGCTCGTAACATTGAACTGCCAACCCCAACATATGAACATGACCGTTATTGGAGTGAAATCCTAGGAAATGTCCAGACTTTTGAAGAAGTAACCGCAGCAGGTCATCATGCCGAAGCAATGCGTCTTGTTCGCATTCGTGCATTGGCCGCAGACAATGAGATTGACGAAGACATTCGTGAGGTGTTTTCCAAAATTCTACCGGATGAAGAAATGCATTCTAAGGGTTTCGCCGCATTGAGTACAGAAGAAGCGATTGAGAATACCAAATGTTTCCATAAAAAAGGTCTTGACATGTTGGGTCTGACGATTTAATAGGCCAACGTCAAATATCTTTTTCAAGGATAAATAATACCATGAAGATCACCGAAGTTACCCAACCCAGCGAACAGGCTCTCTTTGAGGCTATTGATGCCGAAAACAATACCGACATTCTTACCGAAGACCTTGTGAATGTGATCAAGGGTCGCCGTGGTTCCTTTCAGGAAGCCACGATTGACCAGTTGCTTGAGCATGTTGATAGGGTAGTAAATGTCCAAAAATAATAAGCCTGCAACATCAGAAGTCATTTTTAGGTATGGTGATCTGTTTAATAGCAGTTTAGCAAGTGCTGCTGCTAGTAATCCTTCTGTTCGGGATAAACTAAAAGACTTTCTTAAAACTAAAGCAGATAACCCCATTCAGTCATATGGGGCTAACGATAAACCTATGGTAAGTGGAACTCCATTTGATACTATTTTACCAAAGGCAAGAAAAGCCCACTTAACGCATAACTTTAGTATTATATATGAAGTGTCTGGGAGAAATCCAACTTACATAGTATTAGATGGTATATTCGGTCATGATGAGCTTGGTTTTGGTAATCCTCCAAATCCTAAAAAATCAAAGAACGTTGCTACAAGATTGAGAAACGCTCGTCCATAACAATAAATACTTGTATGGACATTAAAGAACTTCATTCATTTAAATTATCTGACGCTGTTAAGTTTCATGATGAACTTAACCCAAAGCTATGGGTAAACAACAAGCTTGATCCAGACGTTAGAAATGCGCTGTTAGATATAGCAGAAGACTTCATTTCGGCGCTTGGCATCAAAGATGTCAACGTAGAAGATGTGAGAATATCAGGTTCAAACGCTGCCTATTCATATACTCCACACAGTGACCTTGATCTTCACATCATTGTAGACATGTCCAAACTTCCTGACAATGAAGTTTATCAGGAACTGTTCAACGCAAAGAAAACCCTATACAACGACTCACATGATATCACAGTTCATGGAGTTCCGATTGAAGTGTATGTTCAGGATTCTAATCTTCCTGTAGTATCGCTTGGTGAATATAGTATTCTTCATAACAAATGGATTAGGCATCCAGTTAAACGTAAAGCCAACTTTGATCAGAATGCAACCCAAGCAAAATACAATAAATTGTCAGATTTGATTGATCTTGCACTAAAGACCAAAAGTGTAAAAAGAATAGATGATGTTATCGGTCTGATCAAACGCTACCGTAAAGCAGGACTGTCAAAAGGCGGCGAGTTCAGTCCAGAAAATCTTGCCTATAAGGCTATTAGAACACAAGGTGGCATTGATAAACTTTATGATCTAAGCGACAAGCTGCATAGTCAAGCATTAAGCATTGAAGAAGCAGGTACTCGCGATGATGCTCTACTAAAGATCAAAAAGCTACAAAACACTGCCGGAAGAACTCCATCTGAGATTGAAAGTATAAAGCGAATCATTGATAAAATGATGAAGCAGTATAATATCAAACCAGAAGAAATTGGTCAGCAACAGCCCGTTGATCCATTCAAGGCTAAGTTAGCTAAAGCAGCGTATGAAAAGCAAATGGCTGCTGCTGCAATGAAAGGTGAATGGGAACGCTTCAAGCGTGGTATCTTTGCTGAGGATGAAGAACTTGACGAAGCCTATACCACTAAGCAGCAAGTGATTGATCACTTTGTCAGATCAGCAAAGTATCGCGGTGAGGACGTTAATATAGCAGCACGAAAGGGTGCAGCAGCATGGGAACGCGGTTGGAGAGGTCCAAAGCCTAAGAAACCAGCAGAAATCAAACCATATGATCCAGAACAATACAAGAATGTTCGTCTTCCGTATATTGATGAAGCCTCAGGTTACATTCCATCTGCAAAAGAAAAGAACGATCCTCGTTTTAAGACTGCTCTTACTGTAGATGTGAAACCAGATTCCATTAAAGACAATGCAAAAAGGCTTGGGTCTAAAGTTTCACGAGCAGGTATCCCTCCCCAAGCTAATCCAAACGGTAAGATAGCTGAAAGTTTCATTCAGCAGTTGTCAAGAATGTTATCGGAAGCAGAAGAACAACAAGAACTCTTCCCAGGATACGATCAGCAACATCGTCAAAAGAGAATGGATGACTGGTTACAGCATACTCACGCATGGGATGGACATAAGCCAATAGTATTCTACCATGCAACTACTAAAGACTTTGATACATTCAACACACATGGAACGGGATTTGCAAGTGCACTGGGTATGACATTTGAAGTAGATCGTCATGGATCATTCTTTGCGGTTGACCCAAAGTTTGCTGAACTCTTCATTGAAAGACCAGATTACCCCGGTGAATATAAGCCAGGTGGACGAATCTTGCCTGTATATCTTTCAGTACAGAATCCCATTGATCTAAGAGATAACAATCTTTCACATATGTTAGATAACGAAGAAACCGTGCAAGGATTTAAAGACAATGGTATTGACTTGAGGTCAATATATTATTATGTTGATGAGTTTGAACGCTGGGAACTGTTTGACGGACCAGAAGGTGACCACTTTGTAAAAACCTTACAGAAGCTTGGCTTTGATGGTGCTATTATCAATGAATCAATACCGAACAATAGCAATGCAAAGTCTGGTGAAGTTTGGGTAGTTTTTAATCCAAATCAGGTTAAATCAGCGGTCGGAAATCGTGGCTCTTTTTCTCCAAACGATCCCAATATGATGAAAGAAACACGTTGACTTATTCCCGATGCTATCGTAAAGGTAGACCATGGAAAACATTCATAGTGCGATTTCGGCTCAGTCACACCTTGACAAAAGGCTGTTAAAGCTTTTCAAGCTGGAGTATAATCCAGACTTGTATAAGATGCATGGCAACATCAAGCGGATGATCACTGAACTCAGCAAACTTGAGGTAAAATCTCGTAGTGTGCCAAGGACTGCGCGCAATCTTCGCAGCAATCAGCATATCATTGCCTCAGATAAGAAACTCAACGAAATCATCAATGCAATCAATCACTTGGATCAGCTTATCCTCATCGCTCAACTGATGGCATAAAAAGCTTCAAAAAATGTGAAAATAGTTGTTGACTCGAATCGGAACCATCGCTATACGGGGTTCATAGGGAGCAACAAAGGAAAACACTCTCTATCACTTTTAACCTAATGGAGCTTAATACCATGTCTCAAGTATCTGACACCCTTACCGTTACCTCGATTCAGGCCCGCAAGGCCCTCCTCACTGCTTTCAAGGCAAAGCGTCCTGTCTTCCTCTGGGGTCCTCCGGGCATCGGCAAGTCGGAAGTCGTGCAGGAAATCACCGACGACCTCGGCGGCTATATGTACGATATGCGTATGGCGCAGATGGAACCGACTGACGTTCGCGGTATCCCCTTCTTCAACAAGGACATCGGCAAGATGGACTGGGCTGAACCTGTTGACCTTCCGAGCGAAGAAGTCTGCAAGAACTATCCCATCGTCGTTCTGTTCCTTGACGAAATGAACTCGGCTCCGCCTGCCGTGCAGGCTGCTGGTTATCAGTTGATCCTGAACCGTCGCATCGGCAAGTACAAGCTGCCTGACAACGTGGTGATCGTTGCTGCCGGTAACCGTGACAGCGACAAGGGTGTCACCTATCGTATGCCGATGCCGCTGGCCAACCGTTTCGTTCACATTGAAATGCGCTATGACTTCAATGCTTGGCAGCAGTGGGCCGTGAACAAGGGTATCCACAAGGACGTTGTTGGTTATCTCTCGTTCTCCAAGCAGGATGGTTATGACTTTGAAGCCAAGTCGTCCAGCCGTGCGTTCGCTACTCCGCGTTCGTGGTGCTTTGTCAGCGATCTGCTCAACGATGAAGACGTTGACAATGATACGCTGTTCAACCTGGTCGCTGGTTCCATTGGTGATGGTCTCGCCACCAAGTTCATGGCTCACCGCAAGGTTGCTGGTCGTATGCCGAACCCTGCCGACATTCTCTCGGGCAAGGTGAAGGACCTGCAGGTCAAGGAAATCTCGGCCATGTACTCGCTGACCATTTCCATGTGCTATGAACTGCGTGATGCCCTCCAGAACAAGACGGCTGACAACAAGAAGTTCCACGAAATGGCTGACAACTTCTTTGAGTACATCATGAAGAACTTTGAAACGGAGTTGGTCGTGATGGGTGCCAAGATTGCCCTCAAGACCTACAAGCTGCCGATTGAGCCTTCTCAGTTGAGCAACTTTGACGAGTTCCACAAGAAGTACGGCAAGTACATCGTGGAAGCTGGTAACTAATCCAGCGGCTCCATGGGGAGGGTAGAGACACCCTCCCCACTTTTTTGGAATGGCAAATATGCTACTATCTATTTTAACATTTCTTGCCATACTCATCGCTGGAGTAGCACTGGTGCTGCTCTGGCGAAGTTTGTTATATGGGCAATAGAAAAATCATTTTTTGAGTTGACATCGCTCCGTGTATAGCGTAATGTCACTTCATCAACAACGAAAGGTAACCACAATGACTACCAATACCACTGCCCCCAAGAAGTCCAAGCGTTCGCGCAGCAAGAAGTTTGAAAACCTTGTTGGACCCACCGATCCGAAGGTTGATCATATTGCCCGTGAGCGTCTGGTTACTGCTCGTATCGGTCTTTTGCTTCGTCATTCGTTTTTCGGCAATCTTGCTACTCGTCTCACGCTTGTCAACGCTGACGAATGGCTGACTACTGCTGCTACTGATGGTCAGCGTTTCTATTACAACTCGCGCTTCATCAACATGCTCAAGACGAAGGAAGTTGAATTCCTCGTCGGTCACGAAGTTCTGCATGTTGTCTACGATCACCTCGGTCGTCGTGACAATCGCGATCCTGAAATCTGGAACATTGCTGATGACTATGCTGTGAATGCTGACTTGAAGCGTCACAAGGTTGGTGAGTTCATCACCACTGTTCCTTGCTTGTACGATGCCAAGTATGAAAACTGGGCTGCTGAGGCTATCTATGATGACCTCATGAAGAATGTCCAGTACATCAACGTTCAAGACCTTCTGGACAAGATGCTGGACGATCACATCGACGGTGATGGTGATAGCGAAGGCGAAGGCGAAGATGGCAAGGATGGCGAAGGTCGTAGGGGCAAGGGCCGTCCTCAACTGTCTGAGGCTGAAAAGGAACAGATTCGTCAGGAAGTGAAGCAGGCTATCCTGAACGCTGCGTCTACTGCCGAAGCTGGTTCGATTCCGAAGGGCGTTGAACGCATGATCAAGCAGCTTACTGATCCGGTCATGCCTTGGCGCGAACTGATCCAGACCAATCTGACCTCTGCTATCAAGTCGGATTATAGCTGGATGCGTCCTTCTCGTCGCGGCTGGCACATGGATGCTGTCATGCCCGGTATGAACCCCGGTGAAGAAATCGACGTTGTTGTCATGATTGACATGTCGGGTTCCATTTCCATGAAGCAGGGTCAGGCATTCCTCTCGGAAGTTGCCGGTATGATGGAAGCGTTTGACGGTTTCCGTATCCGTGTTGCTTGCTTTGATACTCAGGTCTACAACATGCAGGAGTTCACTTCTGAGAACCTTGACACTGTTGATGAATATCAAATCCATGGTGGTGGTGGCACTGACTTTGATTGCATTTTCAAATTTCTCAAGGAAGAAGCAATCGTGCCCGAACGGCTGATCGTTTTCACTGACGGTTATCCGTTTGGTTCGTGGGGTGATGCAGATTACTGTGACACCACGTGGATCATTCACGGTGATCCTGATCCGAACCCGCCGTTCGGTGCTTGGGCAATCTATGATGACCACCGGAAGTAAGCCGGAAATCATGATGGTGGATACCTCTCGTCGGGTGATATTTGAGTCACCTGACGGGGGGAAAACCATTTACAAGCGATCTTTTGGTTCTCTAACTCGTGAACTACATTGGGAAGACCCGGAAGTGCTTAAGCAACAGGAACTCGCTATACGTTCTCAGCGAATGATGCGTATAATTCGGCTTGCAGAAACTAATCCAACTCTAAATGATGCACTGAATAAGTTGGAAATGCTTTATGAACTGGTCAAAGACAATGAAGAACGTGAATGACTTAAACCTACATCAATGGTTTATGGAACGAGAGGTGAAGCACGTTCCTGCGCACTTCGTTAGAACTAAGACGCCTACAACCCAAGAATCGGATGAATGGATAAGAGAAAAGCTTATCGGACGATATGGCCTTGTTTCAAGCGATTTGTTCGGTAAAAAGTTCCCTGCATTTGAAGACCCTAAAGAGGCGTTGTTTTATGAGCTTACTTGGAGTTAACGTGCAGCTTTCGCGGCTTTCTCGGAAAGAATTAGACGAACTTGCAGTTATTATGGCACAAGAATTGCAAAAGACTATTGACGAGGAAATCCTAGAGTCTTTGGTTCTACCATGGTTAAAGTCTGGAACGCATGGTCCAACTGGCTGGAACGTATATACTATCAAAACAGGAAATATTTCAGACTGGATAGAGTCTCAGCCTCCTCATATGTGGAATCACGGGAACGCGAGTTACAATGGTTACACGTTGAACTACGTTCTGAGTCCTGAGTTAGAAACTTGGTTTCTAACGAGGTGGTCTTAAAAATATTCAAATGTGAAAATCCTTATTAAATACAATAGTCATAATAAGGAGACACAATATGAGTTTTTTGAGACATGTGGGCAAGCACGGAGACCGTAAGGTAGCGGTAGTATTTCGTGAAGTTCCCGGTGAGCCTCATATGTGCTTGGTAGTTTACACTGAGATTCTCGGACAGAATATTCACGATCCACTTATAAGGTGCATTGAAAGCGATATCGGTCAGAACAGTGAAAACCTTGCCGACGCATTAAATCGTTCGTATACTAAGGATGGTCATTTCATTCTACAGCGCCTTCACAGTGAAGGTATGCTCAAGAAGGTCAACACGGAAAACATCGTAATGACCCCTGCACCAAACGTGAAGATCAAGTTGAGTGAACTCAACAAGATTCTTGATGAAATGAAGTTGGGTGAAGATGCTGTCAAGAGAATGGCAGAACTTGATAGCCAACGTGGGATGCAAGACCCTGCCGAAGTTGCCCGTAGAATGCGCGGTGACCCACCTTCAACGCCTATTGCAGCATCATCCAATGATGCCCTAGGTGATTCTGCTCTTGCGAATAATCTACGTGCACAAGCGGAACGTATGAGCCGTGAAGCACAAGGGCTATTGGCAGAAGCACAGCGCCTTTTAAACGAAGCATCTTCAATTGACCCCGCGAAGCCAGCAGTCATTGATGTGCCAGTAAAGAAGAGCCGTGGCCGTCCAAAGAAAACCCCTGTAGCGGCATAAGGCGCATATAATATATGTCGCCTGAGTTCATTCAGAAATGGGAGCGGCTGCTAGAAGACGTTGATAAGCAGAAGATTCCTGTAGAGTTTATCAAGAAGTTGATCTTGAGGCTTGAAGGTCGCCGTCAGCATACTATCAACATCGGGCGGCTGCTTAACCAAGGGCTTGAACCAGATCAAATAGAAGAGTTCATTAGTCGTAAACTTATTGATCTAGATGATATGGTAATTGGGATTGAGTTCATTCTCGACGTGGAAAGTATCGCAGAGGTAGTGCAACCAGAAACAGATAAGTTATTAAGTGGATTATAAATGAAACTGATATTAGCCTGCGATCCAAATGGCGGTATTGGTTATCAAAACAGATTGCCTTGGAGTAAAATCCAAGGCGATTTGCCAAGATTCAAGAGGTTAACTTCAAATGGCATCATAGTCATGGGAAGAAACACATGGGATAGCTTGAATAACAAGCCGTTGCCTAACCGAATAAATGTAGTTGTTACGACTAGTATATCTAACATCACTGGAAACCCACATGTTGTAACGATGAACACTGATTTCTCCACCGCTGGTGAAAAATATTGGCTGATAGGTGGAGCAAAACTCATCGAGACATGTTGGGATTATATAGACGAAGTGCATTTGAGTAAGACGTTTACCCATTATACTTGCGATACTTTCATAAGTTTGATATACTTGGAACATATGTTTGAGAGGACTTACAACGAGGTGTTCTCCGACCACGAATATCAAATTTGGAAGAGAAAATGAGTCAAAGAAATTGCTGGGGATGTGGATCAATATTTTACACTGATCTTGGCGCAACAAGATGTCCAGTATGTATTCAAACTGAAGCTATAACAAAACAGCATCAGCGTCAAGTAGATTTAAACCGCCAACACGATTACGAAATGCAGCGCCAGAATGATATTGCTGCCGCAAACCGTGCACAAGCGATAATAAATGCAGAACAACAGCGCATTGCAGCGATTGCATCCCAGACTCAGGCAATATTTGAAATTGCCATACGTCCCAAAGACGCCTATAATAAAGGGTATAACTATATTGATGATGAGTTTGTTGATGGCAATCAGCAAAATCTAAACATTCTTGTACAGGAAAGTGGCATTACAAAATGGACATATGATCATCCATTTGTTACTCCTACATTACAGGAAGAATTCCGAAAAGGGTTGAGGGATCGCATAAATGGACTTCAGATTTATGCTAGAGAATCCCTGCTGGATAGTGCTTACAGAGCAGGTAGACAAATAGCGGAAGGCACTCTGTCTTCACGATTTAGTCTATATACAGGAATCACCATTAACGGAAAAACTATTAGAACAGATACGTTTGATAGTCATTTTTCTTCCACCATTGATGAAAAGACAGGTGAACTAAAAATGGGATGGCAAAAGCCATTCAAAGATGAAGAGCTTAACGAAGCATTTTCTAATGGGGCCAGTGAAGTATATTGGGAAGTTAACACGGAAGAACTCAAGGAGTCTCGTCTACTCAACGAAGTAGCCGAAATTAAACGTGAGAGACATAAAGCAGCCCAAGCAAAAAGTACTGACAAACTGATCGGTATTTTTATTTTTCTGTTTCCCTTCATTGCCGCTTGGATGGCATGGGAACTAACAGAAGGATGGTTTATGCTAGGCTTGTTTGTCTCTATACCATTTTTCATGAAATATTTTGCGCAAAAACGTCACGAATGGCAATGTGATAACTGGAAATATCTTTATAGTTTATAAAATAGGTAAAACACATGAATCAATATCTAGATTTATTACAAGACATACTAAATAACGGCGAACAAAAAAGTGACAGAACCGGAGTAGGAACAATCAGTGTCTTTGGTCGCCAACTAAGGTTTGACTTGACAAAAGGGTTCCCCGCTGTTACTACAAAGAAACTCGCATGGAAAGCAGTAGTCAGTGAACTGCTTTGGTTTTTAGAAGGGAGCAACGATGAGAGAAGACTTGCTGAAATTTTATACGGACGGTCAGACTCAGGCCGTAATACGATCTGGACAGGAAATGCTGAGGCAGCTTATTGGCAACCTAGAGCAAAATTCTCCGGGGATTTGGGCCGAGTATACGGTGTTCAATGGAGAGACTGGGGTGGAGTCGATCAAGTTGAAAGACTTATCGACGGATTAAAGAACGATCCTAACGGTCGCAGGCACATCATTACTGCATGGAACGTAGACGAACTCGATCAAATGGCGCTTCCTCCATGCCATGTAATGAGTCAGTTCTATGTTAGCAACGGTAAGCTAAGCTGTCACATGTACCAGCGCAGTTGCGATGTATACTTAGGAAGTCCCTTTAATATCGCCAGTTATGCATTGCTTACGCATATGATTGCACAAGTTTGTAATCTTGATGTAGGTGAACTGATCATATCAACGGGGGACACTCATATTTATACTAATCACATTGATCAGGTTAAAGAACAACTATCACGAGAGCCTTACCCACTGCCCGGACTGTGGATTAACCCAGAAATTACTGACATAGATAAGTTTACTATGGCAGATGTGAAATTAATCGGGTATGAAAGTCATTCCGCATTACCTGCCCCGATGGCGGTGTAATGTGAAAAGGTAGAGCTAGGACTAAATACATCATAGGAGATTATGATGAAGGGTATATACTGTATTGAAAATGTGATAGATGGAAAGAAATACTATGGAAGCTCTATGAAGGTAGAATGGAGATTAGAGCAACACCGTCGCGGCCTACGCAAAGGCCATCACATTAATGTGTTCCTACAGCGGGCTTATAATAAGCATGGTATGGAAAACTTCCATTTTACTCTAGTAGAAGATATGGGTGACCCTTCTGAAGAAGAACTTCACTACAGAGAGCAGTGGTATATTGATAACAATGCAGGAGGATATAACATCGCCCCGGCTAACGGTGGCGATACATTATTAAATCATCCGAACCGCGAACAAATTATAGAGAATCGCACAACCAAGTTTAGAGATTGGATGAATTCGTTGTCCTCAGAGGAAAAGGTTGCTCGGTTTAGCAAACCGGGATCACAAAACCCGAATTGGAAGAACGGTGGAAGAATGAAATTATGCCCTTGTTGCTCAAAAAATAAGATCGAACCGACTGCTAACACCTGCGGTGAATGTCGTGATAGGACCGGTGAAAACAATCCGTTCTATAGACGTTCCCATACTGATGATACTAAACAACGATTGAAGGAGTATCAATTAGAGAATAGTTGGATAAAGGGAGTTGACCCTGCTGAACTATCTTATGTAACATGGTATGAAATAACTTACCCTTCTGGAGAAACGAAAACAGTAGCAGGATTAAAAACCATTGCAAATGAGTTTGGAGTGAGTATAGCTAATGTCCATGCTACTGTTAAAAGAATGGCTGAAGGAAAGATGCCCACTAAAAGCGTATTTAAAAACCATATTGTTAGAAAGATTGAAGTATGAAATCTAGAGCAGAGAAACGAAGTCAGATAATTTCCGAGTTTCTTGAATTGCAAAAGCAAATGATGAATCTATCCGAAAACGGGACCTATCTGGATCATGTCGTTCTTAACTATCATTCTACTAGACTTGACTCATTAAAAAATCAATTGGACTCATTGAAATGAAAACTAGAGAAGAAATTATCACTGCTATGTGCTTTACGTGGAGACATGATTATGGACTTGAAATCAGTGAAGATGATCGCATGTATTCCCTAATGTCAGGAATGACCGAATCTGAGAGAAAAATGCTGTTTAATAACATGGCTCAAATCTTTGACAACGATATTGCACCTTTGCTGGAAAATGCTAATCGTTATGAATCAGGAACGCACATTCAGCTTCCCAACAACGACGAACAAGCTAGGGCTATGGTTTTGGTCGGTCAGCATTATCTGGATAACAACAAGTGAGGATACTTGTTACTGGAGGTATGGGCTTCATTGGCCACAACGTAGTTTCTCGTCTTGAAGATATGGGACATGATGTTGAAATCCTTGACAAAATCACGCATTATGGGATCATTCCAGAAGACGAGTTGAACGCATTGATTGAAGAACGTAGTTCACATATTTCATCCATATGTCACATGTATGATATTGGGTGGCCGGAAGTGGAGACTGTCTTTAAAACGTTTGAGCCAGAAATGGTAATCCATCTGGCAAGTTTCCCTCGTCAAAAAGTAGTGAACGCTGATCCAATGCTTGGATCAAGGACTATGATTGAGGGACTTCTCAACCTATGTGAACTGAGTTGCAAATACAAGGTTAAGAAGTTCGTCTATGTAAGCAGCAGTATGGTATACGGCGATTTTGATGGCATTAACAATGAGTATTCTGCTTGTGCTGCTCAGGGCCAGTATGGCATCATGAAGCTTGCTGGCGAATGGCTGGTAAAAGATTATGCTTACCGTAGCTGCTTTGATTATACAATCGTTCGTCCAAGTGCAGTATACGGACCTCGTGATGTTGAAGATCGTGTTGTTTCAAAGTTCTTTCTTGCTGCTATGCGAGGAGAAACATTGAAAGTGAATGGAGCAAATGAACGCTTGGATTTCACCTATGTGGATGACACGGTAGATGGCATTATTCTGGCTGCATTGTCTCCGAGGACAAACTTCAAAACGTACAACGTAGCTAGAGGAAAGTCAAGAACACTTTTGGAAGCAGCGCAGCTTGTTGTTAATATTGTCGGTAAAGGGGATATTCACATTGGTCATAAAAGCGTAGACTATCCCAGTCGGGGAACGCTTTCCATTCATGAGATTAGTCGTGACTTGGGTTTTGACCCCAAGATTGATATTGAAGAAGGATTTCAGCGATACTATGAGTATCTACAAAGTTCCCCATTTTGGTCTAGCAAAGCAATACGATAATCTCAAGGAAGAACTGTTAGAAGCAACTGATCTTGTCCTAAAAAGTGGACAGTTGATTGGTGGTCAGTTCACCTTAGAGTTTGAGCGATGGCTGACCGATAGGACTGGAGCCAAGTATGCCAGTGTGGTTCATAGTGGTACTCATGCACTTGAGTTTATTGCACAATATGTCAGTGACCAAGATTTTATAAATGGCAACGATCAGAATCCTGTAATCAGAATCCCCAATATCACCTATCCTGCTACGCTCAATGCTTTTCTGAATAATGGGTGGCGTGTTCATCTCGTTGACACTGACAAATGGGGAATTATGGAACAACAAGAAGAAGTATCTGATAATGACTATCAATGTTTCGTCGGTCTTTACGGTGCCGCAGGCAAAAACTTTAACTATCATGATAGCAAAACCATCGTAGATGGTGCCCAACATTGGTTGGCGGCTGTAGATAATATTGGTGCAGGGATGGCGATCAGTTTTGACCCAACCAAAAACTTGCCTGCTTCTGGTAATGGTGGAGCAGTTGTAACTAATGATGAAGACCTATACCGATATGTTGATGCAGTAAAAAACAACGGTAAACCGATACACGAGTGGCACGGGACTAACTCCAAGATGAGTGAACTAGATTGTGCTCATCTTTTAGTCAGAACAAAGTATCTTGGTGAGTGGCAAGCCCGCCGAAAGCAAATCAAACGACAGTATATCAAGGAGTTTGAGAACTTGCCGATCAGATGTCTATCAAAGGATTTCATGCTACATGCAGACCAAAAGTTCGTTATCTATGTAGAGGATCGTGACCGTCTATTTGCCTATCTGATTAATCATGGTATTGAAGTAAAGATTCACTATCCACGTACATTGAGCGAGCTTCCAATATCCAGAAGCCACAAAATATTGTCAAAGCCTGATATGATGAGTACAAGTATACATCTTGTTAGAGGATTGATCAGTTTGCCCATTTATCCAGAAATGGTTGATGGTGATGTAGAATATGTGATTGATGCCATAAAGGGATATTATAAAAGCAAAGTATAAATACTTGTGCTATGTTTTCATTTTTATTCGGACTCATGATGAAATGGTTAATCCACATGCTCATTGTAGTGGGTGTTGGACTTCATATCATGGCACTCATAATGGGTTTTCTGCGAACTGCAAAGTTTTTTAAGTTACCGGTTAGTATTTTAGGATCAGTGGCTCTGGGATTTGCCATTTATTTTTCTGGAGAGCAAGCGCAGCAAAAGAAGATTGATGCCGAAGCTGCCAATCTTAAAGCAAAGTTGGCAAATGCAGAAGCGCAATCGGCTCAAGTAAACACCCAGATTGTAACCAAGGTTTTAACCAAAACTCAAGTCATTCATGAGAAGGGACAAGCTATAGTTACAACTATCCAGCAAGATGCTCCTATACTTGATAAAGATTGTAAAATTCCACCCGAGGCAGTTGACTTACACAATCAAGCAGCACTTATTACAGGAGACAAAAAGTGAAAAAGTTGCTAGTACTTCCATTACTGTTATTAGCTTCTGCCTGTACAACCGCAGTTCCAATCACAGTAAAGTTTCCTGTAGCACCCGATGTCTTAAAGCAGCCATGTCCTCAGTTGGATACACTAAAAAAGGATGATCCTAAACTTAGTGATATGATGACCACTGTTACTAACAACTATGTAAAGTATCACGATTGCTCTACCAAAGTGGATGCTTGGAACGAATGGTACAAGACCCAAAAAGAACTTTTTGATAACGCTTCTAAATAATCTCCCATAGATAAATAGTCTATAACGTGGAAGATTTAAATGACTGCTACCCAACAAATCATCAATATTGGAACTGCACCAAATGATCAACAAGGTGATCCATTACGTACAGCATTCGGAAAAGTAAACAATAACTTTTCCAATCTTTTTGCTACTTTCGTAAACACTAGCAACACCACTACAACAGGTAACACTGCCAACCAAGTAATATTTCAAACTGCCGCCAATACGTTTACTCAGGGTCAGTTTATCATTCGTTCAAGCAACCCCGCCACATCAGATTCTCAGAACATACAACTGTCCGCACAACTAAGCAATGATGGAACTCAAGTATCATTTACCGGTTATGGAACTACATTCTTTGGTAATGCGGTATCAAGATATGATATGAACTTAAACGGTGGAAATGTGCAAATATTAGCCAACCCATTGGTTAATGGTACTACCATTTTAGAACATTTTATTTCATCACAAATTATGTGGATCGGTGAAAATCCTCCCGGTCTTGATATAGCACTTGATGGTTATGCAAACTCGGCAATGGAAACCGAAGATTCAAGAGACATTACTACTAACCAGTCAGGAAGTTAATACTTAATGTGTGTTATCATTGCCAAATACTTTGAAGATAAAGGCTGGGTCGGAGTAAAAAACCGAGATAGAAACTATGTGCCAGAAATTGGATTTGAAGTTTCTCAAAAAGATGGTCTTGAAAGACTTATGTTCTGTGACAAAGTTACTGGATATAAAGAAGGATTTAATAGCAGTGGGGTTGCAATCCTCAGTGCAAGCTTGATGGTTCAGGATGATGAAAAGGAAGTTACCAAAACTTCCACTAAACATAGTCCAGATGGTAAAAAGATTTCAGACGCATTGCTTCAAAAAGATGCAACCAGTGCAGCAAAACGTGCTATAGAAAACGAGTTGACCGGGAACACGATTATCTATGATCAAGATACTCTGTTTTTACTTGAAGCTTGCAAAAGAGATGATGAATACCATTACGTTTGCAAAAAGATTCCGCATGATGAGGTTGTGGCAAGAACTAACCACGGTGTATGGTTGCCGTGGGCCGGTTATCAGAGAACACCAGATGACGAATCACAAACTCTCAGCCGAATAAGCAGCGAATCCAGAATGTTACAGGCACAGGGCATAGTAATGACTTCAGAAAATGAAGATGATATGGTAAATGGAATGTGCCGAATCTATGTTGATAGTCCGCAGCTTAATGTAATGAGAACAAGCACAGAACGTAAAAAGATGCGAACCACTGCACAGGAAATGATCATTCCAAGTGAAAAGACGTTTTATTGTCGCCCAATCTCAAGTCATATATCGTTTGATTTCTGGGCACTTAACCATCCAAAAACAAACTGTTGGGTGGAAATCCTTAGTAACAGAGCATTGTGGCAGGATACCAATGGTGAACCACCATTCAGTTCCAACGGAATGAAGCACACTTCTGATAAATAAGTATTGCAACTGAAAGAATATTAATATGAGAGCAAGAGAATTCATTACAGAGGCTGATTCCCCGGTTCAACCTAAAGATTTTGCAGCAGGGCAACTTGATGCTATAAAGGGCGCAATCAGTATGCCCGATTTGAGTATCAACAAATCAAATGGTTCTCCTTATCTCGCATGGAGATTTGGTATTGCGATGGCTGGTGCTCCAGATTATCCCACGCCACCAGTAGGACCAATGGCAGGTGATCCGCTTCTTTCCACTTATACAGATGAAGAACTTGAAATTATCAATATTGCTGCAAAGACTGTTGGTGCCGGAAAAGTGAAAAAGGTAAGCGATAATCGCAGCACAGAAATGTCAAATACTAATACAGTAAGTCCAGTTAGAAAAGTCAAAGGCTACAAAAAATAATGCGAGCACACGAGTTCATTACTGAATCTAGTCATAAGTTGGATGCAGAATCCTTCGGTAATGAAATGGGTGCTGTGAACACATATGATGACCAGAATATCAGTAATGGTAACTCATATATGCATTGGAGAATGGGTATTGCTTTGGCGGGTGCTCCTGAGTTTCCGACTCCATCTGAAAACTTTATCGGAGGCAATCCGATGTTCCATGCCTATACTGATGCGGAACAAAAGATGCTTGACTTTGCTGCAAAACAAGTAGGGGACAAAAGTGGTCGCAAATGGGCAAAATCTAAAAGCACCGAACGCGAAGATACCAACAAGGTAAGTCCAACAAGAAAAGTTGGCGATTACAGAAAAAATAATTAAATATTTTTACACGAATCGCCGTGATATCTATTATAATTAGTTTTGCCTCGTCCAGTTTTGCCGCAATGTTCACATTTCCAAACAGTCTGCGATGGATGAGTCCCATTTGCCAATCTCGTAAAATTGTTATTTCGCTGAACATCACCTCCGAAAAAATGATGCGTTTTATTTTGTATTTGTGGGCTATTTTCTCTTAATAAATGATGCGAACCATTTGCTAGTCTACGTTGATTGCTTTTACTTTGTATACTACCACCGAAAAAATTGTGCGTTCCATTAATAATGCTTTTACGACCAACTTCAGGATTAAGAAAAGGATGCGTTCCGTTCTCAATTTGTTTTTTTGCATTTCTACTTGATATGCTAGAAATTTCTTCAGGAGAAAGATTGAGACGCTTACCTATTAATAGACAAGCTCCCCAATCTTGCTGTGAATAATGAATATCATAGTGTTCTTGGATTGTTACAGCCTTGAGATTTATAGGGTCATTGTTATCATGATTGCCATCAATATGGTGAATTTCATAAGTTCTTCCGTTTGGCTCTTTTGGAATAGGTCCAAAATTCTGTTCGTATATTTTACGATAAATAGACATGCTGATCGCTCCTTTATAGCATTAGAGTAGTTGGGGAGTGGACGCCCGCGAACTACACTTTTATTTATCATCAAATAAAAATTTAACGATTGAACATAGCATAAGTAATTTTATAACTTATACAGGATTACAAATGATTGATATAAACCAAGTTTTTGACGCTGTTAAACTTAAATTTTACTATGAGTGGCTAGTTAATTGCCACATCTATGATGAGGGGGAAAGCGACTTCCACAAGAAGTTGACCACTCAGGTAGTAGAAACTTATATTGACCCTATGGAACTCCCAAAGGATTCCAAGATTCTTGATATAGGATGTGGCGTAGGATACTTCTTAGATGAAATGAAAGACCGTGGCTATACCGATCTTGTTGGAATTTCTTTGAGTCCAGAAGATATCAAGATTTGTGAAGCAAATGGTCATACTATTAAAAAGTATGATATGTCATTCTTGCCTCAGAAAGAGGGATATTATGACGAATCTGTAGATTTCATCTTTGCTCGCCAATCACTTGAACATTCACCATATCCTATTTTCACATTAATGGAATACAATCGCGTATTGAAACAAGGCTCAAAGATTTATATTGAAGTTCCAGCACCAGATTGTGAACGCGGTCACGAATACAATCCAAATCATTATAGCGTTTTCGGCGCTAATCAGTTGGCCGCCCTTCTTATTCGTACCGGCTTCAACATTGATAAGTTTAACAATCTTGAGTTTGATGTTAATCTGTCACATGGAGAAGAAGGACAGAAGACAGTCAAAGAGAAATATTTCTGCATCGTCGCAACTAAGGCTCGTCCACTAGATATCAAGTGAGCACCTTTTAAATTTGATTGAACAGTCACCCGCGTTTTGCGGGTGATTTGTTATGTAAAGCATAAATACAACATACGGAGTTTACTATGAGACCAAGTGAAATATTACGTGGATTAGCAGACATGCTTGATGCCAAAGAGGGCGGAATGCACCCAGCAACTGGCGCAGATTATGAATCTGAAGGCGGTGAAGATTGTGGATGCGGTGATGACAATGGTCTTGCACATGCACCTGATGATATCTTTGTTCCGCCGTTGCAGATGAAACTTGAACTTCTCAAAAAAGCAACTGGCGTCGATAATATCTATGACACCGAAGAAGAATCAGAAGATGAAGTTCATCACTACAATGAACTTGCTGCAATTAAACGTAACGCAGGTATCAATCCAGTCGTACTAGACGCATTGGGTGATGACGAACCACTAGACGTTTAAGGAGATTACCTTGAGTGGTTTTATTCAAAAAGTATTTACGAGTAGAGACAATAACGCTAACTCGGCCAACTATGTAGGTGAAACGGGTCGCATTTGGTGGAATCCAGATACTAATGCGTTATACTACAGCGATGGTAGCACTCCGGGCGGGCTTCCAATTGGGCTTGCGGGCAATGGCGCGCCAGCCGGATCGGTCGGCGCAGTACAATTCAACGCAGGCGGCAACTTATTTGGTGCTTCAGCAAATCTGACATTTATTGATAATACATTAATCACTGCTAATGTATCACCCGCCGCAGATAATATTTATTTCTTAGGTGACGAAACACATCGTTGGGCTAACTTGTGGTTAGGGCCTGGTACTATCTATATCACGGACTCAGCAAATACAGCAAACATTGCGGGACTAACAGTTCATGACGGAGTTTTAGAAGTCAACGGTGCTACAGGATTACAATCAAACTTAATTAATGGCAACACTACATTAACATTAGATACAAATGCTAATGTTACTATAACTGTAGCTGGTTCAGACAACAGTTGGACATTTGATGACTCTAATACATTAACTACACCCGGCAATGTACTAGTACAGGACAGCAATCAGAATGATATCATTGAATTAAGAACTGATGGTAATATCGCATTTAATGGCAGTGCTACACTATCAGTAAATGGTGGATTCTATGTAAGCTCAGTAGGATCAACTGATGGTCAAGGCAACATCGTAACTTACGATGGCAGTCAGTTTAAATATGGCCCTCAGTTAAAAGATTACGCAGGTAATATCGGTGCCAACAACATCACTATCACAGGCTTATTGAAAGCACCGCAAACAACTAAAGCATCTAACGCCACCGGAACACCCGGACAAATATGTTGGGATGCAAACTATATCTATGTATGTACTGCTACAAATACTTGGAAGCGTAGTCCATTAACAGGCGGATATTAATGTTTGATCCATTCAAACAAGCTAAGCTAATGAACGCTTACCAAGGGTTCACTGAGTTTACTCCTCCTGAAGAAAAAGATATGTCAGTAGACGAACTAAAGCGGTTAGCTGGCATTCCCAAGTACTATGATCTAAACGGTGATAGACTAGACAACAACCACGAAATAACAGGCGCTCAAAAAGCTCAATACATGCGAGACAATAACATCAGACCGGGCGATCCTGAATGGTTCAAAGTAATGTTTGCTAAACCGCATCTTACGGGGGAACATCCCTTCTCAAAAAAGTAGCATATTAAGCTAAATAATTATACTATGGCAAATACACCAACATTAATTAAACCACCATACCAAAAGACGGTATATAAAACTCAAAAAGAACTGGATGATTTCCTAAAGTGTTGTGATCCAGCTACCGGTTATCTGTATTTTATGGATAACTTCTTTATGATTCAGCACCCAACAAGAGGTGCAATGCATTATCACCCTTGGCCTTATCAAGAGAGACTGATTGAAACTTATCATAAGTATCGCTACTCAATCTCATTGATGCCTCGTCAGTCTGGTAAATCAACATCAGCCGCTGGATATCTACTTTGGTATGCGATGTTTGTGCAGGATTCTACTATTCTGATTGCAGCACACAAATATCAAGGTGCTCAAGAAATCATGCAGCGTATTCGTTATGCTTATGAAAACTGCCCAGATCATATTAAAGCAGGAGTAACAACCTATAACAAAGGTTCTATTGACTTTGAGAATGGTTCACGTATCGTTTCTGCCACCACAACTGAAAATACAGGTCGTGGTATGTCTATCTCATTGTTATATCTGGACGAGTTTGCGTTCGTTAGACCATCAATCGCAACAGAGTTCTGGACTGCCATTACTCCTACATTGGCAACCGGTGGTAAAGCAATCATCACATCAACACCAAACTCTGACGAAGATCAGTTTGCTCTCATTTGGAAAGGTGCTAACAAGACAGAAGATGAGTTTGGAAATACCACAGAAGTAGGCGTAAACGGATTTAGAGCCTATCGTGCACACTGGAAAGAGCAGCCAGGAAGAGACGATAAATGGGCACAGGAAATGCAAGCACAGCTAGGTGAAGATCGTTTCAATCGTGAAATCGGTTGTGAATTCATCATCGCTGACGAAACACTTATTAATCCAAATACGCTTATCCAACTTGAAGGCATTGAGCCAATCTCACGCATGGGACAAGTTCGTTGGTATAAAAAGCCAGAAAAGGGACATCTTTATGTCGTTGCTCTTGACCCATCATTGGGAACAGGTGGCGATCCTGCCGCCATTCAGATATTTGAAGCATCTACCACCACTCAGATTGGTGAATGGAAGCATAACAAGACTGATATTCCTAATCAGATCAAGCTGTTGGCGGAAATCAACAAATACATAGCAGAATGCACAGGTGAGCCAAATAATATCTATTATTCACTTGAAAACAACAGCATAGGTGAAGCCGCTCTTATTTCACTAAATGAATATGGTGAATCAAACATTCAAGGTGTATTCCTCAGTGAACCGGGAAAAAAGCGCAGAGGTTTCAACACTAGTCAGAAACCGAAACTGGCTGCTTGTGCTAAGTTCAAGACGCTTCTTGAATCAAAAAAGCTAACTGTTAATAGTCGCCCATTGATTTCAGAACTAAAAGCCTTTGTGGCACATGCTGGCAGTTATGCAGCAAAGATAGGTGATCATGATGACTTAGTTATGGCATCGTTACTTGCTGTTCGCATAATGACACAACTTGCTGATTATCATGGTGATCTTGAATCTCATATTCGTGACCATGATGAGATTATTATGCCATTACCATTCTATGCCATCCTAGGCTAAAAAGTATAAATACATCTATGGCTATAGACAACGAATCCTTTAACAAAAAGCTTTATGATCTTCTCAAAGTGAGAGGGTATAAACCCACGCCACTGAGTGCCAAGAATCAACGAGTTCAGGCATCACAGGACGCCGATGTCATTGAGTTTACTTTCATGAAGGATAACAAAGACTACGGTAAAGTCTGGATAAGCATTGATGACGCTCAAGACCTCACAGTATACTATGATTCTGAGCAGGAAGATAGCCCAGATGTTGAAACACCGGGGCTTGATTATGATGACACTTGGCTTGGTTTCCTAAAGATGTTGAAACAGTGGGCACAGCGTAGACAGATGAGTTTTGAGTTAGCAAACAAAGATCGCTTGGGCGATGATATGAAGCAAAGAGAGCATCAAAAAATGAAAGAAAAGATTGGTGAAAGTTATCATCCAATGGGTAAGAAAGCATCATACAACGATGCTGTTCCAAACGTAAAGATTGTGTTGCAGCACAATCGTGCTCTAGAAGAAGGTGAGCAGCGTTATCGTAACATCGCCAAGATTTATCTTGAAAACGTAGATGGAGAACGCTTTCTGGCTCCTACTACTCGTCCCGGTATTGCACGTGTGTATGCTCGCCATATCGCAGAAGGTGGCGTTCCTAATGATGATCGTTGGAACCATATCAAAAGTCTATGCGAAGAATATAACAAGATGGGTGGATTTGTTCGCGCAACTCGCAATGGACAGTTTAATGAGTCAGTCCAAGCACTTGTTGCAGAAGGCGTAAGTCATTATAATAACCTACGTGAAAGTCTCAATAGATTAACCAGTCATCGCGGTTACAACATGTATTTTGAATCATGGACCCCAACCCTAATGGAAGATGAAGGCTCAACTGACATCAGTGAAATGTTCATGAGTTCAAGCCTTGATCCACGCATTGAATCAGTAATGCCTATTCTTTCACGTTTACATAAGAACGTATTGGAAGCCAAGGAAGTTGATGAACTGGCTGCATGGGCAGACAATCTTGTAAATGAAACCCTTGAACTTGATGAAGATTTTAAGAACTGGGAGTTTGAAATGGAACCCGGTGATCGCACAAAGGTCATCAGTGGAGATCACAAAGGTCTTCGTGGAACCGTTGTAAAAAAGCATGATAATGGTGAATCATATTCCATCAAGGATAAGGACGGCAAGGTAACACGTCATCATATTTCTACTCTTGATAGACCGATTGGCTTGGATGAAGCACCGGGTGCCCAAACCCTAAAGCATAATCAATCAACAGAAGAAAAGAATCTAAAGGCATTTGGTCTTGCAGAGGAAGAAGAAGTTGTTTGGAAGGGTGAAAAGCCTTGGAAAAAGAAGTTCAGAAAAGACAAGGATAAGATTGAAGAAGCAGATGGCGAAAGTCTGACTTCAAACAATCCTGTTGGCATTCCAGAAGGCGAAGATAAACAAGGCGAAGAGTATAAAAAGTGGCGCAGAGAAAACTTTGACGATAAGAAAACCACTGATGATATCATTAACAACCCTGTTAGACCAACAAAGTTTGGGATAGGAAGACGTACTGACGAAAACGATGAAGGTCACACCGAAGAAGAAAACGGTATGGCTCTTGCAAATCTCAAGACCATGGCAAAGGATTCAGTTCGTTTAGCCAAAGCAGTTAAAAAGATGGGCAATAAGGAAAGTCTGGAGCCTTGGCAGCAACAGCTTATCGCATTGGCATCAGATAAAGTTGATTCTGTTCACGATAACTTTGATGGCGAAGAACTTGACGAAGACCTAGGACCAGAACAAAAGCGTGTAGGTCAGCTTGGTCCGACCGAAAAGATCGGCAAAAAAGGGACAGTTGGAAAGCTAGTCGGTTCTTGCGAAAGCAAAGAATATGATGATCTTCGTCGCTTGATGGACATTGTTCGTTTCAGGCCCTGACGCAATATAATAACATATTTTGGTCCACAAACATTACTAAATATCTTGACACTAAGTGGTTATTGTTATATAACCATAAAGTGTTAGTTGTCTCCGACAGCAAAACATGAAACTCAAACCTAGCTCAACATTTAGCACATTTTAAAGGAGAATACACAATGGCAAGTTTAGCAGAAATACGTGCTCGCTTAGCAGCACAAGACAAGGGACAGAACAAGGGTCCCAACACTCAATCCGATAACGCAATCTATCCGTTCTGGAACATCAGCGAAGGTTCTTCGGCAACCGTTCGTTTTCTTCCTGACAACGATCCTACCAACTCATTTTTCTGGGTAGAAAGAGCAATGCTCAAGCTGCCTTTCAATGGTGTAAAAGGTGGCGACAGCAAGCAGATTATCGTTCAGGTTCCTTGCGTAGAAATGTATGGCGATAACTGCCCAGTTCTTGCCGAAGTTCGCCCTTGGTACAAGGATGACTCTCTTAAGGAACTTGCTAACAAGTACTGGAAGAAGCGTACTTACCTGTTTCAGGGCTTCGTTCGTCAGAATCCTCTTGGTGATGATGTAACCCCACCTAATCCGATTCGCCGTCTCGTTATCAGCCCACAGATCATTCCTATCATTAAGACTGGTTTGATGGACCCTGAAATGAGCGAACTGCCAACTGACTACAATGCAGGTTTGGATTTCATTATCCGTAAGACCAGCAAGGGTGGTTATGCAGACTACTCAACTTCCAACTATGCACGTAAGGAAACCCCGTTGACTGAAGCAGAGTTGGCAGCTATTGATGCACATGGTCTTTTTGACCTTAAGAGTTTCCTTCCTAAGAAGCCAAGCGAAGCTGAACTTCGCATCATTAAGGAAATGTTTGAAGCATCTGTTGATGGTCGCCCTTACGACAATGATAAGTGGGGTGCTTATTACCGTCCTTATGGATTGGAAGCTCCTGCTGGTACAACTCCAGCACAGCAATCGGCACCTGCCAACACAAACGAAACGGATTCGGTAGCATCTACCCCTGCGGAAGATGACACACCTCCGTTTGATGTTGATCCTATCGTGGTTCCACAGAAGTCAACTTCAAGCGACAAGGCACAGGACATTTTGCAGATGATCCGTGCACGTCAGTCTAAGTGATTAGACAGGGGAGGGGTCATGCCCTCCCCATTCTTTAAGGAGATGTCTTATGACAACCGCAGAGGATAGATACCGATCATTAAAGCAGGGCAAGAAACTTTTAGAAGAACTTTGTGATCCCGGTAAGACTCCAAGAGTCCCAAGCATTATTCGTGACCGCGCACGTGGCATTCTACGACACTTTCCAAGTGATTACGAGATTGATCAACTTGCACTGAACAATCCAGAAATGCTTGAAAAATATTCACATAATGATAAATTAAAACAAATCGCACGATAATAGGAGATTATACTTGACAACGAAACCCTTTGACGTTTCAAAGTTCCGTAAAGATATCACTAAGGCTATTGACGGTCTTAGTATCGGGTTTAATGACCCAACAGATTGGGTTAGCACAGGCAACTACGCATTAAATTTTCGCATCAGCAGCGACTTCAATAAGGGTGTTCCTCTTGGTAAAGTTACTGTATTCGCGGGCGAATCGGGTGCAGGAAAGTCTTACATTTGCTCGGGCAATCTGATTAAACATGCACAAGAACAAGGCATCTTTGTTGTTCTGATTGATAGTGAAAACGCACTTGATGAAGCATGGCTTCATGCTCTTGGTGTGAGCACTGATGAAAATAAGTTACTCAAGTTGAATATGGCAATGATTGATGACGTTGCTAAGACTATCAGCGAGTTCATGAAGGGATACAAGGCAATATCAGATGCTGACAAGCCTAAGGTTTTATTCATCATTGACTCACTAGGCATGTTGCTAACTCCAACTGATGTTAATCAGTTTGAAGGTGGTGATTTGAAGGGTGATATGGGTCGTAAGCCAAAGGCATTAACTGCACTTGTTCGCAACTGTGTAAACATGTTCGGTAGCCATAATGTTGGTCTTGTTGCAACAAATCATACTTATGCTTCACAGGACATGTTTGATCCAGATGACAAGATTTCAGGTGGTCAGGGCTTTATTTACGCCTCATCTATCGTTGTAGCTATGCGTAAGCTTAAGCTCAAGGAAGACGAAGACGGCAACAAAACAAGTCAGGTTAATGGTATTCGCGCCGCCTGCAAGATCATGAAGACCCGTTATGCCAAGCCATTTGAATCCGTTCAAGTCAAAATTCCATATGATACCGGCATGAATCCATATTCTGGTCTTACTGATATGTTTGAGGGTATGGAACTCCTAAAAAAGGAAGGCAACTCACTTGTCTATACCAAGATTGATGGAACCCTTATCAAAAAGTTCCGCAAAGCATGGGAAGCAAATGCAGACGGTTGCTTGGATACGATTATGGAAGAGTTCAATAAGCAGCCATTGACAATCAAACACATTGAAGATGAGGTGATGGAATGAGTTTAGCACTTATCAATGAAATCTGGAAGACACTCAAGCCAAGTCTTGATTCTGGTAATGTTGCCGATGAAGCAGCAGAAACGCTAGTCAACTATCTCATTGAAGAAGACTATTCTCCTGCAGAAATCAAATATACTTTCCGTGGTGACAAAGAAATTAAGGATGCACTTGAATTTTTCATGGAATCACCGGAAGATGGACTATATCATGAACAAGTTGATGATCTATTTGATGATTATCACGAAGATGAAGATGAAGATTGGTAATGTCTTGGTATAGCCAAATCACACAAGATTTAAGCGTCCTTCCCGACTTTATTACTCATTATGAAAATGAGTTATTATCAGCCAAGAATGACGTAAAAGTATATGGGAATGTTGAAAAGAACATTTCTAAACTACCAGGTATAACAGAGTTCCGCTTCAACCAACTTCAAGAGATTGAAGCGGTTCTCAACTTTCTAAACATTCAACTAAAAAAGATACATAAAAAACACTTCAAGAAATATCTTGAAGGATATGCTAGAGCATTGACCAGTAGAGATGCTGAAAAATACGCGGATGGCGAAGATGAAGTTATTGATATGGAAGTTCTTATAAACGAAGTCGCTCTGTTGCGTAACAAATGGTTAGGCATAATGAAAGGTATTGATACTAAGCAGTGGCAATTGGGACACATTGTTCGTCTCAGAACTGCTGGTATGGAAGATATCACGATTGGATAACTTTATCCTTGTATTTTAACTCAAACTAATGTAAAGTGAAAACATGAAAAACAATGTATTCAATATAGCACAACTACCCTCAATAACTGCTGATGCTGCTTTTGGCAGTTTTGGCACTTCTATCAAAACATATGAAGCGACATATGATATAACTGAGGACCCCATTGTTCTTTCTTGTACTGTCAAGCGTCTCAAGCAGATGTACAAGGATGATCCAAATAATCATGAACTGAATACTTTACGTAAACCGGTTCAGGTTCTCATCATTGGTGAAGATCAAAAAATCATCGCACCATTCATTACTGATGAAGATCGTATTCTCGCCTCTGATATCAAGAAGCACTACGAACAGAAGATTATTGTTCTGAAACTGCGTGGTGAAAAACTATCAGATTTCAGAGAACGCCTTTGTGCATTGTTTTCTAACACCACTAATCAGTATACCGATACTCAGTGCAAGATTGCATACAAACTCCCATATTTCTACGAGTATGATCTTGGGTTGATTGACATTTTTGGAACTGAGTATTCAATTGTTGGTGGCAATACAGAAGAACAAGGTAAGAAAACTCTTACTTACATCAAGAAGCTTGATGCTAACAAAAAGAGTAAGCCACGATTTGAATATTGGTTCCGCGATGAAAATGAGAATAAGGTTGTTCTTGAAGTTGAGAAGGCCAACCCATTGATTCCGTTATGGGAAACCCACATTGCATCTACGCCAATCTCAGTAGAAGCAAAGTTCATCAAATCCTACAAGGACCATTTGCAGTATTATTCTTCCCAGCACAAATGGGAAATAAAATAATATGAAAAACATGTTGACATCCGTTCTTCCGGTGTGTATATCAAACACACACTGAGAAGACGGAGATTGACATGAGCATTGCACAAACCATTCTTTCGCAGATTAAGACGATTGACCCTCGTGCCACTTGGGCTTGGGGCGCAAAAGAATATGTGAATATGGGCAACGGTCTCAAGTTCAAGACTTCTGGCATGGTCAAGTGGAAGGGCTATGTGTATGTCAAGTATAATGAAGGCGCTGACCTTTATGATCTTGACTTCTTCAAGATTCGTAACTATGATATCAACATGACCAAACAGTATGAAGGCGTGTATGCCGAAGATTTGGTTCATATCATTGATAGCGTGGTTGGTTGAGGGAGATTTGCTATGATCACGAAGATTTCAGGTGGAGTATTTGAGCTTCAAACGGGTCGGCCTTGGACTTGGGGCATCTCGCCATTTCGTGAAGGTGAAGCACTGAAACTGAAACGAGAAGAGTCTGGTCGTTGGTTCTTTGAAATCAACGAGGTGCAATATTCTGCCAAGCAGATCGCTCCGCATCTCAAAGATATCCAAATCCACTCTTGACACTATTCCAGAATCGTGTATGGTGAGAATGTAGCAAAAGAGAGATTGTTTACCGTGAAATCCGAATTGGTTCTAACCCAAGGAATGCACCGCAACTATATTGCTTTGCAGAACTTCCTCAATAGTCGGCTGCCGCCTAAGAGGATTCGGAGAAGTAGCAGGTCTTTTAGCAAAAGCGAAAAAGATAGGCAAAGAAAAATTTACCTTTTGTCTTTGCAGGATTTCAAATGTAAAGATTGTGGCGTTCAGTTCCATATTAACGAATATGGATTTTGTCCTGAGGCAACGGCAGACCACGTTATTCCGTATCGTTATGGATCAACTCTTTGTCATAACTGTGAGTTCGTGTGTAGCTCCTGCAACAGTAAACGCACGGACACCGTGATGGAAAACATCATTCGGTTCTTTGGATCAATTAAGGGGTAAGACGATCAAATAGAATTATAATGCCTTTACAATTTTGTATCCCTTATGTTGTTTGTTTCTTTTACCGGAAAGAGTACTGGATAGTATTCTTTCTGTGAGACAATGTTCTATGCAGAATTTACGAAGTCCTGTAATAATGTGTTCAGTATTATCTGGATATTGAATGATATATGTTTTACTGTTTTTCAGTTTTGGTATGTTTTTTTGTGATGGTCTATTAATATATCCACATTTTTTACTGCACGTGGATATATGCGGGTCCCTTGTGATAATGCGTGTTCCGCAAACAGGACAAACTATTTCTATTATTGGACGAAGGGAAGAATCCGTAGACCATCTTGAATCCATACCTTTCTTTCCGCGTTGAGTTTTTTCTTCCGAAGTCATGTTCGCATTCATGCGGGCTGTTGTGATAGATAGGATTGCAGGGTCTACTGCCTTACCATCATGTTTATTCAGCCATTTCTCTAATTTGATTACTTTTAATCTTTTGAGTACTTTGGTTTCCCACTGCCTGGCGGATTCAACATTAGTAAATGTTTTTCTTATTTGTATAATATCTGGATCACCATGCACCGCCACGAAGTCTGCTACATAATTCGATGAAGTTTTGTATTTTATCCAGAATTCGGATGGGTGACACCCTTTAGCATATCTTACTCCATAATACCATATATTATGTTTTGTCCATCCGATCAAATATGTGTAAGGTGAACGGTCATTTGTCGCGTGATAAATATTCATGCTGATTGCTCCTCTTAAGCGTTAGAGTAGTTGGGAATCCCCATTCCGCGAACTACAACTTTATTTATCTTTCTGCTTGACATCATCATTATATGTGCTATAACAGTGACAGTGAAATGGGAGATACATCATGAATTATACCTTCCCGATTATTAAAAATATTTCTGATGTGCTCCCTGCTATCGAAGGCAGGGACGAGTTCATTATTGCGGATAAAGGTCCTTATACTTGTATTTCTTACAATGTGATGATGGCTGATACGTTTCCTGATGTGATTGCTTCTAATGATTTGCGTGGTAATCATGATCATTATGAAATAGAAAATCTTCATGCTCGTATTCGCCGTGAATGTCGTGGTATCATCTTCGACTCGAAGACTGGTGACATCATTCGTCGTCCGTTCCATAAGTTCTTCAACGTGAACGAGCGTGAAGAGACTCAGGATCATGTCATTGATCTGTCGCGTCCTCATGTGATCCTTGAGAAGCTGGATGGTTCCATGATTGCACCGTTCATTGTGGATGGTCAGATGATCTGGGGCACGAAGATGGGTGCTACCGATGTGGCAAAGCCTGTTGAGGAGTTCGTCAAGAACAATCCTCTTTATGAAGAGTTTGCAGTTGAAATGCTTCTGGCTGGCCTAACGCCTATCTTTGAATGGTGTTCGCGTAAGCAACGTATCGTTCTTGATTATAAAGAAGATCAGCTTGTTCTGACTGCTATTCGCCAGATGGACACGGGCCGATATCTTACACATGATGCTATGGTCGGTAATGTTAATGCATTTACATTTAAGGGCGGATATCTTCCTGTAGTTCGTGCATTCGAGCCGCAGACTGATATGAAGGCTTTCCTTGAATACGTTCGTGATCTGGAAGACCTTGAAGGATTCGTGGTTCGTTTTGATGATGGGCATATGTTGAAGTTGAAGTGCCATTGGTATCTCCAGATTCATAAGGCGAAGGAAGCAATCCTGCAAGATCGCAATGTAGTGCAAATGATATTGGAAAACACCATCGATGATGTTAAGGCACATCTACCCGTAGAGGATCGCGATGCAATTACTGTGTTTGAAAATGACTTTAACAAAGCAATCAATCAGAGGGTTAATAAAATTTGGTCTGATGTTCAATTTTATAAATCTGATAAGTATATCGGTGATCGTAAAGAATTTGCAATTAATCACGCAACCAACTTTGATAGCTTCACGCGCCCTATTATGTTCTCTTTGTGGGATAAAGAAGGCACTAAAGAGCAAGTTAAAGATGCAATATATAGTGTTATTATTAACAATTTGTCTCGCAATACTAAGTATGAAGCACTGCGAGACAAATGGTTCCACAACGTAAAGTTTAATGCTATTTAATTATAGTAACCTCATGTCCTTTGTGGTATCTACCTCTACTTCCCGCATTCTTTCCTTCTTTTTTGCAAGTATGGCAATACCATTTTTCGGACGTTGAAGGATGTTCATATCCTTCTCTTTTTTGAAAATTGTGAGTTTTATTTTTAACCCTTTTCAATGCTCTTTCCTGCTGAGACTTGCTGTCTTGAAAATTATGGGTTCCTGCATTAACTCTATCTGATGAGTGACTTGTTCCATCGGGACGTTTGAGTAAATGGTGTGAACCATCATTTACTCTGCGTCTATTGTGTTGGCGTTGAATTTCGCCGCCAACAAAAACATTTGTCCCTTCACGGACCATTCTCAGTGCTTTTTCTCTCTGGGACTCCGAATCTTGGAAGTTGTGAGTTCCATTTTCTACTCTTCTATTCGCCGCCAATCGTGCCAATTCTGATATTTCTTTTGATGACAACTTCAGTCTTTCTGCCATTAACCAGCAAGCTCCCCAATCGCCTTGGGAATAATGAATATCATAATGTTCTTGTGCAGATACTGCGATTAAATTAGATGGGTCGTTATTTTTATGATTGCCGTCTATATGATGAATTTCATAGGATTTTCCATCAGCATCTATTGGGATTGGACCATAGTAATCTTCGTAAATTTTACGATAAATTTTGCTGGGTGTTCTGTTTTTTGAATAAGTAGTCATGCTGATTGCTCCTTCATAGCATTAGAGTGAGTGGGAATTGGGCTTCCGCGACTCACGACTATTTATCTCTCTTCTTGACATATGAATTATTTTTGTATATAAAAACAATGAAGGGTAGTTATGATGACTAACGAATTAACCAAACTGCTACAAGAATGGCTTGACATTCACGATGAACCATGTCATCATGATCATCACGGCTATTGTCAGGCACATTTTTTGGAAGACAAAGGCAACTGTATTGTGGAACGAACTCGCAATCTATTGAAGGAAAAAGAAGATGACTAAGACCTGTACTATTCTTGTCGGTGTGCCTGGCTCTGGGAAGTCCACGTGGACTGCTCAGCGTAGGGTGGAAAACGTGTTCAAGCGTGGCCATGATGTGGTGCTTTCCACTGACAAGATCATTGAGGAAGTAGCACACCAGTATGGCTACACGTATGATCAGGGATTCAAGGAACTCGTTGGGTTTGCTGAAAAGGTCATGTGGGACTATGCTACTGAGTGTGCAGAAAATGGTGAAAGCGTGATCATTGATCGCACTAATCTGTCGGTAAAGTCTCGTAAGAGGTTTATTGATTTCTTTAAGAATCATGGATACACGTTTGAAGCAGTGGTGTTTCCGACTCCTGAACAGGATGAGTGGGAACGCAGGCTAAACTCTCGTAAAGGCAAGACTATTCCTCAGCATGTACTGGGGACTATGGTTAAGTCTTTGACCCTTCCAACCGAAGAGGAAGGTTTTTCAAAGATTACTGTTTTTCTGCTTGACAACATAATCTCCTGTGTGTAGAGATTGCCTCACCAAACACACAGGAGATTGTTATGACCAACATTATCGTAAAGTATGGTGAGTTTCGCGGCAAGCCGGTTATCAATCGGGAGTTCGTGATGCTCAAAGGTATTCAAGACGGTGTTCATGGTTCTTTCATTACCGTTCTGAATGACAACAAGTTTCCCGTGGATTGTAACAAAGTAAGGATTAAAGTGGATAGTACTTCTCATTATGAAATCATTGACGGTCCTGTTGATGATACTCCGGTCGCGAAGGCAGGCAAAAAGCCTGTGGTGACTGAGACTGACGAAGAAGCGATGGATCGCATCTCTTCTCGTTTTCAAATTCTTGATGATATGGCCGCTGCGTGTATTCGTGGCGATGTTCGTGCGATGATCGTTTCGGGTCCTCCGGGCGTTGGCAAGTCGTTCGGGGTTGAACAGCAGCTTGAAAAGTCTGCAATGTTTGATCAGATTGCCGGAAACAAGCTGCGTCACAACGTTGTCAAGGGTGCAATGACCGCTCTGGGTCTGTATGCACAGCTTTACAAGTATAGCGATAAGAAGAATGTTCTGGTGTTTGATGACTGTGATAGCGTCTTCGCTGATGAACTGTCACTGAACATCCTCAAGGCAGCACTGGATAGCGGCAAGCGGCGGCGTATTTGCTGGAATTCGGATTCGCGCCTGCTGCGTGATGAAGGTATTCCCAATAGCTTCAACTTCAATGGTTCGGCTATCTTCATTACGAACCTCAAGTTTGAAAATGTTCGCTCCAAGAAGCTTCAAGATCACCTTGAAGCACTCGAATCGCGTTGTCACTTTATTGACCTGACGATTGACTCGGAACGCGATAAGATGCTGCGTATCAAGCAGGTTCACCGTGATAGTGATGGTGGCCTGTTTGGAGACTACAACTTTATGGAAAACGAAGGGCAGGAAGTTCTTGACTTCATGCAAGAGAACTCCACGAAGTTGCGTGAACTGTCTATTCGTACTGCTCTCAAGATCGCTGATCTCGTGAAGGTGTCGCCCAAGAACTGGCGCGCACTGGCAGAAACCACTGTCATGCGTCGGCGCTAAGGGGAAATGAAATGAAAGACGAGATTAAGTTTGTTATTGCGTGGCTCTGGACCATATGGCAAGTTTTTGTACTGGAAGCAGTCATCAGGATTTTCAGTGGTCAATGGGGAAGCATGGATCACATAGCGTTTTGCATCGCCCTTATTGCACTCTTTGAGACAGTACGTATTCGCCAAAAACTCTAAATTTCTCTCCACCAGACCATTTCGGTGGTAAACTCAGGGGGAGGCTTAGGTCTTCCCCTTTTTTCTTGCTTTTGCTACAGATTATGATATAGTGATACAATGGAAACGAAAGAACAACTGCTCTACTTTTTCCTGCAGGGGAAGATTAGTCTAAGCCAATATGACTACAAGTTTCTTGCAAACTTGCAGACGATGATTCACAATGATAATAGAGTTACATCCAATCAGGCAGATTTGTTTGATCGTCTGGTAACTAAATATAATAAGCAGATGACCAAGCAGGGTATTGATGGGAAGACAGTCATTGCTCTTCCGTGGAAGTCTATGGTTGTTCAAAGCACACCAGAATATACCGGAGCAGTAGTGAGCATCGTAGATGATGACATCACTATTCGTGTTCCGTTTAACAAGACTTTCATTACCAAATTTAGGGAAATTCCCAGCAACACTTTTCAGTGGAACAAGGAACGTAAACTTTATACGTCTCCGTTTAGAACAACTGCACTCAAAATTGCTGTAACCGAACTGTACAAACATTTTTCAACGGTCCAGTTCTGTGAAAACATTAACCAGATTCTGGAAGACTTGAAGCAGTATGATGCTCAGGTCTGGAATCCGACACTTACATCGGTCAATGGCAAACTAATGATTGCCGCAATGTCATCTGTACTTGCAGATGTGATAGGTGACATGGAGCTAAATCTTGAGCCAATGACGCTGTATAAACTTAGTCAGCTTGGAATCAGGGTTGATCCCGTGTTGGTTGACCATGATCCATTTCTAAAGTTTGCTGCAGAGCAAACGACATACGTTGAGGCTGCTGAGGCAGAAACACTGGCATCTATGATCACGGGGCTTGGTTGCAGCAAAATAGTGTTTGGCAGGGGCCTTGCACATGGTATGCTTGGTAAACAAATCAGGGAATCAATGACTAAAGCCGATATAACTATTTCCAACGGTTTCCGAACAGCAACAAGTGATGATGAACAGCAAATGTGCGTATCCGTTTATGATAATCCTCCTTCTGTTACGCGCATTGATAAGATGATCATCGTCAAAGATTCACGTCCAATAGAGGTAAAATGAGAGAAGCAAAAATAATAATCAAAGATGAAGTTAATGTAAAAATAGAAGGACTTGAACTAGATGTCCGAAGAGCATTAACAAAAAAGTTTGAGTACGAAAAACCAGGTGCAAGATTTTTACCTGCCGTAAGACTTGGTAGGTGGAACGGAAAAGTAAGTTACTTCTCTCTAGCCGGAAGCACATATCTCAACCTGTTAGATCAGATCATTCCATATTTGATAGATCATGATTATGATATTGAGTTGGAAGATCATCGCAGCCGTCAAGACCTAGAATTTGATTTGATCAAAGAAGATACCTTCGCTGAAACACTATGGCCAAAGGGTCATCCAGCAGAAGGAAAACCAATCTTATTGCGAGACTATCAGGTTGAGATTATTAACACCTTTTTATCTAATCCACAGGCATTGCAAGAAGTTGCCACAGGAGCCGGTAAGACGCTTATCACTGCTGGACTATCACAATGTATAGAAAGATATGGTAGATCGCTTGTAATCGTCCCTAACAAGTCTCTGGTGGTGCAAACAGAGGCAGACTACATCAATCTTGGACTAGATGTGGGTGTCTACTTTGGTGATCGTAAAGAATACGGTAAGACACATACCATTTGCACATGGCAATCTCTAAATAACCTATTCAAATCGGTTAAGGATGAAGATGCTGATCCAGAAATGGACGAATTCTTTTTTGAAGACGTTGTATGTGTGATGGTTGACGAATGTTTTGATGGAGAAGCCAGAGTGCTAACCCCGAATGGGCATCTACCAATCAAGGACGTTAAAGTTGGAGATAAAATAATCAATTATTGCGAACAGTCCGGAATCTTTAAGGAAGATACAGTAGTAAAACAACACCGGAATCTTACAATATCTTCCACTGAAAAAATGTATGAAATGGAATTTGATAATGGAAGTGTAATTAGGGTTACCGGAAATCATAAGTTTCTAACAAACCTAGGATGGTGTCGGGCAGACGAACTTACTGAAAATCACGAAATCGTAAACAAAACATAAATACATATGGCTAAGGCAGGAGTATTTATGAAAATTACATATGAACAATGGAAAGTCCGATTAAATGGACGACTAGAAACATATGACCAACGGGTAAGGGTAGTTGATTTTGGAAAAGCAACATTAGAATTATCAACTGGCGAGATATTAATACAGCCCGAGTTTGGCAAGTTCAAAAAGAGAGTGATGAATATCAAGACTGATCTTTGGGTGAAGAACATGGATTTGCTTCTCGCTGGATTGATAACCGATCGGGAAATAAAGGCCAAGCTTGCCGCAATTGGTGGTGAAGCAGTCCATAAACTACATCCTGAACTTAGTAGCCGCAATTTAAATACAGGAGTGCCATGGAATAAAGGAAAGACCGGACTCCAAACTTCATGGGCAAAGGGGTTGACTAAACACACCGATAGCCGCATCGCCTCCCGAGCAAATAGCGGGGAAGCAAACGGAATGCATGGTGTAAAAATGTCTGACCAAGATAAACAACACCGGTCAGATGTGATGAAAGCTAAAATATTAGCCGGAGACTTTACCCCAAATTCTAACAATCGAAATACGCATTGGGCAGCAGAATTTAACGGAAAGAAATATAGATCAAGCTGGGAAGCGTTGTTTCAGTATATGTATCCGGATGCAGAATATGAAACGTTGAGATTGGAATACACTATCAACGGTAATCGAAAAATATACATAGCTGATTTTGTTGACTATGAAACCAAACAGGTAGCGGAAGTGAAACCGGCGGAGTTATGTAAAGGTGAGATATTTGACGCAAAAATAGTTGCACTCAACGAGTGGGCTAACCAAAATGGTTTTAGAGTCATTATCGTGACACAGGAATGGCTATTGACTAATGGCTGTCCCACTGACCTCTCCGGATTCGATGAAAAAACCGCAACAAAAATAAGGAAGTTATATGAAGCTAATAAGAAAAACTGAAATTGATAAACCCGACGAAGTGTTCAATCTCCATATTGAAAATGATCATAATTACATAGTTGATGGAGCAGTAGTTTCCAACTGCCACATGGCAAAGGCCGATGTACTTAAGACTATGCTAACAGGAGTGTTTTCTGACATACCTATTCGTTGGGGATTGACAGGGACGATTCCAAAGGATTTGATGGATCAAGTATCACTGTTAGTATCTCTTGGTCCAGTTGTCGGAAAGCTTGGCGCAAAAGAACTACAGGATAAGGGAGTTCTGGCTAACTGCCACGTAAACATCATTCAGATGAAAGATAACAAGGAGTTTTCCAACTATCAGGCTGAACTCAAACATCTCTTAGAAGATGAAAAGCGATTAGATAAGATGGCTTCTCTAATCAAAGAAATCAATAAAACTGGCAACACGTTGGTCCTAGTAGACCGTGTGAATGCAGGAAAAGAGTTAGTGAGCCGATTGGACAACGCGGTGTTTGTCAACGGAAACACTAAACTAACAGAAAGAAAGGAAGAATACGATGAAGTGGCCACGAGTGATGACAAGATTATTGTCGCCACGTATGGCGTTGCGGCTGTCGGTATCAATATTCCTCGTATCTTTAACTTGGTACTTATTGAACCTGGTAAGTCGTTTGTTCGTGTTATTCAGAGCATTGGGCGTGGTGTAAGAAAAGCGGAAGACAAGGATTTTGTGCAGATTTGGGACCTAACAAGTACCTGCAAGTTTGCAAAGAGACACCTAACGCAACGTAAGGCTTTTTATAAGGAAGCACAGTATCCATTTACAATAAAGAAGTTGGACTACTAACATGTTGACATACAACACAATATTTGATACAATAACATCATGAGAATATTAACATTAGAAGAAAACACATTCTTCAATCTTGAGCAGCTTCCAGAAGAAATAGATGATATGCGTTTCGCAATACTTGACAACTCAACACCATCTAACGTTGATTATCATTTCATACCATTGATCTTTCTGGAATCATTTAACTCTCCAGCACTCGTACTAAAGATTGCTGATAAAACGATCAAGATGCCTGTTGATTGGCAAGTGCTAATCGGAGAACAGGAACATGGCGATTTGGAGACTCTGCCCCTTTCTAGCTTAAACGATAGAGGGTTTCATGCATTTGAGTTTAATCCATTAACATCGTTCTCGCCTTCATTCTTACCTATTGAAATATTAGACATATATCCAGATGTAACTTGGTTCGCACCAAGACTTCGTAATGGGCAGTTTTTATGTGTGCCTATTGATGACGGAGAAAAACCAAGATGCGTTTATTTCGTCAAAGAAATCAGCCGTAACTGTGAAGTAGTAGATTATTCGTTGGCTTTTTAAGGAGAAAATATGATTAAGGAATCGTCAATCAAAGAGTTTCAGAAGCGTAATCAGGATTCTGATATTATGGGTGTTATTCGCACTTTGTATCCAAATATTGAAATCTCTATTCCAACTAAGAGAGGGAAAAAGAAGTGAAGTGGTTTGACAATTGGTTTCTAAAGCAATCTCGCAAAGCATGGGAAAAGGTGCAAAATGAACCAGTTTTGATGCCGGATGTTAACTATTCTCGCAGGAATTCCATATCACGCGATTTAAACTCACCAAGTACTTCATTTCGTACATACAATGCTAATGGTGGAACAGTTGTGGAAGTAACTTACTATGATGTTGCGAATGATCGTTCATCCACTTCCCTGCATGTTATTCCGAAGGATGAAGATTTGGGGCAGGCATTAGCACATATCATCACCTATGAGGCGCTTAAGCGATGAGTGATATCAAAGTCGCTCGTATCAATGTAGAACCAGTAGGGTATAAGCCAAACTTCTACTTTCACGTTCTTCGACGTACAGCAGGGGGTACAGAAATCCTCAAACAGCCATTCAAGCTGGAAGATTTAACGATTCCAAATTGTGATCTTGATGCTGCGATTAAGAAAGCATACAATGAATGCTTGAATAAATGGTACAATAGTGATATGGATGTGTCTGTCTTTGTTATTTCTTATGATGGCAAGAATATGATTTATCAAAACCCACAGGCAATCTAATGGCTAAAGAGACCCCTTTAATAGAATAAAGATGTGGTTTGGGATAAATAGTCATATCTGATGTAGCTCACGGAACGCCAATTCCCAACTACACTAACGCTTAGAAGGAGCATCAGCTATGACTATTTATTTGTATAAGAAGACCCATAACAAAACAGGGTTTAAATACCTTGGAAAAACCTCGCAAGACCCCTACAAATACAAAGGGTCAGGTGACCTATGGAAACCGCACCTTAGAAAACACGGATATGATGTTACTACGGAAATACTCAAGGAATGTCAGACTAATGATGAACTTCGTCACTGGGGATTATACTACAGTGAGTTATGGAATGTAGTGTATGAACGGGACGAATTCGGACACAAGACATGGGCTAATCTAATTCCAGAATCAGGCGAAGGCATAGAACACACGGAAGAGACAATCAAAAAGGCAGTGACTATTAGAAAAGAAAACGGATCATACGATAGGACACCGGAACATACTGCCAGTTTAATAAAATCTCGCCGGAAGAATGGAACCATTAATACCCAAACACCAGAACGGGTTGTCAAACAGCTTGAATCTAGAAAACGTAACGGAACTATGAATCCAAACACGCCTGAAAGCAACGCAAAACGATGGGATACTAGAAGACAGAACGGGACCGATAAACGCACAGACGAGAGTATACAAAAACAAAAAGCTACCCGCATTGCTCGTAATATCCCGAACCCAAATACAATCCGAGTAACTTGTATTTACTGTGATAAAATGGTAGGCAAGCCAAACTTCAGTAAGTATCATGGTGATAAGTGCAAACAGAAACCAAAATAGTTGACAGAACCCAATCAGTGTGATATTATATAAAAATGTCAAAGAAAAATTTACCAGTAGAACACCAACTAGAAAACCAAACAGTCAACTTGTTTGATGTATTGGCTGCACTAGATCGCAAAGATTATAATTATTATAAAAACCTCAATGAATCCCAGAAAAAAAGTATTAGTTTCTATATGCTGGTACAATGGATGAGCGCCATCAAAGGCAATAAAGATATCCAGTCATATTACTTACAAAGCACTGAATATCATGCTAATATGTATCTATTTAATGAGAATATACAGAAACATCCGGATTTGGTATGGCTGATGCTTTGTGCTGCTGCACCGGGCATAGGCAAACAATTCCACCAGTGGATTCCGCACATCAAAGACCGAGTGAGTAAACTGCACGAGTCTCCAAAATCCAAAGATATTAAGGAGTATTTTAAAAAAATATACCCATCTTATAGTGATAGCGACATTGAACTTTTGAGTAATGTTTATGTTGACAATCACAAGATAAAGATGTATCTTTCAGATAAGTTTCCAACCATTAAATATGATGAAATAGAGTTATTAAGTGAACTTATCACGGATCAAGATATCAAAAACTACGAAGAAGCTCTCGGAAACTAAGCCAGAGTTTCAGTGTGAGTTTTGCAATCGTAGTTTTCAAAAGGAAACCACGATGGTAAAACACCTGTGCGAAAGTAAGCGTAGGTGGCAAGACCGTGATTTGGCTGGAAATCGTATCGGTTTCCAGTCTTGGATTCGTTTCTATAAAAAGAATACCGCTAAGAAAAGTCTCACATATTTGGACTTTGCAAAGTCTGCATACTATATTGCTTTTGTAAAGTTTGGTCATTATTGTGTTAATATCAAGGCATTGAACGTAAATAGATATGCTGATTGGCTTCTTGATAATAAGATCAAGATTGACAACTGGTGTAGTGACGTGAACTACAATATGTTCTTAGTTCAATATCTCAAAGATGAAGACCCTCTTGATGCAGTGGCACGTAGCATTGAAACTACGATTGATCTTGCTAAAGAAGCAGGTGTACAAACCAAAGATTGCTTGCGTTACGTAAACCGCAATCGCCTCGCACAAGCAGTCACAAACGGTAAGATTAGCCCGTGGATGCTGTTCCATAGTGAGAGTGGCATAGCCTTTCTGGAAGGATTGGATGAAGTGCAACAGAAATATATTCTGGAGTATATCAATCCTGAGCAATGGGCAGTAAAGTTCAAGCGTGATCCAGAAATGGTATCTCAAGTCAAGCAACTCTTGGCAGCAGGAGGCTACTGATGGATAACAGAATCGTCCTAGTCAACATGGATTATCAAAATAGATTTGTTGATGATGGGGATTTAGAACAATGGGCACTTCGCAACTGTGATGGTTTTCTTGGTACATATTGCAACTTTCAAGAAATGTATCCGGTTAGAAGTGAGCATGTTGCGATTAAAACATTTTATTTTGACAACGAAAAATCTGCAATGCTGTTTTCTCTGAGATGGTTATGATATGTTAGATCATTATGACCGAGAACGTGGGTGGGAAAACACCAACCCGGGATGGTATGAAGTATCAGTGAATATTAATGGTACTATCAAGAAATATGCCGATGTTCTACGTTGGCTCAAAGAACACATTGATATGCATGAACGTCACTGTCGCTGGATATATCAGGGTGACACGATGGATGTCAAGTTTAGATATCAGAAAGATTACGTATGGTTCAATCTAACATGGGGATAAGAGTCCCATTCGTCAACGAAGATCAAAGCTATATCGTTCATCATGGCGACCGCAACTTATCACCATTTGCGCCTTCCAATAAAAAGGTATGGAACTATACTATAAACGAATGGGAAGATGTGTTGTTTTATCGTATCTATTCTACACCTAATCTGGAAAAATGGTGCGGGGAACAATATGGTCCACCGAAACATCAGGGTCCATGGTACAAAGTTGCAGGATATATTGTCATGAAAGAACAGACATACACTCATTGGAAGTTGTGTGAATAATGGTTAAAGTTCCACTAGGTAACGGCCTTGAAGACTATGACCCGGATGATCCCGACATTGAGTTTCGAAAGAAGCGTTGGGACTACTGGGGAACATTAAAGAAGATTCGGGTTGAGTATATGGCAACTTTGGACCAGCTTCAAGGTCAGTTTGATGCTTACGAGTTTGAAGAATACGTAGAAAAGAACTATGGCATCAAAATGAATATGATTGATGGAAGAATCACCGATAAGTTTGAAGTAGTAGACGAAAAGTTGTATACTTACTTTCTATTGAAATGGGAATAATATGATTATTGATTCTGACGTAGACATTGATTTGGGTGATCGTGACCAAATTCTAGCACTGATCAACCATATTCCTGCGTCAATGCGAAAGGTAAATCCGATTCGTAATCATAATACTGGAGTCCACATTACCGAGATTCCCTATGATCCTGTGTATGACATGGCTGCACTTGATTACAAGGAAGCTGAGAAACGCGGCTACTTTAAGCTTGACTTACTTAACGTTCATGTGTATAACTATGTGAAGAGTGAAGAGCATCTTGTTGAGTTGATGCGTGATCCAGACTGGACTAAACTGAAAGATCGTTCTTTCGTGGAACAGTTGATTCACCTAAACAACAGTTACGACTTCATTCAGAGGATGCCTGAGCCGATTGACTCTATTCCTCGTCTTGCCATGTTTCTTGCAGCGATTCGCCCCGCAAAGCGACATCTATTGGGCAAGACTTGGAAAGAGGTTAGTAAAACAGTTTGGGACAAAGACGATACTGGATACGCATATAAACGTAGTCATGCGATATCTTATGCACAATTAGTTGTTATACACGCCAATATATTGTCTGAACAGGGATATTAGAACAAGTGAACCTAGTTGAACTCAAAACAGTGATTGATAATATCGTGTCTAGGCACCGATATCCAGAAGAAGTACAGGTGGCTATTCCTGTATTCCGTGTTGGTCAAATAGGTCCTCGCAGCACCGTTCCGGTCAAGAACATTTATCTTGGGTTTGATTGGGATGCCAACACCTTATTCATCACTCCAGATGGTGACGAATTGCGCGAAATCAATGTAGACGAGATTTCAGCTATCATGAAAAAGTATGATGAACTTAGCTGGTCTCAATACAAGATTTCCAAGATCAAGCGAGAAAACGAAGCTTTAAAGAAGAAGTTGAAGGAACGTGACGAATGAGCAAATATACTAGACAACTGACCGCTGAACAGTTGATTCGTTTCATTGCAAATGATTATGTTGAACTGAGTCACGAAAAGATTGCTTGGCAACGCGATGAGTTTATCATGATTTGCAGAGAATGGTTGAAACACAATGTGGAAAAGGAACACACCAGTGATTAAATGGTATATTCTTGGCAAGGCTATTAAAGATGTTGCCGGGTATGCTGCAATTGGAGTTGGAGCCGCTTTGGCAGGGATCACATTTGGTGGTCTGCTTATATACCTTTCAAGCAAATTTGGATTTATAGTTTTCCCAATCATTTGTTGTTTGTTTTTTCTTGGGATGGGCATCGTCTCTCGTTACGAACATCATACTAGATTGGATCAGGAATCCAAGAAAAAGATGATGGAAGTTTTGACACGATGAGTTCTCAGTATCCACCTGATTTTCAGCTTCCTCCCGTAAGATGGGAACATGCAAAAATACCTAACGGTGGAAAAACCACGTTTGATGAAATGCGTGAGGGACTGAGTGAAGACCTTTACCGTCAAGGTGATGCCATTCTCGTTTGGGTAAATGAAGGTGATATACTATGGCATACGCTTGCAAAATGACTAAGGATTAACAATGGAACTACTTAAAGAAAACAGCCCCGAACTATCAGAAGTCTCAGCAGAATGGGACTTTGAGGTTGACGGTTCACCGGAAGAACTCATCAAGGAAATGATGAAGTTCATGATCAACAATGGTGGAGTTGGTCTCGCTGCACCGCAAGTCGGAATCAGCAAGCGCATCTTTATCATGGGCAACTTTACTAAGATGGTTGCTTGCATCAATCCTAAGGTTGTTTCTCTGTCAGAAGATCGTGTGTCTGGAATGGAAGGTTGTCTGTCATTCCCTGACTTATTCATGAAAGTAAAGCGTCCTGTATCATGCATTGTGCAGTATCAAAATATAGCAGGCGAAGGCATTGAAAGAGAAATAACTGGAATGGAAGCCCGTGTATTCTTACATGAATATGACCATTTGATCGGAATCACCTTTGATCAGCGTGTTGGCGATTTAACTTTTAAGTTGGCCAAAGAACGCAGAACAAAAGATCAAAAGAAGAAAGCTAGGGCAGGCGTTTGACCATGGTGATTGAGCGTCTTTTGGTTCTCTTTTTCAAGAAATCATTAATGCTCACCACTGGTCCATGAAGTATAACTAAACTTTTATTATTGAACGTCTTGATATATGGTTTGAAGATGTTCCAATCTTGCTTCAAAAAAAGATTGATGGGAATCGTTCTATTTGATTCCCACCACCATATATCACCCAACTCCAAAAATCTTGACTTCAACTCTGGTTCTACAATTGATCCATAGTCGTATATGGTCGTTACCATATCATCTCTGTTTTGAATAATCCCCACATAGTCTTGTCCCGCGTAAGAACAGACCGTTATAAACGGGTGATTTTCGCTCAATTTACTGAAAAAGTCGTTGCTATCCATATACTTTGTATATTTAGTTTGGTGATCCAAAACTTAATATTTTCATATTTCAAAGACTAAATACTGGATGAAAAGGGTAACAGTATAATATGTCTTATGCAACTTCAGTCTTTGTATATACTCAGAGGCAATATGTTATCATACAAACAGGATTTTCACCGAGGGTCTATATGCCACAGTATGCAAAACCACTAACATTAAACAAAGGAGTTGACAACCAGATTCAGTTCCAGTTTCTGAATCAAGAACAGAAGCCTGTTGACATCACTGGTTTGGCAATCACATGTAACATCATTAGCTATGATGGGAGTCAGATTTTATTATCCTCCACTCTTAATCTACAACTTCCTGCAAACGGTATTGCAACACTTGATCTTACGTCAGCAGACCTCGTAGACATTGATGCACAGAAGGCATACTATTCTCTCATTTTCCCATCAGGGGACTTAAACTATCCTGTGTTCGTTGACCAGAATGCTGGAGCACGTGGGGATATGAATATCGTTAACTCTGTTTACCCATACTTTGTTCCATCAAATGTTGTCACCATTCCTACCGGTCAACCATTCCCAAATACAAATCAGACATATTCAAATGGTCAACCAATCAGCAACGCAAATGCCAACATTTATTATACTAGCGTTATCAATACAAATGAAAATCCAGTCCTCACTATTCAAACCTCATTGTATGAATATGTTGGAAACGTAACTATTCAAGGTTCATGTCAAGTAGATGCTGACTGGTATCCAATCACAAACACAGTATATTCAAATGTAACTGATACTTTTGGATATGTGATTAAAGGATACCATCCTTATGTCCGCGTAATGTTCACCAGTAATGCTGGTGCCGTCACAAACGTTCTATCACGATAAGTTACCATAACACTTGATTTTTACGTCAAGTATGTTACAATGTGTTTATGTTTGATGTCCTATCTCTAATACCGGGAAAGAAAAAACACACGGTTAGTGGCTGGATAAGCGTTAATGCGTTCTGTTGCCATCATCGTGGCCATAAGCCCGACAAACGTATGAGAGGTGGAGTCAAACTCAGTGAAGGTGTTAACTGGTCATATCATTGCTTCAACTGTGGATTTAAATGTGGTTTCACGTTAGGGAAGCAACTCAGTGGTAATACCAAGCTAATGATGCGTTGGTTGGGTATTGACGATTCTCAAGTCACTAAATGGAACTTGGAAAGTTTAAAACACCGAGACTTACTTGATCTTGCTAAAGTTGTCAAGAAGAAAAAGGCAATCAAGTTTAAGGAAGTTTTGCTTCCTAATGCAGAACTGATTGACGAAAACAATCCTGCCCATCAAGTGTTCATTGATTATCTAACAAAGCGTGGGATGAACTACAAAGATTATCCATATATGGTTACGCCAAATGATGAGGGTCGCAATTCCAATCGCATCATCATTCCATATACTTTTAAAAACAAGATTGTTGGTCATGTAAGCCGTTATCTTGATGATCGCACCCCGAAATATATCAAAGATCAGCAGGTGGGATATTTGTTTGGATATGACCTCCAAAAGCCAGATTCACATTGCTGTATTGTAGTAGAAGGTATATTTGATGCTTTAAGTATTGGTGGGTGTGCATTAACTTCTAACACCATACATGAAACACAGATTGATATTCTGCGAAATCTAAACAGAACTATCATCGTAGTCCCCGATCAGGATAAAACGGGACTGACTATCTGTGACCAAGCACTTGAGTTGGGTTTTCAGGTCAGTATTCCAAACTGGGACACTGATGTTAAAGACGTAAATGATGCGAGTCGCACCTATGGTAAGCTACCGACGCTTTTGTCAATCTTACAAAACGCAACTACCAGTAAGATTAAAATAGAACTCGCTAAAAAACGAATATTACGACATTTGGAGCAGTGAACCGCATTTGTTACCATGCCACCGTTTAAACATACTTTTGCCTTTGCCCTCTTTATCACAATGTGGACACTTCCATTTAAACTGAGTTGGATGATTTTCATTAACTGGTTGTTGCCAGTTGTGCGTGCCGTTTGCCACTCTTTTATGTGATGGGTTGCTTTCACCTAAGAAGTTGTGTGTACCATCATCTACGCGAAGTTTCGATGGATTATTTTTTTCTTGCATGTGATATGTGCCGGATTTAACTTTTTGCTTGGCAGGATTAGATTCACCTTGAAAGTTATGTATACCTTTTGCTACTCTATCGTGTGATGGGTTATTTTTTCCTAAGAAGTTATGTGAACCGTCTGCTACTCGTTTAGTATTTGCCTGAGTGCTCAACTCGGATTTTTCCTTCGTTGTTACTTTCATTCGGTTCGCAATCAACAGACATGCGGCCCAATCACCTTGCGAATAATGGATATCATAATGTTCTTGAATGGTAACACATTTTAGGTTAGTTGGGTCATTATTTGAATGATCACCATCTATGTGATGTATCTCATACGAGCGCCCGGTTGTATCTTTGGGGATGGAACCGAAATGATGTTCATATATCTTTCGGTGACCAGTAGGTGAATAAATAGTCATTGCTGATGTTTCCTTCTATGACATTAGAGTAGTTAGGTGTTCCACCACCGTGAACTACGCTTTTATTTATCCCAATACTATTGCATTTACTACAAACATAGTGTAAGATTAAGATTCAGATGGCGAGAAGAAAACTTGATAACAGAGCATAACTTAGAAATACAAACCTTGTTTCTTAGAATGATGGTCACCAATGCGGAACTTTATACCCGTGTTATGAACATCATGAACGCAGAAAACTTTGATCGCACGTTAAGGCCAGTTGCTACTTTTTTGGCGGAACACACTAACAAGTATAGTGTTATGCCTGATCCTATTCAGATCAAAGCTACAACTGGAGTTGAGATTGAAACTATTGAAGGTCTTGATTCCGGCCATTATGATTGGTTTCTGGAAGAGTTTGAATCATTCACCAAACGCAAAGAACTTGAACGCGCAATCCTTAAAGCGGCAGATTTATTGGAGAAGGGAGACTTTAATCCAGTAGAAAAGTTGGTGAAAGATGCTGTTCAAATCTCTCTACAGAGAGATATGGGAACAGACTACTTTGCCGATCCGAAAGAACGTCTCAACAAATACTTCAATGCTGGTGGTCAGGTAAGTACGGGCTGGCCGCAGCTTGACCGCGTTATGTATGGTGGTATGTCTCGTGGTGAGTTGAATATCTTTGCGGGTGGTTCCGGTTCGGGTAAGTCACTCGTTATGATGAACATTGCACTTAACTGGCTACAGGCTGGATTGAGTGGCGTGTATATCACCCTTGAACTTTCAGAAGAACTCACTTCACTTCGCACCGACGCAATGCTCACAAGCATGAGCACCAAAGAGATTCGCAGAGACATGGATACTGCGGAACTCAAGGTTAAGATGGTGGCAAAGAAGTCTGGTCAGTATCGCGTCAAGGGTCTACCAGCACAGAGCAATGTCAATGATATCCGCGCATACCTGAAAGAAGTTCAGATTCAGACAGGCATTAAAGTTGACTTTGTGATGATTGACTATCTTGACTTGGTTATGCCAGTGTCGGTAAAGGTTAATCCCAATGACCAGTTTATCAAAGACAAGTATGTATCGGAAGAACTACGCAATCTCGCGAAAGAGTTGGGTATTCTGATGGTAACTGCATCACAGTTAAATCGTAGTGCAGTTGAAGAGATTGAGTTTGATCATAGTCACATCGCAGGTGGTATTTCAAAGATCAATACTGCCGACTATGTGTTTGGTATCTTCACGAGTAGAAGTATGCGTGAACGTGGTAAGTATCAGATTCAATGCATGAAATCTCGTAGTTCTACTGGTGTTGGTCAGAAGATTGACTTAGAATACAACATTGAAACGATGCGTATTACAGACGAAGACCCAGATTCTGGTGATAAACCACAGCAAAGTGCAAATCAGATTATGAGTCAGATAAAACAATCCAGTAAAGTGTTTTCCACTAATGATTTGGTCCAAGAGACTTTAGAAGACCCGTCAAAACGTGTCCATGGCGACACACAGGGTGCGAAACTCAAAGCAATGCTTAACTCACTTAAGAAATAAAATATACCTTTAGACTAAATACTCTTATAGGACCCCTACACTAATGCAAAAGAAAACTAAAAGCCTATTGGAAGAACTACAATCGTATGGCGATTCTCGTGATATTAACAATATCATTGAGTCACGTGCTTCTAACATCATAACTAGTGCAATAAATCTCATTGAGTTGATGCAGAAAAACTATTCTCCTGAAAAGGCAGAGTTACTTGAAAAAAAGCTGCTTAGTGCAATCAAGGGTAGGGACCAATCAAGATTCTCAAAGTCTATAAGGAAGAAAAATGAAGATCAATGAGTTCAAGAAAACAGAACAACTAGACGAAGGTCTAGGTGATGCTATTGGCGGTGCAGCAAGAGCACTTGTTGGTGATCATGCAGTGTCAGCTATTAAAGGGGCACTTACTGGGAAAGGCACTAAAGAACAGCTTACCCAAGATTTGTTTTTCAAAGACTTTATTAACGATGCATCCAACTCTTTAAGAAATGCGGTGAAAAGTGGTATAGTTAATCCGGACTATCATGCTGAAATAGGTACGCCACATTCCAAGCAGCCACAAGGTGGCGGAGAAGGAAATTCATCATCGGGTGAACCAGAAGAAAATCCCACACAAGCAGAGCCGACTGATGAGAAGCCAGCAAACTTCTATGGAAGCCCGACATCAGCAAATGTCAGAAAAGCGACACCACCAGCGCCGCAGGCTAATCCATTAACTGCACCTGCCCTTAAGTCTAACAATGTTACTACTACGGTTAAGCCAGCTACAGCAGCCCCTGCAACTGGGGGAATCACTTCTGGTGGATTGGGATATCAAGCAAAACCAGCAGCACAACCAGCAGCACAACCAGCAGCACAACCAGCAGCACAACCAGCAGCACAACCAGCGGCCCCGGCACAGGCTCCAAAACAGGCAGCACCAACATCTGCACAACAGACTGTAGCAGCAGCACAGCAACATAGACAGGGCATTGCTAACGCACAGAATGTTCAGGCAGCAGGAAAAGCAGCAGCGGCAAAGCCAGGCTTTCAAAGAACAGCAGCAGACAAGCTTGCAATGAAGGCAGCAGGGCTATCAGAAAGTGAATATCGCCGTCTTAATGCAATCTTTGAAAGCATCATGGAAGCCGGAGAAGAAGATGGAGCAGAAATGATGTCTATAGGACAATATATGCTTGACTGGTTTGAGGGTTATATGCAAGGTACTAACTGGGAAAAATATAAACAGAGAGTCATTCCATTGCTCCAAAACATAGAATATTCTTGGGGAAGAGACAAAGGTAAAGCGGCTATAAAGCAGCTTGCCAAGGCAGCATATGCTATTTCTGGTCCAGCAACTTCTAAATCTTCAAAGCAAAGTGGCGGATCAAGCCAGACAGGCTTATCTGGTATCAATAACTTTGGTGCCGGTGGATATCAATCCACACCAAACGCATCTGCGGATAAAGAAACATTTGCTCAACTTGATGCAATAAAAAAGAACAATCCAGAGTTATTCGCAAAATATATGGCTCAAGCTCAAGCTCAAGGTAAAAAATGACCGATATTCGTGACCTAATCACTAAGATGGAAACAATCAATACTGTGATTGCTGAAGGTAAAGGACACCTTGAGCATCCAGAGGATTTGGTATTCATCGGGGATGAACAGGGTGCAAGACGGGCTATTGATGCGATTTCTGCTACGGTAGAAAATCCACAATCAATCACCATCAAATGGGATGGATATCCAGCTTTGATTTTTGGACGCGGACCTGATGGGAAGTTTTCTATCATGGATAAGCACATGTTCAATAAAAAAGACGGCACCGGTCGCGAAGTATTCAGTCCACAAGCTTTTGCGCAATATGATGCAAAGCGTGGGGTAGATCGCAGTGATTTGCACGAAGTGATCGCCCGCTTATGGCAAGGGCTTGAAAAAGATGATCGTGCTGGAAATGGGTATTATTGGGGAGATTTACTGTTTGCCCACCCACTAGAAGATCATGGTGGAGTATACAAGTTCAAAGCAAACCCAAATGGTATTGCATACGAAGTTGATGCTGATAGCGAAGTTGGCAAGCTTCTTGCAGGTAAAGAAGCAGCAATTGCCGTTCACCAGTTCATTCCTGCTGATGCTATAACAACTGATCAAGCGGTATCATTGGATGGTTCTATTGGCAATCTACAAAATGCTTCAAATGTTGCTATTGTTCCGAGCAAAATGCCAATGACTCCAAAGTTAAAGATTAACAATACCTTAAAGAAAGCTGCTGAAAACGCATTGGCACAATATGGTGAGGCTGTTCGTGAACTGATGACAACCGCGCCCCAGTCACGCAAAACATTCAATCAGTTGTTTACTGTTTTTGTTAACAAAAAGATTGTGTCTGGTAGCCTTACAAATCTTGCACGTGATTTCATGGATTTTGTGGAAGCCAGAAAAATGTCACCAGCGATGAAAGCTAAGATTGCTCAACACCTGAACCAACATAAACAAGGTATCATTGGCGCATTCAAGATTTGGGCCGCGCTATATAATCTCAAGATGGACGTGGTAAATCAGCTTAACAAAGCAGCAGAATCAAGCCCTGTTCGTGGTCATTTGGCGGACGGAAGATCATCCCAAGAAGGATTTGTGGCTCAAGGACTCAAGTTTGTTGATCGTCTTGGATTCTCACGACAAAATCTTGCTGGAAAATAACCTAAAACACCCTTTTTTGTGCAAAAAGATAAATAAATGTATGAGCATGATGCTCACATATTTAAAGGAAAAATAAAATGGCACAGTTTACAAAGGTCAATGGTGACTTTCTTCCAGTAATGCACTTGGACTCCCCAGCATATACCAACTCAGGTATCAATGCTGTAACTCCAAACGTAGCAGTTCAGCCACAGGGTCCAAAGCTTGAGTTCTTCACTGCAACTGCAAATGGCGCTTTGACTGGCACTCAGATTCTTGCTGGTGTTCAGACTATTCAGCAGCTTTCAACTATCTACATCTATCAGTATGGTAACACAGCTAACGCAACTTTTGCTTTCGCTTCATACCCAGTAGGTGCCGTAAACAACACTGCTCTTGCAACTTCACTTGTAACTAATGCAGGTTGGGCAGCAGGCGCAACTGTTACTGCAGGTGCAACTTTCATTGCAGGTTCAGACAACTAAGTTTAAAACCTATCGCAAGAATAAGAAACCCGAGGATTTTTCCTCGGGTTTTTTGTTGCTCTAAATACATATATGTCACATCGCATCGCCGCCTATACACTTTTTGATATTACTCAAACTGGTGTAATGAATCGTTCAAAGCCCAATGTTGATGACATTGAAGAATGGATTCATCGTCGCAATACGCAATGTAACTTTGATACACTTTTACAAGTTATCTCTTTACGTTCACAGCCGGAAGTCATTAAACTTCCCATAAGACTGGAAATAAAAGAAGATGATTTTGCACGATTTGGGTTTTTATACGAATACTCAGAAGATAAACCAAGCTACTGTTGGAGATTTGAGTTTGAGATTCATCACAGCAGTGTATTTGAAAATGGAATCACTCCATTGGGATCACTTTATAGAGATTGTGAAGGTGTTCCAATGATACAATGCAAGGATCAAATAGAAAAAATGCCTTCTTTCCTTGACGTATCAGACGAGTTGAAAAACGTTTACTTTGAGGTGATATGAAAAACGTAGCAAAACTTGATGAGATATTTGAGCATGGACTTAAATCTGATATTAAGGACATACTGATAACATGTGACAAGCAGGGAAAGTATTCTCTTTTTGGGAAATATACTATCATGCCAGCATTATCTAAAGGGTTCAAAGCATTTACACCAAAGCATGTGGAGGAATACGAGTTTTCATCTTTAATACACGCTGCTTCTTGGTGCACTCTACATAATGCAGGAAGATTCAAGGAAGCAAGACGAATGGTAATGCTGGACTTGAAGCTGAGTAGTATCAAAATGGATATAGAAAATCACGCAAGGCTTCTCAAGAACTCAACTACACCGTCCACACGATTTCTTTATGTGGTAAAGATAGAAGAAGACCTCTTAAAACAGAACTTAATGTTAGAAGAAATAAGTTATCATATAAATACTTCTAAGAGGATACAGGAACAGAAGTTCCATAAATCGGAGCACCAAAATTTTAGATATCTATGATAAATAGATAACAACATGGAAGAGTTAACCACTATGAACCTTAATGACCTAGATAAAAAGAACGTTGCAAGCAGAGCCTTGAAGGAAAACTTTGCGCATAACTTCAATACATCAAAGATGGATAAGTCAACTACGCGCACTATGCTTTCCAAGGTGCGTGGCTTGATTAAAGAATCAAGACAGTCACATGATTTCCACAGAAATCACTCAAATCCAACTCACATGAAGCTTGTGTTCATGGAACAGGCGCTCACAAGCCGTCTTGATTATTTAAACTCTATGCCTAAGCCACGCATTGTGGTTGAAAACGAAGAAGTTGAAAAATCACAGGTCATTCTTGCTGCACAGGATATGGTTGACTCAGTACAGAAGATGGTTGAAGAAGTTAGCGACATGCTCGTTAAGGAACTCCCAGCACTTTCAGATTCAATTCAGTCTGAAATCGGTGCCAACGAAAGCGAACAGTTTAACTCACAAGTATCTGAGGCTCTTGCATCCCTCAATGCCTCACTTCAAGAAACTCAGGCAACACTCAAGAGTGCATTGAATAGCATCACTGGTCAAGGTGATATGGGTGGTTTCGGCGGAGATATGGGTGCTGAAATGGGTGCCGATCTTGCCGGTGACGAAGATGCTCTTGGTGCTGACATGGATATGGACATGGATTCCGACGCTGATACTGAACTTCCTCCAATCCCAAATATCCCTTCAAAGAAGCCAGAAGAAAGAGAACCAAATCCAAGAATGGGTGGCGCAGGTCGCCCAAAGAGATAACGGATGTTTCTTTTTGAGTTCAATCAGGATAGTGCTCAGGTATCAAAAATCATTGCTTTGACTAACCAGTTGAAGCATGATATTGATAATGGTGAGGGCGATCCTGATAACTTTTCGGTTGATGATCTTCTTGAATACTTTCAAATGTATGATGTTATTCTTGACAAAAACGATCTATACAACATGATTAAGGTAAATCCATTGAAATCCCTTATCAGTAACATTGAAGGTGATAGGGTAGTTTTCAAGGGTCATGAGCCTGCCCCAGCCGAAGCGCCTCAGGACGATAACCAAAAAACAGTCGCCAATATGGCAAAATCGGCAATGAAAAAATAATATATTGACATTTCAGTATATTGATAGTATAATCAACAAATGGCTATAACTCAAAAATTCCCCTACGCAGAAATGAAGAGGGTTAATGTTGACGGATCGCGTCGGTATCTAACTCCAGATGGTTCCAAAGTTCCTAGTGTAACTACGATCTTGGATGCAACCAAATCAGAAGAAACTAAACGAGCATTAAATAACTGGCGAAATCGTGTCGGTCACAAACAGGCACAGGCTATCACAAATGAAGCTGCCAGTAGAGGTACTCGTATGCACAAATGGATTGAAGACTTTATCAAATTGGATATCATCGGAGAACCCGGAAGCAATCCATATAGTCAGCAAAGTCATTTAATGGCGAACGAAATCATCACAAATGGATTAAGTAAGTGTGATGAGTTTTGGGGTACAGAAGTATCCCTACATTTCCCAGAGGTATATGCAGGAACGACTGACCTATGTGGCGTCCATGAAGGAGCAGAAGCTATCATGGACCACAAACAATCCAACAAGATAAAGAAACGCGAGTGGATTGATGATTACTTTGTTCAGACCTCAGCATACGCATTAGCACACAATGAAGTATATGGAACAAAGATTCGCAAAGGGGTAATATTTATGTGCATCAAGCCAGAACTTCTGGATAACGTGTGGACTAAGCCACAGTATATGGAATTCATTATTGAAGGTAATGAATTTGACAAATATACCGATATGTGGTATTCCAGACTAGAGAAATACTACTCTCAGTTTGTTTAAAGGTTTCCGTTCTGTAAAGCATAAATAAGAGTATATTCAAATGGGTGAAACATACTCTTATGTCAATTTTACAGATTTCGAAACTCCAGCAACGATCAGGCAACCTAGTAGACCTGCCACAACTTGACGAAGGTGAGTTCGGTTGGGCTTCCGACAACAACCGTCTGTTCATCGGTAAGACATCACCAAACCAAAACGTAGAAGTTTTGACCGCATATTCCAATATTGCCTTCAGTCAAATTGATGGAAGTATAGGAAATCTAAACATGAATCCTGTCACTATAGCGGCAGGAGAAATATTGGCATATGACGGGACTAACTGGGTAAATAGTGGCGGAAATGCTGGTGGAAATATTAATCTTGGTAATATTTCAAATGTTAGCATCAGTGGTGGTGCAATTGGTTATATTTTGCAAACTGATGGATTGGGAAATCTTTCATGGACCCCAAAGGGAACATTACTTGCATTCATAGAAAACGTTACACAGGCAAATCCGGGTGTCGTAACAACAACTTCCAATCATAATTTAACAAAAGGTGCAGCGGTAACCATTACTGGGTCTCAAGGAATGACTCAGTTGAATGGAAATTCATACTATGCAAACGTATTGACTCCGACAACTTTTGCTCTATATACTGACGCTGCGGCATCTTCCAGTACATTAAACACTTCTTCTTATAATGCATATGCTTATACTACTGTATCAAATACTACAACTAGTGTTAATACTGTAACAGTAGGAAACAGTGCCGTACTTTCAGTAAACAAACCGGTTCAGTTTGTTGGTAATATGTCAACTAGTGGCATTCTCAATAATACCACATATTATATTAATTCCATACCAACCGGCACAACCATTACGATTTCCAGTAATGTATATCCTAATGGCACGGCTGGTCCAGTTCTTGCCCTTCAAACAGCAAATGGACTTTCCGCAAGTGTTTATGAAACTGGTGGACAAATAACATCTTTGGTTGGTGGTGGATCGGGAGGAACTGTTGCCGCTGGAACAAACACTCAAGTGCAGTTCAATGATGCCGGTATCCTTGGATCAGCGTCAACCTTCACATTTGATTTTGCTAATAATATCCTAACTGTTAATGGGAACGCAAACGTAGGTAATCTAAATTCTACTGCCGTTGTTTCTGCCGTTTCGTTTGCTTCAAACATTGCAAATGGCACTGCTCCATTGACAGTCAACTCGTCTACAAAGGTAGCCAATTTAAATGCTGACTTGGTGGATGGCTATAACCCAACAATCACCATTGCAGCAAATACCATCGTCGTAAGAGATACCAACGGTAATATTTACGGAAACTTGCATTCCGGAACCACGTTGACTATTTCCGGAAATGCAAATGTTGGAAATCTAGGCACCAATATATTAATAGCAACTGGCAATATATCTGGTGCTAATATAACGGGTAATCATTTTGGTAATGGTGCAGCACTTAGCTCTATTACGGGCGCTAATGTCAGTGGTCCAGTAACATATGCAACAACTGCAAACTCAGTAGCTGGTTCTAATGTAAGTGGTCCTGTGGCATATGCAACAATTGCAAACTCAGTAGCCGGTTCTAATGTAAGCGGTCCTGTGGCAAATGCAACATATGCAACAAGTGCGGGAAGTGCTACTACAGCAACTACAGCCGGATCAGCTACAACTGCTGGAACAATCACTACTTCCTCACAACCGAACTTGACCACTGCCACTAATTTGACATCTATTGGCATATTGACTACATTGAGTGTAACTGGCAACGTTTCTGTTGGTAACGTATCTGCAACTTCGCATCATATATTCAGTGTGGCGGGAGCGGTTTCAGCAGCGGGGTCAACTCAGGGAACAGCAACTGCTCTGACAAATGATTTTAACGTAGTATCTACGGTATCATCTGGAGCAAATGGTGTGTCGCTCCCTACAGCAGTTGCAGGATATCGTATTACAATCTTAAACACTTCAGCAAACATACTGAACGTGTATCCATTAGGTAATGGTATTATTAACTCGCAATCCGCAAACGTAGCATATGCTCAGCCAGCAGGATCAAGACTTGATTTTATTTGCACAACAAATGCAACTGCTCCGGGCGGACAGTGGTACACACTCAACGCAACTTATGACTAATAAGAATAAATAAGTTTAGAGGAATAAACAAAAATGGCATCTTACGTATACACAGCAAACTCAACGGCACAGGCAACTGCAAACATTCAGACTGATAAGGTCAGAATTGCAACTACATCTTCGCCTATTCAAGTTGTAGCGAGTTATCCTAACGTTGCTGTAACTGGCACGGTAACTGCCAATACCTCAAGCAATATTGTAACTGGATCAAGCTCTTCATTTTTTACACAGTTAAATGTTGGTGCATGGATTGGAAACGCTACAGGAGTAACTGTAGGTATCGTAAAATCAATAGCCAATAACACAAGTTTAACTCTCACTGCAAATGCCAATGTGGCAATCTCTGGGGCAGGAGCAACTTTTAATCCATACGGTGTTCCTTATGCTGTTGCAACTGCAAATAGCGAAATCATTCCAGCAAACACAGTTGAACGTAGCTTCTATGTGGGGCAAGGTAACATTATTTCATTCTTGAATGTATCAGGTGCAACAGCCGCACCTTTCTCAGTCACTGAGTTGGGTATGCCTTATGCTTATACTGGAACATCTGGTGTAAATATTGACCCAGCAAACGGCGGCATCAGCCAGTAACCATCCTCATTTTTACGCAAAAAGTATAAATACTTTCATACACTCTCATGCGGAGAGTTTATGCAGCACCCACTGCGTACCGGCTAGAACCCGGCATAACAAAAGGAAAAACAAATGGGTCGTCCACTAAAAATTGCACAATCGCAGGCTGTCCTAACTCTTACAGCAACAACTGCATCCACTCAGTTAGTAACTACTTCTGGTAACCTAACTGCAACCAACGTAACCAAAGGTATGCCATTCGTGGTATCTGCAAACATCGGTGGGTTGGTCGCTGGCACTACTTACTACGTAAATAGTGTTGCTTCTTCAACTACCTTTTCGGTATCAAGCACTCAGCTTAGCGTTCAGCCACAGACTGTTCCAACTCTAACTACTACAACTGGTCAATCAATTGCAGCAACTGTTGGTATGGTTGATTCTGGATTCAGTAATCCAAATGGATCAAACACTGCAACTAACGCAACATCATACGGTGTTGTCGGTGGTAATACTGCACAATATGGTTCACAAGTTTCCGTAACTGTCGCAATCGGTGCAAACGGTACAGGTACTCTCTTCACTTCAACTACTAGCCCAAGAGCAGCAGGATTGAATACTAACTTTGCTACTAACGTAGCAAACGGTGCTGTAATTCAAATCCCAGTAGCAAACATCAATGGTATTCAAACTGACTACACTACAGTAGGTTATGTAACTGGTACTCCAGGTAATAACGCAGTTGTAGTTGCAAACACGACCGCAACTGGCAACGTAATCGGTACCTCAGGAAATGCATTGACATTGATCGCAAATGCGCCTGTCATTTTCGACACTACCTTCGGTGGGCTAACTGCTGGCAACGTTTATTATGTCAAGACCACTCCAAACGCTGCTGCATTCACTGTTTCAACATCAGTTGGTGGAGCACCAGTACAATTGTCATCTAACGCAAGCGTAACTGCAAATGCTCTACAAGATACCATAACATTCACTGCAAATGCAGCAGTTGCGGTTTCAAACAGTGCATTCATTCAGGCAACACCTGAAACTGGATTCATTCAGCGCCAAAAAGGCAAGACCAAGTATCTTGTAATCGGATTAACTTCTGGTCTCACATCACAGTGCTATACTGCAAATGTTGCAAATACTGCAATGTTGCCAAACACCATGATTATCACAGGTACTTACGCAAACTCATCAACTGTGAACTTGTTCAATCTTGATGATTATCAATCAGAAGCATATACTGCATGGACTTATTCCAATGCACTCGTAGCCGGTACTCAGTATACTATTGCAAACGCAGGCAATACTCTCTGGACATCAGTTGGCGCACGCGACAATATGACTGGCATTACTTTCACTGCAACAGGTAACGTTGCTGGAACTGGATTTGCAATTGCTGCAAACGCTTACCCAACTGTCATTGCGACATTCGGTACTGCCTATGCTGCAAATACATATCCTGGTACCAATCCAATTGATAGTCAAACATCAAGAGTATCTGGTCAGCCAATGCCTATCATCACTATCAACAACGCATAAGGAAAATAAGTCATGGTCTCTCGTTCAACAGCACAACAGGTTAACCAGCAGACCGAGACTGAAATCGCGGTCCTTCGAGTCCAGTATTCAAATCTCAATGAAAAAGTTGACGATTTGAAAACTGGCTTGAAGGAAGTTAGTGAAAGCGTTAAAGCAAGCACGACTGCTACAATGACAGCCATTAAATCAATGGAAGATAGTAGCAAGACTGCACATACCAAACTTGAAGAAAAGATCACTGCTTTAGAAAAGTGGAGATGGATGGTAATGGGAGGTGCAGCACTTGCTGGCGCTTTAGGATTTCATGTTGTAGGCAAAGTTTTCGGACTATGATAATAGGGGCTTCGGTCCCTATTATTTTGCCAGTGAATTTAACTTCTCAGTAACAATATCAATATTGACAGTAGAAAACAGGCCTGGATGAAGTGGTTTTGGATACTGTCCTTCTCCAACCCAAGCATACCCGACATGTTCTTCATTTAATTTTGGAATAAATTCTTCTCTGACTGCACAGAAAAAAGTATGATAAGTGAATGTGTTATTAACAAACTTTTGAATTGGTATCAGTTTTAAATCAGAAATGTCAAAATCCATTTCTTCCCTACATTCACGAGCAATCCCCTCTAAAAGAGTTTCATCTGCGTTTATTCCTCCTCCCGGCATACTCCAAGTAGGACTTCGTGAATCTGCACGTAGTAGGTATAGATAACGATTGGTGGAAGAACTATAGAAAAAAACACCAGCAGCAGTATTTGTCATATAACGATACTGAAATTCCCAGCTTCATAAAAGCCTTCGTATGATTTTACCCATATGTTTTGATCAGTATCATATCGGTATTGAACTCCTGTTGTCATATTGGTAACAAATTCAACCTCGCTTGAACCTTCAGCATTAAATGCAACAAACCATTTATTTGTTGTCGCGTTATACTGAATAATATCATTAGCATTGGCAACTAGTCCACCCCAAGCAACTGTAGTATCACCATCGCTCCCGATATCCTCTACTATCAGATATCTTTTATTTGGTGTAGGACCGGGCAATCCAGCGTTAGGTCCAGTTACTAATGGATTAATGATACTGTCCACAGGATCAAGAGTGTTTTGTGGCAAAGTATTTGGATCAATATTATAGATTAAAAATCTATCATCAGTTGGATTAAGAACTATAGTTCCAACTATATCAGTTGTCATATATGGATTCTGTAGCCAAATCTGAGAAATCCCCGGTCTGATTGCTCCATATACGTTCAAGAATGATGTCCAATATAGATCGGTATTTGGATTGCTTGGTAATGCAAACTGATCATTTGGTGGATACGGGGCTGCATTTTGTGGAAGCAACTGTAGTTGATTTCCAAGAAGCAACACTTGGTAGCCATATGGGGTAATCTTTTGTCTCGTCCCTAGCAGTAAATCTTCGTTTTGCACATCTTGTAACGCGGTTCCCTGATATATTGAGGCAATGATTTTTTCTACAACCCCAAGTTTCTTTAACTTAGCAGGAGTTGATAGCCAAATAGGCATATAAAACTTCCAAGTCATAATATCAATTGGGTTGTTACCACCAACAGGAATAGTTTTACTACTAAAATTCAATCCGTCTTGGAATACAGATGACAAAGAAGTCCAGTCAACAAAGTTATCAGTGCTTTGAATTTCAAGAGCAGGATTAAACAGTGTTCCAAGCTGTTCCAATAGTTGCAACTTTTGGTTATAGTTTGTGGTCCAAAAATCAACAGTGATACGAAGAGTATATGGAACAGGCATTTGTCGCTCAATAGTAAATGCTTGAGCTTGTGTAGTCTCGTAGGACTGAGTTTCACTATTATATGTACGCTGTCTTACGTTGAGTTTATCAATAAAAGTAGGATCGGTAGCCCATTTTTGGTTATACTCAACACCGCTGATATAATATGTAATCATCGGTGCACTCGGGAGATTGCTAGCAGAGTTATTGGCAATAATAGTCGCTGCTTGTCTACTTTGATCCCCATACATAATAGGAACACGAACAATAATAGGATTACCCTGAGGATCGTTTCCCTTTGTTACATTCCAAGAACTAAAAATCTTACCGAACTGTATAAGGTAACGTCTAATCTGTTCGTCATAAAAAAATTCAGCCACGTATTATCTCTCAATCTTCTGGTGGAAGTGTATCTGGAGCAATTCTTAATATCGTTGATAGACCTTGCTTTTCAGGTACAAATGCATTATCGTTATTTACATAAATTTGATTGTCGTTATTAATAAATGATGAAAGTTGTGACTGATTGGACGTATCGGCAAAGCCTGTCTGAGTTCTTACGTTTTCAGATATTCTTACCCATAATGTTCCGTCCCAACGAAATAGCAATTGTGGTAGATAATCAATACGCAAGAAATAATCACCAACTTGTGGGTTTTGAGGAAATGCAATTCCAGCAGCAACTGGGAATCCATCTGGTGCTTGACCATCTCCGGTAAGATAACCAGCAGCATATCCAAATGATCGTGGGGTAGCACGAGCAATGTATTGGTAAGCAGGATCACAGTCTGCACGATAGTCCATTTGCTGGGTTATGTCACCCGTAAATCCAGCCGCAGTAGGGTCTTGATCGGCAGTTGCATATGTATTATCGGCAGTACCATATGGGCCTGTGGCCATTCCTAATGACTGTACAGCCAACAGTTTAGTTGTTTCCACTGATCCGGAGCCACCAGCGGTTTTTTCAGGTGCAACTTCAATAACCGATAAATTTGCCGCAACAAACTTGTCAATCTTGTCAGATAATCCTTCAGCATCCACCGTCATGTCCCAAATACTCTGTAATGCTTCTTTGGAAATCTTGATGCCAGCACTCGGGACACGATATCTAGGATCGCGAATCATAACAACGTTTCCTGTTACAATGGGCTGAGTGTTAGTAGTATTAATGATAATATCAATAGGTGGTGCCGGTTCATTGGGATGATCCGATAATGTACCATCCGATTGATATGCACCGTAAGTTGGAACTACATAAAGATTGCTGTTATCATAGCCTGATTTAGGTAACAAGCGTTCTGCTTCTTGAAGATTAGCGTCATTGATTGCAATGTTTTTGTTATAGGTGGACAGAATATCAGAAAGGCTACCATTAGGCACAACAGACCAATATGCTGCATTTGGTGGCGTAATGCCTGCAGGAACAGGACCTGTTGATTGGTAAATGGTTCCGGCATACGTCACAGTGTATCCTTGAGGATAAGTTTTAGATGGATCAAAATCACCCAAATAGTTGTCTTGTTGAATAGGTTGATTAAGAATATCAGCAAACTCTTCGGAATTGACGAGAGGTTCACATTTAATGCGCCATAAATGCGGGAACCAAGTCTGTGAAAATCCCTCACTTGCGAAGTTGGCATCAGTGATTTGCATAAAACGCTTCAGTGCAACTGGAATGGTTTCGTCTAATGGGTTGTAGTCAATAAGATGTGGGAGTTCAAGAACGTCCCCTACCATCAACTTTCTCCCAATGATATCAATCATGTCATTGTAATGAACAGTGATAAAAATGATGTCGTTGTTTAGGAACAAACCGAACTGACTGAGATCAAAGTCAAGGTTCTGAACAGAGTAGTGACCACGAAGACGATAGATGTTTGGATCGTAGATTCTATCACGGTTTTCTAAAAACAGCAAATCTTGAATCTGTGTTGGACTTGGTTCCAGATACTGAGGCTGGGTGGCGTCAATAGATGGTCCCTGATTGGAGACACCAGCATACTTGTGGATATACAGGTCTGTGCCTCCCACAGTTAATTGTTCTGATATCGTTCTGTCAAAGAAACGATAATCATTTTGCTTATTGGGTTTCCAGAGTGATAAACGTGGCATACACTTATTTATCAAAAAATAGATTGACATGGGCCGGTGTTTCTGATACGGGGAGCAATGTTTAATGAAAATTAACCATTTTCCTTATGGATATGTTATGGTTATGACGAAGGTAGTTTGGTATGAAGGTTTTGCTGTTTATACTTGTGTACTATATGGACCCGAGTACCCATAAAGTTAAACTCGCATGGAGCGAAGCCATAGAACAAGAATCTATGGAAGAATGCAAAGCGCAAGGTGACAGATACAAATATCTCGTTGAAAACAATGAGTTCATTGAGGTTCAGTATTTTTGCAAAAAAATAGATTGACACTGTGTTGCGGTTCATGTATATAGATTGTCTCTGCATTGGAGTTTGAATATGAATATCCGTCAACTGTTTGCCCCTATCACGATTCGTTTTCAGGCAACCGATGACCTTGAAGCGACACTCTTTTTTCTCTCCGAATGTAATCGTGAGAAGCTGAGTGAAAGACTCGTTAAGCAAGTTGAACAAACGGAAAAACTGATCGCCAAAGAACTTCTTCGTCGTGGCGTCAAGATTTGGGAGTTTTGATAAAGATGACTACTAACGCTTACCTCTTTATGTGGAGTTGTCACGGCATCGAAGCTATCGTGCCGATCACAAAATATGAAGATCAAAGCAAGCAGGACATGTGGAATATCCTTAAAGGAGAACCTACAGGTAAGAACCCGCTCGATGACCTTCTTAGTGCCATTACAATCCGTGCCCGCTTCAATACAGAGCGTAGCTACGAGATTTACGCTATGGATTGTGATGAAAGCATGACGGAACACAATCTATGGGATTGGTGGGATAACAGTCCTCAAGCTGCTGCTGACATAACTCGCAAGAAGGGTGTCTGCTTGTTCACCAACCAAAACAAGAATCGTAAAATCAAGATCGTTTAGCGTCTTCACGAAAGTTATTGACATTATTCCGACTTGCGAGTATAAGTAACTTCAAACGGAGATACTAATGGCTAAACGCCCCTCACTTATTAAGACAAAAAAGACTACACGAGCCGCACCTACGGTTCGTCGTGGAAAAAAGATGACTGGTCCAGACTTTACCGGTTGGGAAAAGTGGACTGGTGCACAGTTTAGTAAATTTAAGCACGATGCAAAGTACTTCTACTATGAAAACTATCAGGAAGCAGATTTGCTTCCTGAGGTTTGGTTGTGGATGAAGGAAAACAAGTATTCTGCTGCTGACATCAAGAAGGCTAAGGCGGCTTCTGGTTGGAATAGCATTAGTGTTTGGCCAGCCATCATCTGCAAGATGATTCACACTGGCTGTCCGATCTTCAATAAAGCTGAGGCAGAACATTGGAAGACTCTTCCCGGAACGGTCGGAGAACTTAAACCCTTGGATGTTTATCTTAGGGAAATGATTGACCGCGCCATAAATTCTTCAGTACAAGTCATTCAGGAAAAAGAAGAAACTCCAAAACCTGTTAGCCGTGTGAATATTCAAGAACTGATGAGGGAGCGCGCCAGCGAAGCTTGCGGTGAGATTGAAGGTCTCACTGATGAGTTTATTAATGCTGGGTGCCCCAAGGATTTTCCAACTCGGGATAAAGTCTTGGGATTTCTCAATGAGCAGAAGGTTCTTCCACAACACCTTGGTGGGTATATTAAGTATTGGGAAAACGTCAAGGCTGAATATGAAGGCGCAAAGCTGGGTAAAGATACCGACTTGAAAGAGTCCTATTCACGATATACCCGCACTCAGATCAACAATAAGATCAAGTTTGCTACTCAGATCATTGATGACCTGAATGCATATATTGCAATCAAGCAGGCAACTCGCGTTGCTCGCCCAAAAAAGGCTGTTCCTGTTGAGAAGATTGTATCCAAGTTGAAGTATCTCAAAGTCTTCAACGATCCTACGCTTAAACTTAACTTGACAAGCGTTTCTCCAACAAAACTTCATAACTGTCAGGAAGCTTGGGTGTATGACACTGCAAAGCGCAAGCTGCATCACTACGTTGCTGATAGCTATAGCCAGTGCTTGACTATCAAAGGCAACACATTGCTTGGGTTTGACAAAAAAGAAAGTGGCGTAAAAACACTTCGCAAACCGGCAGAACAGATAAAAGAAGTCATGGGTAGTAAACCTGCTGCCCGCAAGTTTTTTAATGACATCAAGGCTGTTGCAACGATTCCAAACGGTCGTTTCAACGAGTCAATGGTTATTCTCAAAGCATTTTAATAAGGAAAAATAATGTCTAATCAGATTGATCTAAACAAGTACGGTGAATTTGTCCTCGCAGTGTGCAGTGACACGAGCAAGGATGTAGTGACTTTCGTGGAGCACATTCGCAGACTGCACAATAACAGCAATGTTAATATCCCATTGCTTCTTACGGCTGGCATCGGTCTTGGTAGCGAAGGTGGCGAATTTGAAGAAATCGTGAAGAAGGTTTTCTTTCAGGGCAAGCCACTGAACGAGGATACCATTTTTCACATGAAGCGTGAACTCGGAGATATCATTTGGTATTGGACCAATGCATGTAATGCACTTGGGCTTGATCCCAACGAAGTGATCGCAGAGAACGTGAATAAGCTGGAAGCTCGCTATCCTGGTGGCAAGTTTGATGCTCACTATTCTGAAAACCGCAAAGAAGGCGACCTGTAATGGCAGGCCAACCGCAGACAGAAAGCGTGTTTGAAACGTTTGTTCTTGAAAAGAGCAGCCTTCCGGGATTTATTGAAACTTTCGGTAAGGAAGGCGCAATTGATGTTATCATGTCTATGCAACGGGCATTCCTTGTAGCATATATTGATCATTACCTTAAAGAAGACGGCGATTTGTAATGACTGATCGTGTCAGCAGGATAGCGTCACTCTCTAAGAGGATGAAGTGGTTTCATGACAACCGATATGATATCGGTCGTGCTGACATCAGAAACGAACTTATTGCGATTGATAAAGAAGTTGCAACCATTGAACGTGAAGGATTGACGGATGAAGTCATGGATCGTCTGGAAGCACTCATTCGCAAGATGGAACGTCATAAGCCTGAGGATTCGTTTCTTTGGGACTAGGACCTCCTGTATGCGAAAACTGCGAATTGATTGCAGAATACCACCCTAACAAAGAGAAACCCGGATGTCAGGGAGATTGGCTCTGCCCCAAATGTGGCTTTTGGTGCAGTCACCACCTATGGATGTACCCGAAAGAAGATCAAGAAATGATCTCTCTAGCCACTACCATTTATAAAGAGAACAAAGGTCAGTCGTTTCCTGATAAATAACATTATGAGGAAACGACTATGACTGCAAGCATTCTATCAACACCAACTGGTCTTGATCTTGACCAAATAAAAGACGCATTTTTTGAAAACATCCGTCTTCGTTTAGGCGGTGATATCATTGACCTTGAACTTGATCCACAGCACTATGAGGCTGCTTACAACTATACGATCAAGGTTTATCGTCAACGAGCGCAGAATGCCACCGTAGAGTCATACACTCTTATGACGGTTGTAAAGAACGTTGACACATACACTTTGCCATCAGAGTTTATCAACGTTCGTTCACTATTCAGACGAACAGTAGGTCTTGAAACCGGTCCATCATCATCTTCATTTGACCCTTTTTCAAGTGCCATTCTCAACACTTACCTGTTGAACTATAACTATACCGGTGGTATGGCAACATATGACTTCTACGCAGGTTATGTTGAACTTGCCGCTCGTATGTTTGGTGGCTATCTCACTTATACTTTCAATCCTGTAACAAAGGCATTGAAGATCACTCGTGACTTCAAGGGCACTGGTGAACGCATTCTTATTTGGGCTGACATTCAACGCTCAGAATGGGAACTTCTTCAAGACCCCGGTGCTGGCATCTGGATTGGTGACTTCATGCTTGCTCAGTGCAAGATGATCATTGGTGAAGCACGTGAAAAGTATGGAAGTGTTGTTGGTCCCGGTGGAGGCACTACTCTTAACGGTACTGCTATGAAGAATGAAGCCAAAGCTGAGCAAGAGCGTTTGATCAATGACCTCAAGAACTATGTGGACTACAGCCAGCCACTAACTTGGATTCAGGGCTAATTAATTCTTGACATTCCTCTAACTTTATAGTATATTACAAAAATGATTATTGGCATTACTGGACTTATCGGAAGCGGCAAAGATACTGCCGCAGACTATCTCTGCACATTTCACGGTTTCAAGCGTATGAGCTTTGCAGCATCTCTTAAGGATGCTGTTGCTGCGATATTCAGTTGGGATAGAGAACTACTTGAAGGATCAACAAAGGCAAGCCGGGAATGGCGAGAACAAGTTGATGAATGGTGGGCGGCAAGACTCAACCTTCCCAATCTAACTCCTCGTTGGGTTCTACAGCAGTGGGGAACAGAAGTTGCCCGCAGGTCATTCCATGATGATATCTGGATTGCATCAGTACAGAACAAGCTTCGTAATACTAAGGAAGATATAGTAATCACTGACTGTCGTTTCCCTAACGAACTCAATGCTATTAAAAACGCGGGTGGCATCACTATGCGAACTCATCGTGGGGAACAACCAGAGTGGATTCATATGGCTACCCAATACAATCAAACTACCAATCTCAATCTAAAAGACATCTACAAGAATCAACTTGAGCAGGATTTAGGTATCCATGCTAGTGAATATTCAAGCGTTGGTCTTGACTACGATTATCACTTAGATAACAATAAGACGGTAACAGAGTTGCACGAACAAATTGAGAGTATTTTACGCCAATCTACAATTTGAATTATGCCAACGTTTGAAGTTGCCCATGCCCGCTACATTCTTATGACAATGTGGGCATTCAAATACAGGGTCCTTTTTACCGTACCTAACACTCTTTTCACCCAATTGTGAATTTCTTCTTTTTTATTTATCAATCTGGGATCAAATCCCCTCTTTTCCAATTGACGGCTTTTCGTTTGACTACCTCCACACAATTTAAACATATGCTTCTGAGATTGGTGAAAGATACATTATTTAAATCACCATCAATATGAAACACGGTCATCTGACTAGGATAGGCACTCTTAAACCCACATAGGTCACATGTGGGTTTTTTTGTGTATCCAGCTTTCTCCCACAAATAAAATCGAAGTCTGGATTTGGATTTTGATTTTCTGCAACCGTCACAGATACTCCTATAGTGAGTGATGTTGTCACGCCTATAGTTTACAGCACAATGATTCTTGTTACAAATAGTGCATATTGGTCGTTTCATCTTTTACTTATCAAAAAACCCTTCGGAGGCCACCTTAATAAGCAAAAAATCATAAATATTGGTAAATACATTTAGAAACCTAGATTAACACTTTAGGTCAGGTGGTAGACCTTATAATCATACAAAAGGAAAAAAGAATATGACACTAGTATCTCCAGGTGTATCAGTTACAGTTATTGACCAGTCTCAATATCTGCCAGCACCAACAAACTCTGTCCCATTTATTCTGTTTGCTACTGCACAGAATAAAGCACAACCTAATTCAACATCTGTGGCACCTGGTACTACTGCTGCTAATGCTGGTCAGCTTTATTTGATCACTAGTCAGCAGGACTTGGTTAACACTTATGGTAATCCATTCTTCTATACTACAACTAACGGAACTCCAATTCAGGGATATGAATTGAATGAGTATGGTTTGCTTGCTGCTTATTCCGCACTTGGTATTACCAATCAGGTATACTGCTTGAGAGCAGATATTGACTTGGCAAGCCTAGTTGGATCAACTGGCCGTCCAGTTGGAAACCCAGCAAGTGGAACTTACTGGCTAGACGCTACTAATACTACTTGGGGCATTTATCAGTTCAACGCAACAACTGGTCAGTTCACTCTTCAGACACCAATCGTAATAACTGATCCAACTCAGGTTTCAGGAAATGTTCCTTTGAGCAGCATTGGTAGCATCGGACAATATGCGGTAGTAGCTATTCCAAATTATAACTACCCAAGTGCATCAAATGCTCCTATGTTCTTCCAAAAAGTTGCAAACAACACTTGGCAGCCTATCGGAAGTCAGCAATGGTTAGCTTCTATTCCAACTGTTATTGGTACAAACTCAAATCCAACACTCAATGCTGGTGATACAATCACTATCAATTTAAGTGGTGGGGGATCAAGCACGGTAGCAGTACCGTCTTCACCTAATAACAACATTAATGGTCTGGTAGGCGCTATTAATGCATTGAATTTAACTTATTTGAATGCAGGATCAGTAGGAGGCAAGTTCCAACTTTTCTCACACCAGACAGGTGGAGCATTTAGTAACGTAAGCAACCCATTCTACATTACCGTTACTGGAACTAATACATTGCTTGCTGCATTGGGTCTCAATGAAACCACAACTGTAGCAGCTACATCTGTAACTAGTGGAAACACTTATCAGATCGTTTCCGTTGGTACTACTAGTTGGACATCAATTGGTGCAGGTTCAAACACGGTCGGAACGGTATTCACTGCTACTGGAACTGGAACTGGAACTGGAACTGCTGTGCAAATCCTTCCAAGCGTAACATATTACCAGCCATCAGCAACATATGGAACTTCTGCTCAGCAGCCATTATGGCAGGCAGGACAGGCAACACCAATGCCAACCGGTTCAGTATGGTTCAAAGTCGGTTCTGCTGGTAATGGGTTGAATTCAGTAATCAATCAATATAATACTGCAACAGCATCATGGGTTCCACAATCGGTAAGTTATGCAACTGACGATTGGAGTGCAATTGCCGCACTTGATTCAACCGGTGGTCAAGTAATTCCAGCAGGAAGCATCTATACACAATATTGGTATGACAAAGATGTAAGAAATGGATGGACAAATGCACCTCTTTATTATTGGGAAAGAATTGCAACTGGTCCTACTGTCATTACTGGAAGTAATAATGCTCCATCTTTTGGTGGAACTTCTTACACTGCAAGCGTATTTGTATCAATTCCTGGTTCAAGCTCATTGTCAAGTGCGTATACTTTCAGTGGCACTTTGACCACTGCAACTGACTTTGTAACAGCATGGGCAGCGGCAGGTATTCCTTATACTTCCGCATCAGTAACAGCAACAGGAGCAATTCAGCTTACACACACTCAAGGTGGTGTTATTATCGTCAATGACGTAAGTTCATCAACTGGTTTAAGTAATGGTTTAATGTATGATGCTGGTTTCATTATCGCAACTACTCAGGGCGTTAAAGAAGGGCCTTTCGCAGTCGTAAGCTATACTCCAACACAGACATCAACTACTGGTGTTGGTTCTGGTCTACAGATTAATGTAACTAACTATTATCAAACATACTACGTGAACCCAACCAGCTTCGGCAATGCTGGTTCTGGTTATGCAGTTGGAGATAAGGTCACTTTCCATGGTGCAAGCCTTGGTGGTGTAAACACAACAAACGACTTGGTTGTTACAGTTGAATCTGTAAATGCTGGCGCTGTAACGGCAATTAGCTATTACTCTGGTACTGGCGCTATCGCATATTCAGTTCAGTTGTCAAACTGGCAGGAATTCACTATGGAAGCCGATACTGGTGCTCCATATCTTGCCCCTGCTAATGGTACTAACTGGTTCTACTCAGTAGTTGATCAAGTTGACATCATGGTCAATACGACAACTGGCTGGAAGGGATACAGAAATGTAACTTATAATTCAAGTGGTTTCCCACTTCCAAGCGGAACACCAGCTACTGATCCAAATGGTCCAATCGTAAGTGCAACAATGCCAACTACTCAGTATGCTGGCACTCCACTTCAATATGGTGATCTTTGGATTGATACTAGCGATCTTGTTAATTATCCAATCATCTATCGTTGGGAGCTTTCCGGTCCAATCGGAAACCAAACTGCACAATGGGTATTGATTAACAATACTGACGACATAAGTTCATCTGGTATTATCTTCCAAGATGCACGTTGGGCAACAAATGGAACTACAAATCCAGCAACCGATGCTATTCCAACAATCCAATCATTGTTGACTAGTAACTATCTTGATTTGGATGCTCCAAGCAGTTCGCTTTATCCAGTTGGTATGCTTCTGTTCAATACAAGACGTTCTGGTTACAATGTGAAGCAGTATAATTCAAGCTACTTCAACACTACTAATTTCCCAGGACAGTCTTCATATCCTGCACAAACTGCTGCTTGGGTAACTGCATCGGGTAATATGTCAAATGGTGCTCCTTATATGGGTAGCCAAGCTCAGAGAGCGATGGTTGTCAAGGCATTGGCTGCTACTATCAACACCAACACCGCAATCCTTGATGAAGATACATTCTTCAACTTGATCGCCTGCCCTAACTATCCAGAATTGCAACCAGACATGGTTACACTGAACGATAATAGAGGTCAGACTGGTTTCATCGTTGGTGATACTCCAATGACACTTCCTGCTGATGCAACAAGTCTTGTCAACTGGGCAACTAATGCTGCTGGTGCAGACACAACAGGTCTACAGGGTTGCGTAACTCGTGACACATACATGGGTCTGTTCTATCCATCAGGCACTACAACCGATCTAAGCGGTAATATTGTTGCGGTTCCACCATCACACATGATGATCAGAACATTCTTGCGTAATGATAATATTGCTTATCCTTGGTTTGCGGCAGCAGGTACTCGCCGTGGTGTCATTGATAACGCAACAAGCATTGGTTATATTGATCAGACAACAGGAAACTTTGTGTCTATCAAGACTAGCTTGGGTATTCGTGATACATTGTATGAAAACAACATCAACCCACTCGTGTTCTTCACTGGTCAAGGTCTGTTGTGCTATGGTAACATTTCAAGTTATGAATCAAACTCATCACTTGATAGAATCAACGTTGCAAGACTTGTTGCATACTTGCGCCGTCAGTTGACAATTGCCGCAAGACCATTTGTCTTTGAACCTAATGACGCCATCACAAGAAGTCAGATCACTGGCGTGGTACAATCGCTGTTGGTAAATCTTGTTGCAACAAGAGGTATCTATGACTACTTGGTAGTATGCGATCTCTCAAACAATACACCAACAACAATTGATCAAAATGAACTTTGGGTAGACGTTGCTATTGAACCAGTTAAGGCTGTTGAATTCATCTATATCCCAGTTCGTCTTCTTGCTACCGGCACACTCGGTAACAACAACGGGTAATGAAATAAAAATGTGAGGGTCGCAAGACCCTCACATTAAGATAAATACATATAACAGGAGAATACAAATGGCAACAGCCTCACAATCATTGTTCAACATGACGGTAGCATCAGACAACGCTGGTGGCAACCAAGGCTTGTTGATGCCAAAACTACAGTTCAGATTTAGAGTTAACTTCCTGAACTTTGGCGTAAGCTCATCAAGCGGTTTAAATTTGACTAAACAAGTCGTTGATTGCTCACGACCAAACGTTCAGTTCCAAGAAATCACACTTCCAGTTTACAACTCAACTCTGTATCTTGCCGGTAAGCACCAATGGCAGACAATGACTGTAAACATTCGTGATGATGCATCCGGTAGCGTTTCAAAAGCTGTTGGTGAACAGTTACAGAAGCAACTTGACTTCGTTGAACAGGCATCTGCTGCAACTGGTCAGGACTATAAGTTCCAAACTAACATTGAAATTCTAGATGGTGGTAATGGTACTGCCGCACCGGTAGTTCTTGAAACTTGGGAAGTTTATGGCTGCTTCTTGCAGACGGCAAACTACAATACATTGAACTATGGCACAAACGAAGTAGTAACTATCGCATTGACTATTCGCTTTGACAACGCAATTCAGGCACCACTTGGTTCCGGTGTTGGTACTCCAATCACTCGCGTTTCTGATAGCTCTACTGGTTCTGTAACAGGCATCGGCGGAACTACTGCAACTTCTTAATAGATAAGATAAGTTTGAATGTCGGGATTTAACATAAATCTTCTACAAGACCCCTCCGGAGGAGCATCCTCTTCCGGAGGTGTTAATGTTAGAGACTACCAACATGCTTCTAGAGTTTTTAGAACAAACTCTTATCAAAATGCACCAAAACTAAAATTTCTCTTTCATACGTATTTTACCATTAATGCATCAATAGCCACCTCATCATCATCTGCATTACAAACTTTGATACAGGGATCATTAAATTCTATTGGTATCAGTTTGGGTGGCGGAGGCAATCCGAATTACGGGTTAATGGTAAAAGATGTGAAACTTCCAACATTCACTTTTAATACTACACAGCTTAATCAGTACAATAGAAAAAGAATCATACAAACAAAGATAAAGTACGAGCCTATTGACATCACTTTTCATGATGATAATGCGAATCAGATAAACAAACTTTGGCAGGCGTATTATACATATTACTATAATGATTCAAATAAGCCCGGTTCAGTTTTACAGGGCGGCGGCATAAGTAACTTGTTGAACACTGCTGGAAACCTGTCAGGAATAGGGTCTGGAAGTGGCGGTGCCGATTACAACTCAAGAAACATTTATAATACTAGTATTTCTGGGCAAGATGATTGGGGATTCGTAACTGGCCAAACTACAACATCAACTGGTGTTAGACAAGCATTCTTCAAAAACATTACAGTATTCGGATTTAATCAGCACCAGTTTACTGCTTATACTTTAATAAATCCTATCATCACATCCTTTAGTCATGATACCTATGCATACGCTGAGGGTGGTGGCACCATGTCAAACAAAATGACTATAGATTACGAAACTGTGGTCTACAATTATGGAACAATGGATGGGCAAGACCCAGGCCAAATCGTCACTGGTTTTGGTGATCCAGCCAACTATGATAACACGTTGAGTCCTATTGCACTTGAAGGATCAAACAGTGCAGCCCTTGGACAAGGTGGATTGGTTAATGCTGCTGGCGGAGCGATTGAAGCTATTGTCGGTGGCTCAAGTCAACTTAGTGCTGCCATTCAAGCGCAGAATGTTGCATACAACGCATTCCAATCACCATCTAATAATTCAATACCTAATGCCATTGGGGCCATGTTGTCAACTGTACTAGGAAATGCTCCTACCAACAGAAATACACCATTTAGTACACCTGTTGCGCAATCTACTCCTGGACCAGCAGGTACGGCAGGTGCACCTGTCATTGATGGTGATATAGCTCCACCATCCGTTGCATATGATGCAGTGTATACACAAAGCGGTAATGCCTATTCTGCAACGGATCAAACTGCTACCTTATTAGCAGAAAACAATGCCACGCTAGCATCTATCTATGCTAATAATGCGCCGCTGGTTGCAAATGTGGATTTATCTTCTCTTAATACACCAATTATTCCACCGATTTCTAGTACAGAGGTTCCTCCGCTTGCCTCCACTCAAAATACACCTATAGCTATTAATGCTACTACAGCAGATCAGCTAGCTGGAATATCAGCATCAGTGCCTCCATTCCCAATCACTACTGATGCTGGATCACAGTATAATGCAAGTGATTTGGCAGCAAATCCTCCATCTCCTGTCACCGCATTGAATGATTTCAATGATGGATCAATGGGATAACTCACATTTCCATGAGATAAATAAGAATATGGCAACTATTACTGTAAACCCCGATCAAACCGTATTAATATATGATAGTTTTTACAATAACTCTAGTGTTGTAAATGCTGTTGATTATGATCTCGTCTACTCATACTTCTATGGAACATCAAATAATAGAACTATAGCAAATAACTTTACTGCAATACTGTTTAATATTGCTCAGCAAAGTGGCACTAGTGTTATTGAACTTCTTCAAATCATAAAAGGATCAAACAACACATTACAGATGAATAGTGTAATATGCTATTATTTAAACACATTTAAGTCTAAAGTAGCACTATATGGGACTGGAAGTATTCCTACTCCAAATCAGGCCGTGCAGCGTAACGTAGTGCAGTAATATGGCTAAGTGGGCACAAGGTCTTTATACCCCAAAAAATCCACAAAAGTATATAGGAAAGCACCAGCCTAGATATCGTTCTGGCTGGGAACTCACATTCATGACCTTTTGTGACAACAATGATAACGTGTTACATTGGGCAAGTGAATCAATGGCTATTAAATATCGCCATCCGTTTACTGGCAAACCAACAAACTACATTCCTGATTTCTTCGTTGTGTATAAGAACAAACACGGCAAAACCCTTGCTGAAGTTGTTGAAATCAAGCCGAAGAAACAAAGCATCATTGAGAGTAAGACCGCAAGCGCAAAGGACAGAATGACTGTTGCTATAAACCATGCCAAGTGGGCGGCAGCAAATGCTTATTGTAAGGCTCAGGGATTGACTTTTCGTGTCATTACTGAAGATGATTTGTTCTATAATGGACGCAAGTAACTAAATACTTACATGAATAAAAAGCTAGAAGAACTGTTTGAGTTGGCAACGAGCGAAGATGATGATCTTACTCAGCCAATCTTTGAACACGCAAGAGAAATAACACAAGAAGCAGTAAGCAATCTGGAAAAGATTGACAATGCGCTACCTCAAGTAAAAGGGCTGGAAGCAGCCGACGAAGAGATGGACGAATTGGCTGATCTAGCTACTGCCAGCTACAAAGACCTAGTAGATTTAGGTATGCAAGTTGATTCCAGATTCAGCGCAGACATATTCAGTGCAGCAAGCGGGTTCCTTGGTCATGCTATTACTGCCAAAACGGCAAAGATCAACAAAAAACTCAAAATGCTTGATATGCAACTGAAAAAGGCTCAACTTGATCAAAAAATGCAAGCTAAAAGCGAAGAGATACAGACTAAGCCCATCGGTGAAGGACAATCGTTTGATCGCAATGAGTTGCTCAAAATGTTGAACAACAAAAATACAGATCAATGATAAATATAATATAAAGCTATTGCAAGGATTACTATGAAAAGCCTAAAACATTTCATCGCAGAAAGTGTCCGCACCTATGCATACACTATCAAGATCGCAGGGAACGTTGATAAGAACTTTCTTGACATGTTTCGTTTCAACTTGAAGAAGTTTGATCCTGTTGAAATCTCTGAACCAAAATCAACTCCAATTCAGAAAGACCCATACGGTTTTCCTAATTTGGAAAACGAGTCAGTAACTATCATCAAGGCTGTCTTTAGGTATCCTGCTACTGAACCAATGATCCAACAGATTGCACAGTTACTTGGGTATAACGTGAATCTTGTTCGTGTTGTCAAAACATCATATGATGACAGTATCAATGATGAAATGGATGAATATGCCAATCAGATGAGACATAACCCTGTTCTTACACATGAAGAAATGGAAGAAGAAAAGGGTGCGAAAGCTGCATCTAAAGCATATGGCGATTCATATCTTGAAAGCATCAAAGATCAATCCAAAGATGATAGAATTCAATACACATTTGATGGCAAGAGAACTCCGGATGCGTTTGATCCATTCAAGCCATATTTAGATAATGACCCACGTGGCATTCACAGCCCGATGTCAACCATCACCAGACCAGCAAAGCCACAAACTGGCGCAAGTAAAGGATAAGACATGAAAGACTTGTTGAAAAAGATGAGCCAGTTAGAAGCTTCTGCTCCAAAAGCCCCACCTAAGAAAAAGATTCTCAAGGAATCTGCTCCTGCTCAGCCAGTAAAGGTTGAACCAAAGAATATGTCTTTGAAAGATATGTTCAGACAGTTGGATGAAGCAATGGCTCCGGGACAAAAACCACTTCCAGTTCTAGACCCAACAAATAAAAAAGCAGGAATGGGTGTTGTAACTAGTCAAAATCCAGCAGTTTCAAAAATGCTTTCAAATCTTGATCCACAAGATGTTCAGGTTGTCATGACTCAACAGCAGCCAATGCAGGGACAACAAAAGCAACAGGGCAACCAAGCACAGCAGGGCGGTGCAACTATGCAGACAAGTTCAACTCAGGCTGTCCAAGAAGAAGAGCTTGACGAAAAGTGGGGCGGAGACACTGAATTGAATCCTTCTAAGAAGGGAATGTTCAAAGGTAAAACCAAGGCTGAGTTGGAAAAGCAACTTGCAGCACTTCACAAGTCAGGTCCTCACAAAAAGGGTTCACCTGAATATACTAAGCAGCAGGAACTTAACTTTGCTATTCGTGCAAAGGGCGCCTGGAAGAAGGGTGTCAAAGAAGGCGATATTCCATCAGCATCAGGAGTTGATACTTATGGTGCAGCATTAGGAGCAGGTAGAAGTAGAACTACTCTTGAAGCTAAAAAAGCTAAGCCAGACTTCCTAGATTTAGACAAAGACGGCGACAAGAAAGAATCAATGAAAAAGGCCGCAGCAGATAAGAAAAAGGCAGTGAAGGAAAATATGAGTAACCGTATCAGAGCAGCCCGTCTTGAGGGTAAATCACATGGACTTAAAGGCCACTCTTATGCCGGTAAGAACTATGAAGACATGGAAGAATGCAGAGCATATCATGAAGGTTATAAAGAAGGTCTTGATGAATGCTATGGTATGATGGACGAATGCTATGGTATGGCAACTCCTCACATGCCAGCAACTACACACGGCATGGCAGATCAAGCTGCACGTGATCCTTATACTGGTGAGATGGATGAAGGTAATGCTTTCACTGCTGGCCTCGCAAGAACACCACACGGTGGCAAGTTCACAGTGGGCGGAAAATCATTTACTGATACTTCTCATTATGATTCACATCTTGGCGAAGAGGATTTCGCGTTTGAAGCATGGGATCGTGAACTTGAAAACCTCATCAATGAAGGTAAGCAAATTAACGAAAGTAAAAAGTCTTCAAAGAAGTCACTTACTGAGGGATTAACTGTTTCTGTTTCCAAGGGACAGCAGGGCGCACCCGATTCTGTAAACATCAGCGCCACTGACGCAGAAGCAGACCAAGTTCTTGCTCTAGTTCGTCAAGCTGGTTTGGGCATTTTCGGTGGAGAAGGTGGTCACGAAGAACTTAGTGATGAACCAAGAGGTTTCAGCATTCAAGCTCCTTCAAGTGAAGTAAACACACCGGGCGATATTGAAGTTGTAGATGACAATGACGGTATGCTTGGTTTGATGAAGAAGCTATCTGGTATTCAACATGATGGTGATGATGCTGGCGAAGGTGAAGAAGCAGAATGTGAAAACTGCGGTATGCCAGAATCTGAATGTGAATGTGATGAAGGCAAGCTTGACGAAGTTGAGTCAGAAGATCAGATGTCATATGAAATGGCAGAAGATGAGGGAGAACCACAGCAAGGACAATCTCCTGCACAGCCACAGAACCCTTCAGACAATGGTGCAGCAAACTCACAGAATGCTACAAAGGGCAACAGTGCAGCAAATAATGCAGCAGCCGGTTATGACGCTTCACAGAAAGAAGAAAACGGTCCACAAGAAAATGAAGAGGTAGATGAAGCAGTTCATCCAGATACTCAAAAAGCTTGGGACGAGCATTTCAAGCGCAAAAAGAGCGGCCCATACTACGACGAAGATGGCGAAGATGAAGAAGATGAGCCAGACTATGGTAAACAATGGTATGACACCAGCAAAGAACTAGATGAAGAAGATGATCTAGAAGAAGGTGTAAATGGTTATCATCAACAAGAAATCAAAGACAAGATGAAGAACAATGGCAATCCGTTTGATAATAAGCCAGATAACAAGCTAGACGAATGGGCCAATAATGCTCGCAGAAACAATGATGAAGATTGGGAAGCAGACATTGAGTTCATGACTAAGGTAATCTCAGGCGGATTGAACAAACCTAAGTCAACTGGTCAAACTACTATTCCAGTGGTTGCTGGTCAAGATGATCGTATGCACTCACACCTAAACACTAAAGATATCAATGAGTCAGCTAGTGATTGGGCAAAGTTAGCTGGTATTAGAAAGTAACTACCACATAATACTAGTAATAAAAATAGCCGGGCTAGTTCCCGGCTATTTTTTTGGAGGCTAGCGTTCTTGCCAATAATGATAAATACAACATAAGGTGATTTAGAAACATGGCACAACAGAATATTGACTTCGGTTCATTTCCTAACGATTCGAGCGCAGATGCAATCAGAACAGCATTCCAAAAAGTTCAGACGAACTTTACAGAACTGTTTTCTGGATTACAGTCTCAGGCTGTTCTCACCGTTAATGCTGGGTCGGGAATTACTGTAAACAATCCTACTGGCAATGTAATAATCAATGCCAACATTTCGGAAGTGCAGTTTCAAACAAGCACATTGAGTATAGGTGCCGGTTCCAATGGTGCATCATATGCTGCCATTACACAGGCAACTCAAGTTTTATATATTGACCTTCCTGCAAATATCACCGGAGTAACTAATATCACCGTTTCTGGCAACGTGAATGCCACTACCGGAAACGTGACAGCCAACGGTCTCATTGGTAATATTGCATCTGTAACTGGAAATATTTCTGGTGGAAACTTAACCACAACAGGATCATTGGCTGTTACGGGTAATGCTAATGTAGGCAATTTAGGCACTTATGTAATAGCCGCAACAGGTAATGTATCTGGAAGCAATTTTAATACTGCTGGAAACATATATGCAAACTCAGGAACAGTTGGTGCAAACAATGTCGTGAGTAACACGATAACCAATTCTGGAAACATCTATGCCAATGCAGGAAATATCAAAGCAAATTATTTCATCGGTAATGGTTCACAGTTAACTGGAGTTCTTGCAGTAACAGGACCAACAATTGCTAATGGCACTTCCAATGTTAACATCAATACTGCGAATGGAAATGTTGGAGTTTCAGTAAGTGGCACAGCAAACGTATTAATAGTCACGGCTACTGGTGCAAATGTATCTGGAACTTTAAATGCAACAGGTAATGCCAATGTAGGTAACATTGGTGGAAACAATGCAGTATTTACGTCAGTATCGGGAAATCTAACAACTGCTGCTCAACCAAACATCACATCAGTTGGCACTTTGACTTCACTTGCAGTAACAGGTAACATTTCTGGTGCTAATGTCACTGCAAATCACTTCGGTAATGGTGCAGCACTTAGCTCTATTACAGGCGCAAACGTCACTGGAAATGTAGCTAATGCAACATATGCAACGACTGCTGGATCAGCAATCACTGCCACTAGTGCAACCACTGCTGGTACTGTAACAACCAATGCTCAACCAAATATCACATCAGTTGGCACATTGACTTCACTTGCAGTAACAGGTAACATTTCTGGCGCTAACGTCACTGGAAATTTATTCGGTAATGGCGCTGCCATTTCTTCAATAACTGGTGCCAATGTCACTGGAAATGTAGCTAATGCGACATACGCAACGAGTGCAGGAACTGCAACAACTGCAACTACTGCTGGTACAGTCACAACAAACGCGCAACCAAATATCACATCAGTAGGCACATTGTCATCATTGTCGGTAACTGGAAATATCACTACTAGTGCTGGAACATTTGTCGGCAATGGTGCTGCCATTTCTTCAATAACAGGTGCCAATGTCAATGGCGCGGTAGCATATGCAACAACTGCAAACTCAGTAGCAGGTGCAAACGTAACAGGTACAGTAGCTAATGCGACATACGCAACAAATGCTGGATCAGCTACTACTGCAACATCTGCAACAACTGCTGGAACAGTAACAACAAACGCACAGCCAAATATCACCTCGGTTGGCACATTGACTTCACTTGCAGTGACTGGCAATATTTCTGGTGCAAATGTCACCGGAAATCATTTCGGTAATGGCTCAGGACTAAGTTCAATAACTGGTGCTAACGTCACCGGTACCGTAGCAAACGCCACATATGCAACAAGTGCCGGAACTGCTACTAGTGCAACTACCGCAGGTACAGTAACAACCAATGCTCAACCAAATATCACATCAGTTGGCACTTTGACTTCACTTGCAGTAACAGGTAACATTTCTGGTGCCAATGTCACTGGAAATCTATTCGGCAATGGTGCTGCCATTTCTTCAATAACAGGTGCCAATGTCACTGGACAAGTAAGTAACGCTCTTATCGCAGGTACAGTAACAACAAACGCACAACCAAATATCACATCAGTTGGCACACTGACTTCACTTGCTGTTACTGGCAATATTTCTGGTGCTAATGTCACTGGAAATCTATTCGGCAATGGTGCTGGTATTAGTTCAATTGCTGGTGCTAACGTAACAGGTACAGTAGCAAACGCAACTTACGCAATAAGTGCTGGATCAGCAAATACTGCTAATTCTGCAACTACTGCTGGCACAGTAACAACATCGGCACAACCAAACATTACCTCGGTAGGTACACTGTCCGCATTGAACGTAACTGCTAATGTTGCTGCTGGAAACTTTACTACTGCAGGAAATTCAACTGCTGCTTATTTTATTGGTAATGGTTCTCAGCTAACAGGTATTACAGTTAGTGCAGGTACTTCAATTATAAATGGAAATTCAAATGTTAGTATTGCAGCAAATGGTAATGTCAATATTTCTGCAACTGGCATTGCTAATGTACTCGTTGTAACTAGTACTGGAGCTAATGTTACGGGCAATCTGAATGCAGGAAACATAATAGCAACGACATTGAGTGGTAACATTACAACTGCTGCCCAACCAAATATAACCTCACTAGGAAATCTGACCTCACTTACTGTCAATGGAATAGCAAATCTGGGATCAAATAGTAATGTAATCATTACTGGAGGTGCTAATGGATATTTCTTGACAACCAATGGTTCAGGAGGATTAAGTTGGCTGAATGCAACTACTTTATCCACAGCACCTGGCTCAAATACTCAAGTATTATTCAACGATAATGGAAACTTTGGCGCTCAAGCTGGCTTAACTTTCAATAAGGTATCAAGTACACTCACCGTAACAAGTAATGTTAGTGCAGCAAATGGTGTATTCACCAATGTTTACGGTAGCGGTGCCGGGTTAACAAGTATTCCATCAGGCAATCTAACTGGTAATCTTCCAAGCGCAGTTCAAAGTAACATAACTCAAGTAGGATCACTATCATCATTGATTGTAACCGGCAACATCAACGCAGGAAACTTGACGCTGAACACCGGAACTCTCACTGCAAACTTGATCTCTGGCAACTTAACTACAAATGCACAGCCAAATATCACTAGTGTAGGAACTTTAACATCTCTCGTTGTCACTGGTAATATCACTTCTTCAACTGGCGTGTTCAGTGGTAATGGTGCTGCCCTGACGAATATTCAGGCATCTAATGTTGTTGGTACTGTAGCAAACGCAACTTACGCAACGAGTGCAGGAACTGCAACAACTGCAACCACTGCTGGAACAGTAACAACAAATGCTCAACCTAATATCACATCGGTTGGCACATTAACTGGACTCGTGACTTCTGGTAACATTACTACAAGTGCAAACATTTATGCCAACTCCGGAACAATTGGCGCATCTTTACTTACAGGAACTCTAACAACTGCTGCTCAATCAAATATTACATCAGTTGGCACTTTGACTTCACTTGCAGTAACAGGTAACATTTCTGGTGCTAATGTCACTGCAAATCACTTCGGTAATGGTGCAGCACTTAGCTCTATTACAGGCGCAAACGTCACTGGAAATGTAGCAAACGCAACTTACGCAACGAGCGCCGGAACTGCAACCACTGCTGGAACAGTAACAACAAATGCTCAACCTAATATCACATCAGTTGGTACATTAACTGGACTCGTGTCTTCTGGTAATATTACTACAAGTGCAAACATTTATGCCAACTCCGGAACAATTGGCGCATCACTGTTGACTGGCACATTAACAACTGCATCGCAGCCAAATGTAACTTCTGTTGGCACACTAACTTCTCTCGGTTCAAGTGGTAATATAACAGCGCCGAATGTAATTTCCAATACTGGTGCATTCTACGGCTCTGGTTCTGGTCTTACATCTATTCCGGGTGCTAACGTATCTGGACAAGTTGGAAATGCGCTTGTTTCTGGAACAGTGTATACGGCTTCTCAGCCAAATATTACAACTGCTAGCAATTTAGTAACTGTAGGTAATATAACCTCTGGAACTTGGTCGGCCACATTCTCATCAGGACTTTCAGCAGCAAACTTGACTGGCATCAATGCTGCAAACGTAACAGGAACATTCTCATCAGTAACAGCATCCGGAAACGTATCTGCTAATAATTTTGTTGCTACAAATTACCACATTCGTTCAGTAAGTACTGGAATTACTGCTGCTGGCTCTACACAAGGAACCGCAACAGCAATTACCAAAGAAATGAACATTGTGAGCACTGTAAATACAGGAAATGGAGTTATTCTCCCTACAGCAATACCGGGTATGGTAATCACTATCACCAACACTTCTGCGAATTCTCTTGCGGTTTACCCAGCATCGGGCGCAGCAATTAATCTGTTGACTACAAATGCTGCATTTACGCAACCGGGCAACAGTGCAACTTTACAATTCATCGCACCAACAACAACCCAGTGGTACACGGTTGGCGCAACTTATAGCTAAGGAAGGAATATAAATGGCTAAAGTAACATCTAATGCACCAGGCAAGATTAGTTTCTCTAATAACCATAAGGGAAAGACAACTATTGGACTCGGTTCCATTAAGTTTAGCACTATGAACAAAAGAAAGCGTGCTAGTTATAAAAAATATCGCGGTCAAGGCCGTCCATAAGAGGAAAGATTATGATTACTTTAGAACTGCTACAGCATATGTGTCCACATACTCATGAAGCAATACTTCAAATGTTCGTAGACCCACTAAATGATGTTGCTAAACATTATGACATGCTTGAAAACCCAAAACGTGAGGCAGCATTTGTTGCACAGGTTGCACACGAATCGGGAGGTTTCACCGCAACCAAGGAAAACTTGAAGTACAAGGCTGCTTCATTGATGAAGACCTTCCACAAGTATTTCCCATCAATGTCCCTCGCTATGGAATACGAGCGTAAACCAGAAAAGATCGCCAATCGCGTATATGCAAATCGTATGGGCAATGGTGATGAAGCTTCAGGTGATGGATGGATGTTTCATGGTCGTGGACTTATCCAGTTGACAGGTCGCGACAACTATACTCGCTTTGCAAACTCAATAGGCAAATCCGTTGAAGATACTGCTGCATACATGGAAACTGCTGCTGGAGCTACAGCTTCTGCTGGTTGGTTCTGGTATGTAAATAAACTTAATGCATATTGTGATACTGACAACTTCGTAATGTTAACTCGTCGCATTAATGGTGGTACAATAGGTATTGAAGATAGAAAGAGATTATATCTTCTTGCTCTTGGTTCAATCACTCATAATAGTTAAGGAATAATATGGCACAGCCAGTTTGGAATACACCAGCAGGATCACTCGGAGTTGTTCCGGCATTGACTGCAATACAACCAATTCAGTTGTCTGCTTCTGCGGTATTGCCTGCAGTAACTGTATCGTATGCGATCATAAGTGGTAGTTTGCCTCCTGGCTTAGTCATGACTTCTTCCGGCTTGATTAAAGGTTCACCAACAATTGTTTCGTTTAATACAACGTATCCATTTGTTGTAAGAGCAACCGATAATCTTCAAAATATCAAAGATATAACATTCAATCTTGTAGTCTCGGGAGCTTCTGCACCATCATTTGTTGCTCCTTCTGGTAATATATACACAACTAATGACAGTACTTGGGTGGAACTGCCAGTAGCCTACAATAATCCAGTATCTACCAATGAAGTAATAATCACTGTAGTTGAAGGAAGTTTGCCACCGGGATTAGAAATAAACGAAGCAGGAATCATCAGGGGCTATGCTCAACCGCCTGTTATAGATGTTACTTTACCGTCTGTTGTTACGGGAGTAGTAGCAGTTTCAAATAACACATTAATTTGTCTAAGTACTTCTGGGTTTTCTGTTGGAAGACCTGTCATATTTACTGGAAACGTATTTGGTGGAGTTGGAGCAGGGCAAATATATTACATCTCATCGGTGATTGATCAAAGCACTTTTACAATTTCGTATACAGCAGGAGGTCAAAACGCAATATTGTCTGATGGCGTTGGTTATATGACATCCACACTGTCACCAGTTGATCAAGGTGCACCCACGATACAAACTTATTCGTTCATTCTTAAACTTGTTAGTCCGCTCGGAAATGACATTGTTACGTATAGCATTACTGTAATAAATCAAAACACACCAGTAAGTCAAGGTGGGCTTGGTTTAGGTCCAAATTCTAGAATACCAACAATATTCAATACTAGACCGGAAACGTTTAATTTAAGTAGCAATCCTCAGGAGTTTGGATATTATGTATTACCGCCAGACTCAAACGGCAACACATATGCACCATCACAATATGCCTACATCACTCAGTTTACGAGTAATGATTTCGTGGCTTTTAAAATTTTGGGCCATGACTTTGATGGAAATCAACTCACTTACTTGTATTCCAACTTGCCACTGGGACTTGTCGGAGACCCTACAACTGGATGGATAACTGGAACACCAATAATTGCTGATGGTAGCATAGGTCAGTTCATCTTTAGTGTTTCTGTAGTTAAAACTAATAATACAAATATAGCATCAGCAACATTCAACTTCTCCATGAATGTCGCAAATTCAATTAATGGAAATATCATTTGGCTAACTGATGCTGATCTTGGTCAAGTAAATAATGGAACTGCAAGCATTCTAAATATATCCGCAACATCCGATGTTGATCTTTCATATAGATTGGTAGAAGGTTCTTTGCCACCCAATCTGATACTACTTGAAAGCGGAGATATTATAGGAGATATACCATATCAACCAACTGATCAATTTCTGGCTCAAGGTGAATCATCTGTCTTCACGTTCACAGCAGAAGCATATTCACCATTATATCCAGTTATTAACTCTCAGCAAACATTCACCCTGACTGTATATCAAGAATATGCACATCCTGCGGACACGTTGTATATTAAATGCACACCAAGCACTTCTGATAGAAACCTCATAAATTCATTGTTGACAAACACCAATCTTATTCCACCATCAATGATATATCGCGGCGACGATCCAAACTTCGGTGTAGCAACTGATGTGATTTATGAACATGCATATGGGATAAACGCCAGTAACATGGATCAATATATTGCGGCAGTAACTGAAAATCACTATTGGAGAAACATTACTCTTGGTGAAATTGACACTGCTGTAGCAAGAGATTCCAATGGAAATATTATCTATGAAGTAGTGTATAGTCGTGTCATTGACAATTTGGTAAACCCTTCAAATGTTAATCAAAACTATAGTAGTTATAGTACAGATTCACAAACAAACAATGTTATTCCATATGGAACCAGTGTTTCTAAAGAAGTGCGATGGCCGTTTCCTATTACGTTGAATCTAGGACCATGGTATTCCTCGGAAGTTGACATTTTCTCAAGCTATATTGGTGGTACAAACACCATGGATGGGACGATCACTCAAACATTTTCATCTACTAACTTGATAACTTGCGATTCTACTGAAGGATTGAATGTCAATGACTACATAATCTTTAATGGGACGCCATTTGGTGGAGTCAATACTAACACCACATATTATGTACTGAGCATTTTAAATGGAACTCAGTTCACTATCTCCATGTCAGAAGATGGAACGCCAGTCACTCTTACAAATGCAACTGGAAGCATGTCATTTGTGGCATGGACCGATCCTAAAGATTATTACACAAGTTTGACACCTGGTTATGCACAAAATTTATATCCCAATTCTTTGTCAAACATGAGACAACAGGTAGAAAATTACCTTGGTGATCAGAATGCCATAGGTATTCTCCCTGCTTGGATGTCGAGTCAACAAAAAGATGGATCAACGCTTGGATTTACACCAGCATGGGTGATAGCTTATTGTTTACCGGGAACTACTACATTGCCAAATGGAACTACTGGAAGCTATGCGCAGTATATTCAATACCAGATTCAAAACAATTGGCTAAATCCAGTAGGTGAACTGCAGACCCTAAACATGATCAATTTTAAGATTGATAGATTTAGCGTGGATAAGAGCACTACATATAATTATGATAGCAATGTCAATCCTCCTGCATGGACAGGATTACCAAGTGCCACACCTACGCCATCTCCAGTTGATTCTGATGATTTTTATGTCTTGTTCCCACAGGAAACTATTTTACCTAACCAAACTCAGCTAGATCAGTGAATTTTAACACCAATGTTGAGAAAACTAAATACATTACGGAATAGAGAAATATGAGCCAGATCAATACAAACGGAATCAATAACAATTATCCTGTTCCCGGAGTGAACAATAGCACTCAGGGTTTCAGAGATAACTTCACTCAGATTACTGCACAGTTAAACACTGCGGCAACAGAAATCACTGACTTACAGACCAAAGTAGTTGTGAAAGCTGCATTGAATAATACGTCATTGAACAATGACATGGCAAACACTCTCATCAGCAATGCATCAACCAGTGGGTTTAGGGCAACATCATATAACTTGGGTAATTCATTGGCTGGAACAGTGTTGGTAAACGTAAATCAAGCTGATGTTCAGTACGGTGCGATTACCGGAAATACTATACTTCAGTTTGGTAACTGGTCTCCTACCAATACTGAAAGCAATGTCATTCTACGTTTGACTGTATCAACTGCAAATGCAACTATTCAGTTGCCTACAGCATGTGTTTCCAACACTGGAAGTAACTTTGGTACTACTCTTCTTGAAAACTATGCTAACGTTGGCGGATATCCAACGATAACTGCACCAGCAAACACAACTCTGCTTGAATATAAGTTTTCATCATTAGACTGCGGTAATACCATTCTCGTAGAGCCATTGAACCGACCATTCCAGTCAACAGAAGTTCAGCAGCGCACTCCTGCTCCAACAGGTCTACAAGGTGATACTGCTGGCACTGTAGCAGTTGATGCTAACTACATTTATGTTTGCACGGGAAGTTACAACTCTACTGCTTATGCAGTGACTGCAACAAATACATATGCTACCGGAAATCTCATCACATTAAGCAGCACAACCAATCTTGCAAATAATGCTCCAATCGTTTTCACTGGAAACGTATTTGGTGGTTTGGTTGCCAACACTGTTTATTATGTTCTGTCCAATGCTGCGGCTCCAAACATCACAATAAGTGCTACTCGCTCAAGCGGTAGCGCAGGAAGCGTGTTCGCATTATCTACTGCAAATGGCTCTGCAACTGCTACATATTATATCGGCTCCAACATTTGGACTCGTATTCCATTGCAAACTTGGTAATACCATGGAACATCCGTTCATTAACAAAAAGGAACTTGAGACTAAAACATTGGAAGAACTTCAAGAAGTAATCACCAAGCTTACAGCCAAGTTGACATTTGCTTATAAAACACAGAATGGGCCTCTCATGCATCAAATTCAAATGGCCATGGAAACCTATAAAAATCAACATCGTAAAAAGATGGATGAACTGTTTGAAAAGCAAAATTTGAATTCTAAAATCAAGATACAGTCGGACAATGAACACAAGAATTGAGAAAGATTTCTATTTTCAGTGTGGTATACACTTTGAGAATGAATTTCACATCAATACGTATGACATGATGCTAAGCATACTGATAGAAACCGAATCCGCCTATGAACAAAGCATAGCGATGGAGAGGTTAATATATTATGTTAATCAGGTAATTCAGAGTTCTGTATTCGTTGATTCCAAACTTACCGATCAGATCAACCTATATAAGTCTGCAAATATCAGAGTTTGTGAACTTCCAGAAGAACCATATGATCAGATCATAGGAATGATTCTGCTTCAAAAACTAAACGCCATCATGGAAGGTCGTATGAAGATCACTGACATGGTTTTTGGTTCATCACTTAGTGAAGGTGTGAGATACAGCATTGTGTCAGAAATCGCGGAAAGCACGTTTAATGGAAAAAATTGGTGGAACCGTGCAAATATTTGTTTAAGCGACAATGACAAGAAATGTCCCAAGAACGACAATGTTGTGAAGCTTTTCAGTGACGTAAAATGGTCTGATATAAATTTGCAGTGGCAATCAAAAAAATAAAAATAGCTGTTGACAGACGCATTTCTCCCGATTATACGTGATTCATCGGAACACAAGGAGATTTGAAATGCTTACTCTCTCTGACATTGATCGCCTGACCAACTCGCATGACGGTTCTATCTATTCGGACCTCTACAAGGACGTATACGGCTTTCGTCCTCGTGGTCACACGTTTGCGTCGGTGGAAGAGTTTGACGCTGAGGTGCAGAGCCTTTCTGTTCGCCTTGATCAGATCATTGAAGAAGAAATCGTGCAGAAAGAGAAGAACTGGAATCGCTTCCTTGCCCGCGTGTTTGAAGTTCGTGATATCGTGATTCAGACCACCACCGAAGATGCCATCTACATCATCGCTGATGCAGAAGGTATCACCACCGACGAACTCAAGTTCTATGGTTGGGAAATCCTCGAACATGAACTGGGCCTCAAGTATGGCTCTATCAAGGCTTATCTTGTGGAGGTGGCGTGATGTCTGAACAACCCACAATGAAAATAATAAAACATGGGATCAAGAAGTGGTATCTGAATGGACATCTCCATCGCGAGGATGGCCCTGCTGTTGAATATGAAAACGGCGACAATTACTGGTATCTGAATGACAAACTTCACCGCGAGGATGGCCCTGCTATTGTAATGATAGATGGCACCAATTGGTGGTATCTGAATGGACATCTCCATCGCGAGGATGGCCCTGCTGTTGAATATGAAAACGGCGACAATTACTGGTATCTGAATGGCAAACGGCATCGG